CTGAGATATATGAGATAAAGAAACTGAGAAAGGAGTACGATAAATAGATGACAACAAAGAACATGATTGATGCGATTTCCGTATCAAGAAATCTTGAGGTGGCTGATTTAGTGAGAGTTACAAACGCGGAAACACTGGAAATATATGATAAGCAGAGACTACGAGGTCATCGTGTATAACACGCTTGACAAGTCGCACAGGATGGAGGACAAGGCGACAAGGAGAAGCGACGCCTACAGCCTGCTAAGGAGCATGATGAACACGAGCAGGAACGCCTGCCGTGCCTATCCATTGAAGTATGAGAACACCAGCATCACTGGCAAGATATACCTCAATGACGAGCTCCTTGAGGCATTCAGGGTGGACGTGTTCGGGAGGAAGAGATATACCAGAGTGAGCATGTGAAAAGTTTTTTGGAAAATTTCTCACTTCATGTGTTGCAGTGTGAGATAGTTTAGCTATCTTTGTGTCGAAGGTATGGGTCAGACACACCACCGAGAGGCCATTGAAGAAGTTATGGATAAATCGGATACATAGGTGGTTGGTGAAGGGGACTCTGGACGACTGGTAAGAAGGAACCATCGATGACGTTCGTAAATCTGCCAATCCCTGACATGCCTTTTTCTCGTCGGCAATTATTACCTCGCCGACGAGGACTACTTTTATTATGAAAAATTTGCTTTTTCGCCCTATATATAATATATATAATATATACTATATATTATTACTTAAATAGGGAGTGAACAAATTTTTTGCACATTTAAGGAACTTTAATAAATCAATAAAACAGAAAACAGAAATGACAAAGATGACAAAGGAGCAGATTGAGAAGGCTTGCGTGGCAAGTAACGAGAAGGACAGGCAGGAGCTGATAGAGCAGAAGGAGCTGGCAGAAAGGCCTAAGGTGTTCATCAATGAGGCGGACTTGGTGATGTTCGGCGTAAGGAGACTGCTGAGGGGTGCGCAGATAATAATAAGGGCAAAAGTATGCGGTCATAACGGGACATTCGTAGTAGATACTGGTGCCGTAGACACTCATCTTTCGATAGACTTCGTAAGGAAGAACAATATAAGGATGGCAAATGAGAAGATTAAAAGCGCATGCGTCGGGAATGACAACGGGAAAAAGAGGTTCGCATACAAGTCCGACAAGGACGTGGTTTACGCAAGCGTGGAGCTGCCGAACCTCTCAAAGGTGGAGAACGTAAAGGCAGGTGTATTTGACGAGAGCTTCAACGAGGTCATGAAAAACTACACCTGCGGAGTGATAGACGGCATAATAGGCATGGATGTGCTTATGAGGCTCAGGATAGTGATAGACACTGCACATGGTGTTCTATACACATACGGGGTGGACACGAGCAAGGCAAAGATGCCGATACTCGACGGCGACTCCGAGAAGGACGAATGGTACAATCTCGAAGACGAGGAGGAGGACAAGGAATAACAGATCGGGGGAGTGGTGTGCACATGCACGTCACTCCCCCTTTTTTTTAAATACCATACGTATATAGTAAAACATTAACAGTATTGTAATATGATAGGAGAAGTGTTACTTTTGAAGTCGATATTGAACAGAATCATAAATTCAACTATAATAGAAATGGCTAAGGATACGTGCATAGTTGTAAATGAGGATCTGAGAGGTCAGATAATAGACTCTCTGTACTCGGACAAGGATGACTGGAACGACAAGACGAAGATACAGAGTGCAACGGCACTGCTGAACGCATACAAGGACGCTCAGGAGAAATTCAATGGCTGGGAGAATGTTACGCTGGAGGATATAATAAAATTCAAGAGCGACCTCGACAGCACTGCCGTATGCTTCACGGAGAAAGGACAGACGGTGCGCAGCTTCAGGGTGAAGAACGGCAAAAGTGACGACAACGATGCCGTATGCGTCGTGAAGATTTACGAGGACGGGACGATAAGGAGAATAGGAAGGGGCAATCCGTACTTCAGGTACGAGAGCGACATGAACAAGCTGTATGTCGACCTGAAGAACACTAATGAGGATGGCGTAATAAAGGGAAGGTACAGAATAATAAAAAAGGACGGAGAGGACTTTGCAGTCAGGGTGAGAACAATCGACAGAAAAGACATGACTGTAAGTAGATATGGATACGACGAAAATGGCAACATAGCAGAGGGAACGCCTGGCGACAAGATGCAGATTATCGAATGGTTCAACATAGACCAGAAGTCGATGGGCGAGAGGGATAGGGCTGAGATAGTAATGAACGCAGACGGCACAATAAGCGCAGAGGGAAGCGACTTCATGTCGGAGCTGTATGATATGTATATGACGAACAGGACGGACACTGTGTCGAGCGTAGGGCAGCTGAAGGCTAAGCTCGTTCTTGGCGAGAAGGGTATTGACGAGCTGGCATTGACTGACAAGAGGAGAAAGGCAATATCGGACATCAACAGCTACAAGGTTGACCTCAAGAGCTCCACAGTGAACAACTTCGACGACTGCGTGGACTGGATGTCGCACAGGTTTCTTGACTACATAGAGGACAAGAGAAGGGAGATGAGAGAGAGATACGAGTCTCTCATGAAGAGGGAGAAGGATGACTATACGAAGTATATATTGCAGAAGAAGATAGACGAGCTTGAGAGCAACATAACAGTCGTACGTGCACTTGGAGGATCGTTCAACATCCTTGACAAGATAAGGGAGGAGCTTCGTGAGGACGTGAGGATAACATTGAACGATGGCAGGACAGTAAATCTGTCGGAGATGAGCGAGGACGACATGAGCAAGGCGGTGTCGTTCGACGGAGGCAGGCATGTGATGTGGGACTTGGGGAAGGCATGCAATGCAATAAGTGTAAAAACTGGAAAGCCAATATTGTCAAAATCATTAAAGCAAATAATCAAAAGCGGCAATACAGAAGGTATTAAGAAGGCACTTTCTAAACTTCAAAAGAATCTGCGATTCAGACAAATGGTTGCTGGTGAGATAGACGATAATAGCAATGGGACATACTTCTCCGTAGTTCTCGAGAACTCACTACAGCAGATAAAGGAGACGACTGGGCTTGTGCTGAACCTCGAAAAGCTGAGGCAGGAGGAGGACGAGGAGCTGAAGGACGACTTCAAGGAAAGGCAGGAGGAGGCGTTGCAGGACGCACTGGAGAGGCTTGGCTCTTACGAGTCGTGGCAAAACGAGGAGCGTGAGGTGTCGAGCTTCGAGTCGCTGTCAGCGTCCATACGAAGAAAGTTCGCAAGCTACTGCGTGTCAAAGATGGACAAGAGCAAGAAGGATGGTCAGCGCAAGCTGTCTGGAATAATTGGCAGCCACCAGCATATCAGCGCAAGGCAGGTATACATCAAGTTCATGGATGCGATGGAAGGTGTCATGGAACCTATCGAGATGATAGACAGGGTGAAGGAGCTTGCCATGCACGATCCGTCGTTCAGAGGGCTCAGAGACGATCTTATAGCAAGCTACGAGGCATGCAAGAAGGACGAGTACAGCGACGAGTGTCAGCTGGTAGGCGAGCTATGGCACAACTTCAGGATGGACGACATAGAGATGAACATGGTGGACCCTGAGACTGGAAAGACCATAGGATTGACATACAGAAGCGCAGTGAACGAGGCCATAGCGGCAGAGATACAGTCTGCAATATCGTCAAGGCTGATGCTCGACGGCAGCTACGATAACCGCATCTGGAACGGCAATGGAGAGCGGAATACCGACTATGTATACAAGTCCGAGTTTTTCAGGGGGGCCAATGATGGCAAGTATCTTAAATTTGACAACAATATTGATGGATGTGCCCATGCTTATGCAAAGCTGACAGACGATAGCAGGAGAAATGCAAAGTCAGTAGTAGACGAGAATGACTATCCAGAGCCATTCACCGAGGAGCAGGCTGAGGCAATAGCGGAAGACCTGAAGGCGTACGGAATAACAGTAATGCCGCAGATGATACTGTCATACTACAACTTTGACAGAGAAGTCACAATGGAGGAGGAGGCGCAAGGCAAGAATGAGGAGTGGTGGCTGAAGCAATACGGATTCAGAAGGGCACAGTTCATAGCTGACTGCCGTCTGCTGATGGACAAGGTGAACGAGGCACTGGATGAAACTGGTGGAGACCTGTATGCAAGCACAAAAAATCGCCCGAAACCTCCAATCGACTTCATATCAGCGTCAATACAGTCAATACGTCCACTGAGGCACGACAACAAGGAATCATTCTACTCCAAGAAGAACAAGCCGACATACACTCACAGAATACCGTGCGAGATAGTGCGCATATCCAAGCTGCTTTCAGGAAAATGCGGAGCAGAGAACGGACTGAAGTTCCTCATAACAGAAAGACTCATGAAGGTCGAAAGTACAATGACTGCTGAAGAGTTTGAATATGGCAAAGGAAGGAAAGAATGGGAGAAGCACATAAAAGAAGGACAGTACGCCATAAAGCTCGGTGACACGGTATATATTGGCTATCTGAATCTGGCATACTTTCCGACATACAATGGAAAACTCGAAACAGTACGCAATGGAATGGAGACGCACCTCGGCATTGCGATGCAGAAGAATGGAAGGCTGATACTCGACATACTTAAACCTGAGGAAGCCAATAAAAGAGATAACAAGTATTCAATCGAGCTTGCTGACGGAAGCACAAAGTCGGCAAGGCTCGACGGCACTACTGAAAGTGATTCTGACGACTCGCCATTTACGAACAACCTTGTGCAGCAATGCCTGAACAATCTTGTAGGAAGCTACTCGCATGGTAGGCAGATAAAGGAGTTTGACGTAATGAATCATAACGCATGTCTGTACTACGGGGACAAGGCGTATGGGGAATGGAGCGAGACAGAGGCCGCTGAAGTAGTAAATGCGATGCTGAACGCCGATGTGGAGCATAATGTCAGACTTGTAGCTCCTATATGCGCAGACGCAAAGGCATGTGACACGTTCTCAATAAGGAACAGGGACCTGAAAAATTGCAAGAAATCATACATAGACATAATAAAGAAGGAGCTGCTGAGATTTGACATACAGGAATCAAGGAAAGAGAGATTTGACGAATTAAGGAATATGAATGAACCAGAGAATGGGAAGTTCGTAGAGTTCGACAACGAGAGCAAGTTCATGAAATTTCAGTATCTGCCATGCCTGAACAACTTCAAGATCTCAATCGACCTAGGAATGACAACGAAGGAGATCCCATTTATAGATGCGATACAGACATTGAGAAAAAATAAGGGAGCTAATCTGGAATACTTACAGGATCAATACACTTACGAAGGTCTTCTTGAAGATGCTTATTATTATGTCCTTGCACATAATAATGTTGCAAATGCAAGAAGATTCCAGAAGGATGGACTGCTTGAGGAGCTGGATGCCCCATCAAGAATAGTGTATAGTAAAGATTTTACCTCCGTTGGAGAAGTAGGAGACAACACAAGTAAGCTAATTAAGAACGAATATAGTTCTGACGACTTTAAAAATGCTGTTGAAGAAGATTTAGGAGGCTACATATTAGTATCAGATGACATAACAAAAGATGAGGACAGGGATAAAGAGATAGAAAGGAAGGCTGGAGAACTTGTTGATAGTATCAATGAATTAAATTACAAGAATGGAAGCATGACAGCAGAAGAGGCTATGCACATTGCCATAGACCTTTGCAGAAAGCATGATATAGATACGAATGATGTAGATGCAATCAAAAAGGTATGCAGCCTGCTATCTGACAAGATAATGGAGAAGGACAGGAAGATACTCTCATGCGCCTTCAAGAACATGGAGAAGGAGGTCCTGTTCGAGACTGCCACGGCAGACCTGATACAGCTCACAAGTGGTGACATAGCACATGCTAAGAACTACATAGACTTTCAGAAGCGAAACAAGCAGCAGCATGCACCGTTCAGGAGGCTGTTCACTGAGTCGTTCTACGGAAGGAAGGTAAGGAGGGCGATGATCCTCAATGACAAAAAGACATTCTCCAACAGCAAGGAGGCCATAAGGAATTACATAGAATCCGACAAATGCAGCAACCTTACTTCCGTAGAGAAGAGTGCCGTACTAAGCGCACTTGATGAAGTGGAAGTGACTGACGGTATGTCATTCATGTCTCTTTCTGCAATGCGTGCAGTCATGGATATGAGCGGACAGTGGAACAAGAAGCTCGACGACTCACTCAAGAGGATAAAGGATGGAACATGGAACTTCGCAGACCTGACCACGATGATGCAGTCCATAAAGCCGTACTATGGCGGCTCAAGACTCGAGTATGATGCGAACGGCAATGTCATCCAGACATTCGACCAGTTCAAGGATCAGAACGCAGCTATATTCGCATCCCTTACGATGATACCAAACGTCATAAGCAGCAGTCCAGTGCTACGAGGCATAGACAGGTTCATGGAAGACAACTGCATAGACGCACTGAACTTCAAGAGCACATACAAATTCGGCACGAAGTCAATCATAGACATGTCTGCCGTGTATGACGCAGACAACGAGAGACTTCTGAGCGAGAACCCTGACGACGAGGACGAGAAGGCACGTATAGAGGAGCTTACAGTGCAGCATCTTGTTAAAGCTACTGGACTAAATAACATGAGAAGAAGGGACAAGAACGACAAGCCAATAGACTATACTGCAAAAGAGATGAGGGAGAAGCCAATGACAGACGACTTCAAGAGCGAAAGCATAGTGGAGCTGTCATACAACAGCTTTGGAATACAGCAGGTCACTCCAGAGCATCTTATAGACCACACACAGCTAATAGGGACGCAGATAAGGAAGCTCATCAAAGGAGACATGCCAGATGACGCAGTTATCTATATGGCAAATGGAGACAAGATAAGCGGAGCTGAGTGGAAAAGACGCTTCAACAGCGCAAATGCGGCAAACATCATGGAGTCGTTCCTGAAGTTCGCTAAGAGGTTTGACAGCGTGGACGACCTGTCTAAGACTCTTCAGGACAAGATGAGGGGTGATGACAAGTATGGCGAGGACATGATGAGGGCTCTTGACGTGACGACGGACAGGGATGGAGTCAGAAGGCTCAATCTTGAGCTTATAGACCCGTCGATGCTTACAAACCTTGAGTCTCTTATCAACAGCATCATAAGGAAGGGAGTGACGAGGCAGAAGATAAAGGGAGGCTCGGCAGTGCAGGTGTCATGCTTCGGTCTTGAGGAGCTTAGCGTTGTGTTCGAGGCTGACATAGAAGGACAAAAGGTAGAGTACACAGGCACGAAACAGCTCATAGGATTTCTGAGAGAGCATGCAACCGACATACTCGGCATGACAGACACGGACAATACGATCGGACAGGTTGACGAAAGGGCCACAAAGTATATCAAGAGGCTGATGAACGGCGAAATAGAGAACTCCAGCATACGAGTAAAGCACATGGAGTGCTACATGCCAGTCTATGACACTCAGCTTCTCAACTACCTGTATCAGACGCAGGGAGCGAAGGACGTGTTTGACATCGAGAGCATACCAGAAGAGCTGCTACAGGCAATAGGATACCGTATCCCTACCGAGGACAAGTACTCAATGGCACCATTGAAGATAAAGGGATTCCTGCCTCAGACGGCAGGAGGTGCGATAATGCTGCCAAAGGACATCACGATGCTGTCTGGCTCAGACTTCGATATTGACAAGATGTACCTCATGTTCAAGTCATTCAAGATAGAGGAGCTTGACGCACCAGACACTGCGCTTCTTGCAAAGAGGTTCTATGATGATGCCAAGAAAGGACATATTCCACAGGGAGTAAGCGGTAATGTAATAAACTATTTTAGACGTATATTCGACGCTATAAACAAGGATGATAATAGAATATCGAAAGAACAGTTTTATACACAACTTATATTCGGAAACAAGACAGAGGTAGTTGGTAATATTGAAAAACTTGCCGCCTCACTTGGTCTTAATCCAAAAATGACGAATGCCTTCATCGACTCTCTTCGTGACTACTACAGGAAGCATGAGTGGGGATTCAACCACAAGCCAGTATATAGCAGATACGACACGAGTAAGGATGCGTCACAGAATACCAAGGAGCAAAGGGACAACGAGATTATAGAGCTATGCTTCGCCTCATTGACGTCTCCGCACTCTATGCAGCAGTTTCTTGATGCTGGCAACTTTGACGAACTCAAGAGGCTCAGGAGAATGTGCGACCTCCTGTCAAAGGGAGGATTGATATACACAGAACAGGAGACATTCACAGGAATAGACGGGAAAGAGTACGAATGTACAGAGGTAGACCACAAGACACCAGAAGACGGCAAGGGCAAAAGGCATTATGTGCCACGAGAGCTGATGCAATATGTCACACTTGACTTCGCAACGAAACTGATGAAAGAAAATGGCATTGAAGACGACGTGAATCCGCTTTCAATAAGCACATACACGTATTTCTATGCACAGAACATGGGAGGCAAGGGTACTACTGGCATCTGGGCGTCAAGCTCGGCAGGACACTCGGTAATGCAGGAGTGGAACGTCGAGGGAACTCCAATAAACTTCTGTGGCATCAAGAACTATAATGGGAAATCAGTAAAGAGGATAGACGACATACTTGCCATACCTGATCCTATAACTGGCGCAGTAAAGAAAATATCAAAGAACACAGGAACTCCTATCGGTGCATCAACTGATACTGCAAAAGACCCTACGCTTACAGGATGCAATCTGACTCCATTTACTGCAAACGCATACAACGGGCTTATACGATGCGGCTTTCCTATACATGTAGGCGTTGCAATGTGTGCACAGCCAATAGTGAAGGTGGCCTCGAATGTATACGGGCTTCTCAAGGCGATAAAGCCATACACCACGAATGAGAAGGCGGTGGAAAAGCTGATGGAGCTTCTAAAGAAGAAACTCGAAAAAAGAGAAGGCGGGGCAGATGCTCTTAGCAACTTGAATGCGTTCATAAAGGAGGTAAACGATAAGAAGGGAATATCGTTTGGTAAAGACTTTGGAGACTATGCAAAAGTAATTGCAAATATAGGAACGGCCTCTTCAATAGACGACCTTGTAGATATGGCAATAGAGAAGTTTGACGACCTTAAAATGCAGATTGAGATCCTTGACTTCTTTATGAGAATGTCTACACTCGGTGGTACTATCAGCAAGGCTACGGCAGCACTGAAGACAGACGGTGGTATAGAGGCTAACTTGGCAGATGTCATTGTAAAGAACAAGAGATCACAGTATATAAACGGTCTGAAGAGTGTAGGCGAGGGTGCAGGACGCTCTCTCGCAGCATCGAAGATAGGTAAGTCAACACGTCCAAATAGACTTATGGATAAGATACTTGGCGACAGCACAAGTACAATAGTTCTATCACCAAACTGGGAAAAGAACTTTGGAAGAAGACATAGGGAGAGGAAGGCAAATGGAGGTTTTGGTGACTGGATAGAGGACAGCTGCTACATAGGGGGCACAAAGGATGAGGTCATGGACTTCATAGCCGAGTACAACAGCAACAACATGCACAAGTACAAGTACAGTGAAAGCGACGTATATGACCTCAGTGACAAGAAGCAAAAGCTCGCTCTATTGACAAGACTTGTGATGACATCACCAGATCCTATCGTGACTGCACTATACTATGGAGGATACAGGCTTGCAAACATAGTGTACGACAAGTATACTCCATTCATGGACGGCACCGCAAGACGCATACGCAACTGCTTCGGCAAATGGATGGGATTCAACCTGAAGGACGAGAACTCTATCAACCTTTACCACAGGTCATACCTAAACTATATCACAGCAGACGAGGACACTCTTGGATTCAAGAGAGGATGGCTGATGAGCGACAACATCAAGATTACTGATGATGACATCAGTGATATGGAGAAAGCTAAGAAGCTCGTCAAGGACGAAAAAGGTGACTATATAAACTTTGATGCAGAAGCTGACAAGTGGATTGCAAAGAATGTCATTCTAAAAGACGACATAGACTTTGAAATAGACAAGGATGGTACGGTGTATCTAAAGATACAAGATGAACTAAAGCCTATGTCTGAGTTCGAAGAAAGTCACATTAAAGATTTAGACTCAATGGCTAAGGAATATAGCTCAAAGAGCAGCTATAATGAGTTAAGCAAAGATGATAAGGCAAATGTATTAAACGATGTAAAAGAGGGGCTTGAAAGGCTTGTCAAGAAGCTGGATGACGTAGGTATGACATACAAGGAGTTCTGCGAGTCATTTGAACTTGATACAAATGATCCACTGAACAACTGTAGCGGACTTGAATACCTGTGGAGGAAATGTGTGCAGTCGGACTGGTGGAGAGACAATAACTTTGATGAGAGTCTGCTGTTCAAAAACATGAGATTCACGACGAGTAGAGACAAGTTCTATCCATCATCACAGAAGTTCCTCATACTGTCAATCAATCAGGGAGAGATAACGCCAGAGATGAAGGCCATGATGAAAAGGGACTGGCTTGCACTGTTCAACTGCATCTCAAGGGATAAGGATGGAACCATTAACGGGGACGCAAGGAAACTCGCACTTGCCATATACGCACATCTTCTCGCAAGAAACGGTGCGGCATACGTGGACGGATACGGAACTATAGTGCCATTCGAGATAAAGCAGGCTCTCGGAAAGGATCCGCATGATGATAGAAAGGGAATGGTTAGTAGACTTAGGGACGCAGTAAACAAAAAGCTGTTTCTGCATAATGACGGCAGCATGGACTATGGAAAGGTGATAGAGTATGCGTATCAGTTCTTCAGGAACAACATGTCAAGTGGTGAGATATATAATCTTGGATATACGATAAGAGGCAAAAATGTCTTTTTTGGGAAAGAGGTAAAGAAAAGAGAGGGGTTTAACGGGCAAGAGACAAAAATACTCATTCCTGTAAACTCATACGATCTCAACATAGAGAACTTACCAGACAAGACAACGCAACCGACAGCAAAAAAAGAAGACATAGAAGTCGAGGAGGGCGACAGCGATGATGAGATCACTGACGCAACACTCGATGCTGGCGTGAATGGAAAAGCTGCATGGAAGATATATGAGGATAAAAACTTCATAGGAGTTGGATTCAGGCCATTCGTGAGGACTATTGACGAAAGAGAAAGTGGGAAACCAGTGAAAAATGTATACGCTGTCGATCCAGAGATACTTGAAAGATTCCCTAACTGCATAATACCAGCTGCGGAAGTGTCTCAGATCAAGAAAATCAACTATAAGAGACTGTCTAAGCTCGGTCACAAGAAACGCCTCAAGGAGTTTCAGATTGGTGGCGGCCCATTCATGGAGAGCCACATGGAAGAAGGTGCAGACCCGAAAAACCTATTTGCATCCATGAATGACGAAAGTCAGGGACTTAGCGGACTAATTGGGTCGATAGCAGAAGATGGGGAAGGACTGGCAGGTGGCTCTGATAAGGATCTGGAGGCTAAGCTTTTGTCAGAAATGCAAGAAGCAGGCAGCACACCTATGATGTCAGACAAGAGTCTTGAAGACTTCCTTAACAGTCCTGAGAACATGGGAAGTGACGATGCAATAGAAACAAGTGAAACATGTGAATAATATGGCACAGAGTTGTAGCATACTTAGAAAAGTGAAGTCACCAGAGGGAATGATGGTGACAAGCAATATGGTCAAGGACATATACACCATAACCGACGACTATAGACTGGCTAATAATATACACGAGAGGACTATCAAGACGAAGTTCAGGAACGAGCATCCTGAACTTGTCTATGACAGGAATAACGACGTGACGCTTACGTCCCTATATATTGGCACCGACATTGAGAAGACAATACCTTCAGAGGATGTACGAAGGTATCTGACGGCAGAAATGAATGAGAAGCTGACTGGACTTGAGCCAATGGCAAAAATGAACTATATAGAGAAATGGAACAAGTTCAATGCCAACAAGAGCTTCTATGCAACGATGGACTCCAATGGAAATATAGAGGTTCTGTCGATAAGTGACGATGTTGCGAGGAAGGAGGCTAACGACAAGTCGTACGGACAGCTCAACTCTCAGCTGAGAGACATCCTTGAGACGTTCGGAATAAAGGTAGGATGTCTTGACGAGCTTGAGGAGAGAATGGGCATAAAAGGTGTCACGGACTTCGAGAAGCTGAAGACGGCATCAAACGGGATAGTAGAACTCATAAGGATAGCTAAGGGACAGAAGGGGGAGGAAGTTCTTCCTGAGGAGTTCGCACACTTTGCCATAGACGCACTCGGCGAGCATCCACTCGTGACAAGGCTGCTTACTTCATTGGATAACGACGATGCGATAAAGGAGGTTCTTGGAGACGAATACGAGGAATATAGCGAGAAGTATGCTGGAGACAGGTTAAAGCTCATAAAGGAGGCCGCTGGAAAGATGGTGGCAAAGAAGCTGATAATGAATCAGGACACTCCTAAGTTCAAGTCCATCATACAGCGCATAGTGGATGCGATAAGACAGTTCTTCTCTGGCATGAACGAGAACATGATCTCCAAGGCCATCATAGATGCAGACTACTATGCAAACGAGATAAGCAAGGGCGTTCTCGACAAGACTCTCGTCAGAAGCATGTCACTCGACAACATAACAACTGAAGGTGAGATGTATGGCATAGTGAAGGCAAAGGGTATATTGTCAAATCCAAACGTGGAGGTTCAGACTGAGGCTGTGAACAAGACCCTTGACATGGAGATGAAGAAGGCACTGATAGCGTCCCGTGTATTAGGCTGGAGCCCTAACAGGTCTCTTGGTGCAAAGAAGAGGTTCAAGGCATTAAGAGAGCGTGCCGAGATGGCAAAGGCACTGAAGGGCTTCGTATCATACATCTCTGAATATACGACAATGCTGAAAAGCTCGAAGGAGGAGCTTAACAAGAAGACTAACATGAGCGACCTGTCTATTCTTGCAGCAAAGACAAGAGCAGCCATACTTAACGCACAGTCTGCCAACATAGCATACACGACAATATCAGATATGCTGAAGAATCAGGACGAGAGCACGATGTCAGACGAAGATAGGCAGCTGCTGCTTGATATAAAGGCACAGCTTGCAAACCTGAGTGCAGTCATGAACGAGCTCATAATAGACATCAACTACAGCTCAAAGAGGATACACGAGGCTCTGCTGAAGCCTTATCTCGGAGAGGAGTACAAGATAGACACGTCTCTTGGAGAGTCTGCTGGAAAGTTCATAGACAGCATAGACATCCACAACATGAACGACATCAGCAAGAGAGACAGATGGCTAAGGGCTGCGGCAGACTCGAAGTCAGACCTCATAAGGATATACGACACCATCATAAAGACACAGAAGGAGAAGGCACGACTGAAGACAATCGAGCTGCAGAAGGAGATAGCTATGATAGCGAAGATGGCAGAGAGGGAGGGCGTGACAAACTTCGACTTCGCAAGTCAGCTTGACGAGAACGGGAATCAGACAGGATACTACATGTCTGTCATAGACATGAGAAAATACGATGAGGATCTTGAGAAGTACAAGGAGGAGATGAGGAAGAAGTTCCCAGACAAGGACGAGGATGTAACCGAGAGGGAGGCGTACGAAAGAAAGATCCACGAATGGGAGATGAGCAAAAAGTCGTTCAACAAGGCGAAGGGTGTGTATGAGATAGACCTGAAGAAGGCTCCAGAATACAGAAACGACAAGTACTATACTCTCTCGCCAGTACAGAGAAAGTATCTTGAGATGCTTCTTGACGTGAAGGAGAGGATAGAGAAGCTTATACCGCCAGAGCACAGGCACAGACTGAAGACGATAAAGATACACAAGGATAACCTTGAGAGAATAAGGAAGGCAGGCTCAATAGCAGACGTTGGCAATGTCGTAAAGAACGCATTTCTCGACAGGCTTGTCGTGCGATCGGACGACACGATGTTCGGCTCCAGCATGGATGTTACAGACTTCACAGGAGAGCTTGCGCAGGGGCTTCCATTGTTTTATCTGCACACAAACAAGGACGAGGACGAGAACGACATGTCTACCGACCTTGTGTCAAACCTGATAGCATACGGAGCGATGGCAAACAACTTCTCTGCATTATCTGACTATGTGGATATGCTTGAGGTGTCTAAGGGATATGTGGAGAAGAACGCCACTATAAACTCACCAGACACTACAGAGAGGAAGATAGAGATATGGGGAGAGAATATGCTCGTAAGAAGCCAGAAGAGCAAGTCCGACTCGAACCTTACAGCACGAATCAATGACCTATTTGCCATGACCATGTACGGCAAGCTGGTCAAGGACGAGGGAACGTTCCAGCTCGGTTCGTACAAAATCTCGAAGGCTAAGGTATGGGACACTGTGAATGAGCTGACCGCACTCAGCACATACGCACTAAACTTCCTTGGTGGCGTATCGAACGTCCTTACTGGCATAGGAATGATGAACATAGAGACATTCGGTAATCAGTTCTTTTCAGCAGCTGACAATGCAAAGGCAGACGCATCATACGGGCATCTGCTCAAGGACTTCATTGCAGACTTCGGAAATAATGTAAAGACAAATAAGCTGTATCTGATAGACGAATTATTCAACGTTTTGCAGGATTACGAAAAAAGTACAAAGGATATTAAGTGGAATCAGAAAGGATTTCTGCTGAAGCTATTCAATGCGTCTCCACTGTTTCTGTTCAACAACTGCGGCGAGCACTGGCTGCAGAACAGGACTGCCCTTGCAGTTCTGCACTCCACAAAGGTCATAAACAAGAGAACAGGGCATAAGATGAGTCTATATGATGCACTTACCGTAAAACCTATAGACCCAGCAAACCCTAAGTCTGGAGCAAGGCTGACTTACGACGACCTCGTATTGGTAAGCAATGGCAAGCCAGTCACAGAGAAGACAATAATAGCACTGACACAGAAGATAAAGCATATCAATCAGAGGCTGCATGGTATATACAACAGGGATGACATGAACGCCTTTCAGAGGAGAGGCATAGGAAGGTTCGTCATAATGTTCAGAAAGTGGATGTGGCCGTCATGGGACAGGAGATTCAGAAGTGCAATACACAACTACGACCTTGGGGAGACAGAGGAGGGATATTATGTTACGACATACAACTTCATGAAGCGGCTGTTTAAAGAGCTTAAGACGACAAGGGACTTCACGTTCATGGATAAGCTGACAGTGACGGAGAAGGCTAACCTTAGAAAGGCATTGACTGAGATCATACAGTTTGCTGTAGTGTCTCTTGGCGTCTTGATACTTGACGCAGGGGATGACGATGATGACGACGATGACGACTACATGTCCAAGTTTACGGAGTTTCAGGTTAGACGACTGAGGTCCGAGCTTGCAGCTCAGGTGCCGTTCATGGCTCCAGGAGAGGTGCTGAAGATAATGAGAAGCCCAGCAGCAGGAACTACTACGCTTGAAGACCTGTGGAAGTCTGTGACACTTATCTTCCCGTGGAACTGGTCTAAGTTCGTGACTGAGGTTGAGTCTGGACGATTCAAGGGATGGACGCAGGGAGAGAGAGACCTGTATAATGCACCTATACCACTGGTGCATACGATAGAGAGGTCGCTCGATCCGTCAATAGGAATACCTTTCCTGAAGAGCACATGGTAAAAAAAATGGGGAGTCGAAATCGGCTCCCCATTTTTTTTAAGCTACGCCACCACAAGTGGCAAGATAGTATTTCTCTATTTCGTTATGACTCTCGAACTGCTCTCTTGTCATTCCGATGTCCTCAAGATTAGACTTCTCGTATGCGTTAATGTTGTCAAACTTAGTTGTAGTTACCGACTTTTCTGTAACACTGCTCTTCAGTGGTCTGTACTCGAAACTCATTGAGGTACGCTTGCCATTTGTTATGGCATAGAAGAGACTGTCAATCTTTGACTCGTGCCCAAGCATCATTTTTACTGCATGGAAGAGCCTTGTGAAGAATCTCTTTATCGCACCACCAAGACTGTCATCGGCGATCTCAGTCGTCACATGCTCCCTGAACGCCTCAGCAAGAAGCTCCTCAAGCCTATCTCTGTCGTTTGTACGCCATCTCTTGGATGCCTCCTTGAGAATGTTATTCTTCTCGTCGTCGCTTAGCGACAAGTCCATGACGGCATGGAATGCCTCGTGATACAGCGTACCTTCGGCAGCTTCGTTGCTTAGCGTTATCAGCGACCTCTTGTAGTTGCCCCATGCTTCGACACCCTTCTCGGAAGCTCTAAGTATGTCGTTCTTAACCTCGACACGAACGTTCTTCCTTAGATTCGGAAGGATGCTGTCTATGACATCCACTTCTCTTCCTATGTCTATCTTCTTGAATGGAATAGTATCGTCTACTACACGAAGTAATTCATTTCCATTGTCTTCTTCTTCCTCCTCTTCATCCTGCACATCTGGCTGGATCTGCTGCTGAGGCTTGGTAGAGGCAGTAGAGGAAGTTCCAAAATACTTGCTAAGATGTTCCTTTACCTTATTAACCTGACTTAATACCTTGTCCTTAGAATCACTTTTCTTGTTCTCAGCAGGAGTAATGTCCTTATTAAGAACATCTAATGTCATCTTCCTTGGAATACCTAATTTGCCTATCTTTTCACTTCCGACTACATCATTATTACGAATGTCTCCGAACGTACTGTCAAGTTTTTCGCAAATAGCCTTTAGCTCTGTACTGCCATAGTAATCATTTATATCGTCTTCAGTTAGCTTGTTGAGCCAAGCGTCTCCTTTTTCGCTGTAAAGACCAAAGAAAGGATACCATTGACCTGCTTCTACGCCCTTCTTTCCTCCATGACCGCTACTGCAATAGAATGGAATGTTAAATCCATTGAAATTTAGTACGATGATCTTCCTGTCAGCAAAATTGATTATCTTGCTTCTTCCATTCTTAAACACCCTGTCTGGCTTGCTGAATTTACCAGTTATATTGCCAGTTTCGTAGTCGTAAATATTTATATCTTGTTCTCCAACACCTCCACGAGGTTCAGAAGCAGAAAATGGAATTACCATATAGACATCAGAGTCAATGTCCTCCATCTTTTTCAGAAAGTCATCTATATTCATGTGAGAATTTTCATCAACTTTTTCAGATGGTTTGGCCTTTTCCCATTCGTCTGCTTGCTTTTGTATATCGGTATTGATAACAAAGTCCCTGAGAGTCATGTTGTTGAAGTCCTTTAAAGACAATTTGTCAATCTCTCTTCTTGATATTCCAAATGTATCAGCAAGACTCTTCCAAGCATCTTTTATCCAGTCAATAAGCTGCTGTATAAGACCTTTATTATTGCTCTTGTTGTAAATGCTATTTATCCATTCAATACCATGTTCACCTACAAGTCGTGCATGAACCTCTGATGCTATTAGATTCACGTATTCCTCCATGTCTATTTCCCCATTATTAAGACGCTCCTTCCACCTCTTGCCGTAATTCTCATCTCCTTCCACTTGTGTCCACAAGACATGAGCATATTCAGACATAAGGTACACTCCTTTAGCCCACAGCTCTGGGTTGTGTTTCTGGATAACCCTGTCCCATAGATGCGTGTACTCATGGAGAGGTGTATCAGGATGATCACTCAGATGCTTCTTGTCAATATATATCTTTCCTGTCTTCCTGTTGTAGTAGCCATAAACCTCACCTTCTGGAGTCTTGAAGTACTCATTGTCTTGAGAATCATCCTTTTCAAGTCTTCTTCTATTAGTTATCTCCTCATTGATTAACTCACCATTTTTATAAAATTGTTTTAAGTATACACTTCCATCTGGATTGTAATATAAACTTTCTCCATTAAGTTTTCCATTTTTATATACAGAGAAATGAAATAAACCACCACCTTTTTTATAATATAATCTTGATTCGCCTGATTTTTTGCCATCACTATATTCTATACTAAGTCCTTTAGTACCAGTAATATTCCAAGATTCATACAAACCATCTATTAGACCATGAATGTAATTTGTTCTTGTTTTTATCTTACCATTTTTCCACCACTCTTCGTATAAACCTTCTTTTTTACCATTTTTATAATTTGTACGTTCGGCTATATAATCAAGATCATACCATAATTCATATATGCCATTCTTCCTGTTTCCCTTGTGAATATTTATAGGTCTTTCCTTTACCTCTCCAGTCTGTTCGTTATATAAATATGTACCAACCCTTCCAAGTTTGTCGTTAGGTATACTATGTAATACAGGAATGTCAACATGCCATTCATCCTGTCTATCCCACCATTTCCTTGCATCAGTATCGTTTGCGCAGAAAGCAACAAGTTTACCATTAGCAAATGCTACCTGCTTAGGATAGGCATTATAGTGCTCCCAATACCTTTTCGAGTCTTCTGTGAGATTACCATTACCATCGCCTTGCAACAGACACCATGGAGAACATTCTTTGCCGAAATGAGTATTTATGATAGCCCTCATGTTCTGCCTGCTCTCCTCGCTCTCATCGACATCATATACCACAATACCATTACCTACTACTCTCTTGTTTCTAAGCGTAGGTACTGTATCTGGATCTATAGGTTTCTCTGATGGAATAAAATCAGCAAGAGACTCCATTAGATCCATAGGGCCATTATACTGAGATGGGTCTGTCTTAGCCTTTCTTGCTGTTGCAAGGGCCTGCCTACACTTATCAAAGTCCTGCTCGCCTGCGATATTGCCATTGGCAAACCACTTGCCTACTGCAAGATGTTCTGCGCCATTGGTGAAGTTCTGGTCTATAAGGTCGAGAACGTCATCAATCTGCTCGTCAGTCATGCCTCTGAGCTTGCCAACACCCTTATTTATCCATCCCTTTATTGTTTCCTTGTTGCGCTTAGATATTGCAAGGCTTATGTCAGGGTCTTCAATATTCTTGCTAATTCCAGTCTCTTGCTTGTCAGTTACGACATCACCAAGAGATTGCCTCATGTGGTCGAACAGCTGATCTCCAATGGACTCCTTATCGGCATCTATAGCTCCATTGTTCTTCAGTATATTTATATACTCGTCAATAGTTCTGATACCTTCCTGATAAGTAGCCTCATCATATCCTTTATTGTTCTTACTCTTGCTATGCAGCCATTCTGCCTGATTCCTGATAATAGTGAGCTCTTTTATCTTGTCACTGTTGCTTATGCCTCTTCCTGACTTGTTTATAATGTCCTTTGCAAATTCTGCAATGTTAGCTGGATCTCGTAATTTCAGGTCGATGTCCTTTATTAGTGCCTTATGCTTGCTAATACAATCACTTATACTGTTGTTGGCTAAGTCCCAATAAATAAAGTTGTGGAACATCTGCCTATTTGCGTTAGTTGTGCAAGTAGTCCTATCACCTTTCTTCCTTATGAAGTACTTCATTCCATTAGAGCTCCATATTATAAGCTCTTCATTGCCTATCTTTATGTATTTGTTTGCGCCTTCGTCTTTGTAAACAACATCAACATATCTCTTATTAGCCTCCTTGTCTCCTCGGTCAAATTCGATGTCTTCGATATTGTCTTTGACTGCATCCGTGATGTTAGACACCCAGTCAGAAGCTGGCTTTATGGCATTTAGATACTTGTCTTGAACATTTCCACTAGCCTCATTACCTTCTGATGTGTATATCTTCCCGTCATACTCAATATATTCAGTATTATCTATACTTACTTTAGAACCATCATTTATTACTCTGTTTTTGAAATTTCCACTATAGCTTTCCTCTTTCGCAGTCTCAAAGATAAAAGTTTTCTTGCCGTCTTTTGTTTCCACTGTTGCAGAGTTCATAAGGAAGTATGTGTCACTTGGTATGACAGATGCTACACTGGCATATAGAAGCTCAGTATGCTCCTTTGCGTCATTAAATTTGTTGAGCTTTATCGGCATGGCTCTCTTCTTCATAATTTCAAGAAGCCCGCTGATAAACTCATCAACCTGTTCGGATGTCGGGTTTGACGATATTTGAAGTATATTGTTCTTTTTACCTCCCTTGTTGGCATCATTGCTTGAAACATATACTGATACAGTCTTTTCGGCTGCATTTCTAACTACATGAATGTCATGACCATTAAGTTTTATTTTTCGCCTTATTTTATTCCACGGTATATTTAGAGCTTTGATTAACTTCTCAGCAGTGTCAGCAAGAGTCGAGTCGTCAGCACTATCAGGAACATTATTGTTTCCGAGAATTTTCCTTATTTCAGCAATCTCTTTCTGAATAATTCCTTTTTGCTTTTTAGTTCCAATCAGTCTGTCTACGCCAATTTCTCTTGTATTACTTACGAACAGCCTTATCCTGTTAATCTCTCTTTCGTCACACTTTACGACAAGATAGAACTTACTGCCATTATACTCTATGTCACCTTCTATACTGCTGCCAAATCTCCTTGCTATTTCATTCGCCTTCTGAATCTGATCCATGAAGTATGTGGCATTGTGATATTCCATCTCCTCGCCTTTCTTATTGCGTGGATCGAAGTTGGAAATCTGCTTCTGCTCGTCGGTGAAGAATTGATTATAATAACCTTCCCTCCTCTTTCTCTCATTCGCTCTATCCTTATCTATGTCAGTAAAGAGACGCAGCCTTCCTCTTCGTGTGGCGTAGACTGTGTTTGCTTTGCCGTTTATGCCATTAGACGTTCTTTTCTGGTCGACTCCAAATACTATTATGTCTTTATCATTATTCTTCTCATCATGATACAGGCCATTTAGTATGCTAATAAGCTCACTAGGGTTGTCAGTTCTGTCTTTAGTGTACTTCATATTAGACAAAGTGCCAAGTGGCTGTATCTTTGTCTCGCCATCTACTACTACCTCCTTTCCAACAAATACGGTTACATACTTTCCGTATTTCTCATTTGTGTATTCGCCTCTCGATATTGCAGCTTCCTTGCCTTTCTCGAACGCTGGATCGACATAATACACTATCTTATCACCAGGCTTGAGAAGTCCGAGGTCAAGATATGTGAACGAGTCGATGCCACCTACCTTCTCTGAGTGGTTTGATTTGAGACGCAGGTATGAGTAAATATAGCGATACTTCTTGTTTTTGTCATGAGCGTCAAACGGCAGAAGATTGTCTATACGGCCATCAACCTCTTCTCTTTCAGTCTCCATGGTACATCCAGACATCCACGGCGCACCCTCCTTATAAAGGTTGTCTCTACCGCTCGGAGTGAGACTTGAGTCATCCTTCGCCTCTGGCTTCTCATCTTCCTCCTCTTTGTCTTCCCTGCTATCCTCCTCTTCAATGTCATCATCTACCTCTACAACAGAGTCTCCTTCGCCTAATATAGGATTGCCATACAAGTCATAGCCTAGACTATTAACAAACTCCTTAAACTTATTCTTATCAAATATTGCAAACCCATCCGTAACACCTGCAAGTCTCTCTGCTGTGTTTATTGTGTTAGCTACATTAGGGAAGTGATTTATGAGATTCTTTAATGCCTTAGCCTTTACTTCATCTGTAATATCATCTGCATTTAGTCCTGTCTCAACAATATGCTTGAAAACATCTACTAAATCGTTACCATAATGACCTTTCTTTTTTATATCGGTAATTTGCTTTGCAATATAATTTATAAAGGTATTTATCTTTTCATAGTCAACCTCAGCATAGAATCTGTTGCTATTTGATATTCTATACATTTCAAATAGCTTAGGATTGTAGTTGTCAAGCAGGTCGAACAGAGCCTTCTCTATGTCGTCATTATACAACTTAGTCGATGAATCACCTATCCCAAAGAACTTCTTAATAGCATCGACTATACGCTGGAACCAGTTCAGCTTTCTCGCACTGCTTCTCTGCTTCAGTTTCTTCCTGAAACCAGCATTAGACAGCTCTGCAACCATTTCCATTGCATTCTTTGAGCCATACTCCTTAGATAATACAGGATCGTTCTTTATCTCGTCAAATACTCTGTTAAGACTTTTGCATGCCTCTATAGCCCTGTTGCTTAGACCTTGTGTCTTATGGTTGTTTACAGCATCTAAGGCATATACAGTACAAGCATGAATGAGCTCGTGAAGAATGACCCTCGCCTTCTCTGTGTTGTTGCTGCCTAAGTTACTGTCAAAAAAGTCAGAACGCAGATATATAGTACCAGAGGAATATAGCCCCTGCTGATCTCCTGTAAACTTACTATTGGTAAACTCTACTTTTATTCCTAACTCCCTTGCTACAGCAACAACCTTGTCAAACAGTGCTTTATTATAGAGTTTCCCTTTTCCGTTATTGTTGTCGAAGAAAATTCTTTGAACATCATCGAGATTAGAAGTTCTTTCTGGATTTGCGGACTTTCTTAGATTTCTTCCTACTCTCGACTCTGCAAATGCAAAAGCCCTGAATACATTTTTGCTTGACTCTTTAGCCGAATCGCCAACAAGAGAGCCAGATGTGGACGGACCACCAACTGCGCCAGCAGCTCCTCCACCAGCTGTACCAGCAGATGAGCCTCCAGTTCCACCAGTAGTTCCTCCTGCGGCAGCAGCTCCAGTTCCAGATGCTCCTCCAGTAGACGAACCACCAGATGCACCAGTAGAACCTGTAGTGCTTCCGCTACCTGTGCTTGCGCCTCCACCAGTAGCAGGACTTGCACTACCAGTACCTGTGCCAGTAGAAGAACCAGTGCCACCACCAGCACCGCCTGTAGAAGAAGGAGATGACGATCCGCCAGTGGCAATTCCTCCAGATGTGGATGAAGTAGATGATGTAGAAGATGATCCACCGCTTCCTCTTGCTGGTGCGGAGGAAGTGCCACCAAGAACATCTCTTATAGACTCCCTGAGATCCTTCTTTAGATTCTCTACATCAGTAGCTGTCGTTATCTTCTTCCTGTCAGTCCTGCACGTATCGTTATATTCGTCAACGAGCGCATTGACTTCATCGTTGCGAGTCGTATCGTCACACATCATCATCAAGTCCCTCGCATTGTCAATGCTGTGTTCTGACTTATTTGGTCCCCACCATCTTAGGAATCCTCCGATATTTATGCCACGACTATGAAGTTTCATCACATTATTCCAGAAATCATCGAATTTTGTATATTCCAATGCTGCCTTGTTGATGGCGTCAGTAGCACTGCCAGAGAATAGGTAGTCCTTTATCCTGTCGTGCGTATCTTTGTCTATTACTCCATTCTTCAAATCTTCGTCGAGCTTATTCAATGCCTCGACGAACGTTGCAATATCCTTGATGGTGCTGTCAAGGATATCTACGTACGCCTTATATCCTTTTTCGTCCTCCTTGCTCTTTATCTCAGCCTTAACCTCCTCTCTGCTTTTCTCCTCATCTGCCACATTGCCATTAAGCACCTCGCTCAATTTTGCATTATAGTACATGGCATCAGCAGCAAGGTTTGCCTCGTCCCTGAAAAACTCATTAGCTTCATATAGATCCATGTCCTTGATCCTCAGCTTGCCACTATCATCAATCTCAGCCATCTCGCCAAGAATCTCCATATACGCATTTCTGAGATTTTCAAGATGCTCATCGAGCTTCGACCTTCTGTTCCAGAAGTTTGTCACCCACTCATCCTTAGCTGTCTTCAGAGCGTCATTAAGAAGGGCATTGTTGAACACATGACCTGCTGGGAACTTCTTCTTGATATAGTCATGTATCTGTCCTGCTATGTCACTTATCCTCTTGTTCCTGTTCTCAAGCTGCTGAGCGTAGAACACGGCAGCCTTCTTGTTGTCGCCTGACAGCTCTGGAGCCCAACGCTCCACCTGCTCTACTGACTTGTTGAACGAGTCTATAGCATCGAGGTGCTTCTTGGCATTCTCCTTGACATCCTTCAATATCTCGTCCTCGCTCTTGCCCTTGAACTTGCTTATAGTAGCTCTCAGGCTGTCCTCCCTCTCCTTGAACTGCCTGTCCATCTTGTCGTTTAACGAATCCTCAGCAGACTTGATGTCATTCAGTATCTCAGCCTCACTTTTCCCCTCTGACTTCCTTCTAATAGACTCAATAACCTTGTCGTCTAATGACACCCTCCCAGGCCTGTCTATGAGCTCTCCATAATCATTGATGACCTTGCCTGCCGCAAGCCCCTCCTCAAGCTCCTTGATATGCTCCGTGATGCCTGCTATGTCGTCCTTCCTGAGCTCGGTGTACGCCTTCACCATGTCCTTATACATATCCATCTGTCCAGCATCGCTGAACATGAACAGGTCGTTAAGCTCCTCCTCGAACTCGGCATTCTTGTACTCCCTCTTATTGTTGTTCTCAAGGGCTATCTCCATCTTGTTGTTCAAGGCCAGCTTCCTCGCAAGACCATTGTAGTACGCTGCGAACTTGCCGTCCTTGACACGCTCATTGAGGTTGTTCACGAACTCCTGACTCCTGTCCGCAACGGCATTCATCTCATTGATGTCATTGATGATGCTGCCGTTCCATCCTATTGTCAAGCCCTGTCCGTTTCTCCTTCTAGCAAAGCCAGGGGCACCAGTGACACCAGTGACGAAGCCAGATGCTATCTCCTCCCACCAGTTCGTGTCGTCCCACTTCTCGCTGCAAGCCTTCACCATAGCATTGCAGAACTCGCCTATCTTGTTGCCGAACTCTATGTTGTCGTTGTCGTAGCTGAAACGTGCATAATCCCTCTTCCCACTGACCCAGTTCTTCTCCCTGTACGCCTGCTGCTCCTCTGGCGACAAGTCCGCTGGAGCGTCGAATATGGACTCCACCCTGTGCAGCGAGCTCATCTGCTTAGGAGTCTCGGATATGATGCCCTGCGCACCCTCCTCGAATCCCTCAGTGGCACCACGGAGAAGACTCTTGCCTACTGCCCTTGCGGTGGCCTCTGGACGTGTCAGTGGCTTTATAGCCTCAAGGATGGACATCTCTCCTGTCTTCACCTTCTTGAGGTTGTCCTTGACATATCTCAGCACAGTGCGCCTCGTGTCGAAGCCTCCAGTCATGAACTTGTCAAGTCCCTCCAGCTTGTTTGTTAGCATGAGGAGAGCGACGTTGGCTGCATACTGTATGTTGCCTGCCATCTGCAAGTCATCCTCCATCGTTGCGTACTCCTTGACAAGCTGCTTCATGGCTTGATCAGGAGTGTATATATGACCATATTTTTGAGTCAGTATATCATACTTCTCGAACAGCTTCTTCTTCAGCTCTTCGTGCTGTTCACGGTAGTCGTTTATAGCCTCAGTGGTTGCCTCAGCAGACGCACCCATAAACTGAGCTACAGGGCCAGGAGCACCGAAGTAGCTCCATACAGCACCAGCAAGAATGGCACCCTCAGTAAAGCCGAGACTCTGCACGTTGTTTGCCCAGAAGTACCCAGTCTTCATTCTGTCCCACAGGTCAAGATCCTCGTACTTAGAGCTCCTTGCAAGATACAGGTTCTTGCTCGTGTAGTCACGTATATCCTGCATGAGGTTTGAGAACTTGTTGTTCCATTTTGCATTAGCCTCAAGAGTTACAGCAGCCGCAAGCCATCCATATATCTCGCCTATAGTGCCGTCAAGAGCAGTAGTTCCAGCAGTGACGAGGTTGTTAGCCATTGCATTACGAGCAAGCTCAAAACCACTTTGAGTATCTGCAATGGCATCATCAAGCTCCTGAGAAGTCTCTATCTCATTTATACCAAGTTCACTAAGTCTTTCTCCGTCCTCGACGCTTCCGTACTGGCTATCACCAACAAGTTTACCAACTACAGTCCTTCCTATTGTCGTATTTGTATCAAAGAGCCTGTCGTAATAGTTATTGAACTGTTCAGAGTTGCCAGGCATCTTTACAGTAATAGCCTTATCATTTTCTGGTTTTGTCGATTGAACGCCACTGTTATCAATCGTGCCATTGCTATAATCCTCTATTATCTCTGCCATTGCTATTCATAAATTAAACCATTATGTATTTCAGATTTTGTCACACCACTACCTATCTTCTTTAATGCAATTCTTGTCAAGAAACCAGTAGTGAGTTCACACATTGATTGCTCAGCTGTTGATAATCCATCTCTTATTGAAGTAGCTCTACATGAGCCTAAATAATTTCCTTTGTCATCGACGAATATATTTATCATGTCTCCATCATTAGTATCAATCGTCTTTTGATAAATGACAAACTTGTTTTTCTTGTCTTTCTCATTTCTTGAATGTATTGCATGTTGCGTTCCTCCTGAAGGAATGAATGAGAAGTCTTTCTGAGCTATCATTTCAGTAATTTCGTCTCCACTCATATTTACCTTACTATGACCTTCTTTATTGAAATCAGCAACACTCTTAGCAATATCATTATACGAATGATTAAACATGGTGAACGTGTCATTAGGACATTCCATAACCCATGACTTTCCTTCGCTTGTTATGATACAATTACCTCTATTGTCATAAGATATTAGCTTTCGAGTTTCTGGCTTGATGAAATTTTTATATTCATTAGAAGTCATAGCATCAGTTTTCTTACCTGTCTGTGGATTTATCTTCCAGATCCCTTGTAATTTTCCATTGTGTTTAGTATCTAAAAAATTTGCATTTTTAGTCACAACATCTTCTCCCAAGAAATTAGCCATATCACCAATAACGGTAGACAATGCTTTTGTGACATCATCACTTGAAAATGTACTTACTTCAAATCCCTTTCCTACGGTCCTGCTGAGCTGGTAATCAATCATTGCTTTCATTTGAGCTCTTTCCAATTTGTTACCATTAAAGTTCTTACTTCCATCCTCTATACTCTTTATACGATCTCCCCTATATTTGTCACCAATCTCATTGAGTTCCTTCTCTTCTTCCTTAGTAATAGTACCATTGTTCTTCTTTTCAGTAAGATCTTTATACTTTTCGACATCTTTTATAATTGCTTCGTCAGCTATATACCAGAATATATTATCCTTGCTAACATTCATCATTTCCTCTGCATTTTGCAGGTCATCTTTAAGCCCTAATTGACCATTAGGAAGGATAGATACAGATGCTGGCTCTAATTTGTCATTTACGTCTACACCATACGTATTAGTCGATGCGTTTATCTCTATCTGCTTCTGCGACCCAGAGCCACCACCATTGCCACGTGGATCCGCCTTTGCATTGATATGATAGTCCTCGTCATAGTTGCCGATACCCTGACTGAGACCGAGGTACACGCTGTTCATGCCAAGAGTCTGGTTCTCCCTGTCCATATATGCGAAGTCGGTGTTGTCGAATATGGACTGTACCTGCTGCTGTAGATACGGCAGAGTTCTCAGTATCTCCTTGTCCTCAGGATGCAGTGCGAGGTACTTGTCTATCTCGGCCTTGTTCATCGCCTGCTTCTCAGGGTTGTTGGTCGGCACGAGCCAGTCTATATGGAAGCCGCCACCGATGCCCTTCCTCTTGTGGTCTCTGTTTATAATAAGTCCGTCCTTGACAAAGAATGCCGTACTTAGTCTGGTATCTGCCATGATAGCGTCAGCAACCTTCGTGGATATGTTCTTGCCAAGCGTCTCACCCTGCTTCCTCATGTCCTCAAGGTCTATCTGATGGAAGTCCACCTTGCCATTGTCGATAAATAGGTCTGCGTTGAGCTTGTATACAGTGTTGCCGTCCTTGTCCCTCCAGTTGTAGACGCCACGAGGATTCTTAGCCTTATAGTCGTCAGCTCTTTTCTGCTCTGCCTGCATACCCTCAACAGCACCCTTCAGTCGTGCCGTCTGCTTGGCGTACTCACTCTTCAGCTCCCTGTGTATCGCAGGATTGAAGTTCCAGCCAAGATGACCAAGCTCGTTGAGGTTCTGGTCTATCTTGTCGTTTACGCTCTTCCAGGCATTGTACGTCTCGCTGTTCTCATCGCCAAGATACGGCTTATAAGCATCTATCGCCGCCTCCCTTGTATCAAGGTCGTTGCGACGCTCCTTTGACATGTCGCTCGCAGTCTTGTACGGCTGAAAGTACTGCTCCTGTGTTGTCGGTGTGAACTTAGAAGTCCACTTGAATGGATCCCACTGTGCCATATATTACTCCTCAAAAAGCCTTTTCATTTTACCTCCACGTGCAAAGAGCCTTCCACCTCTGCATCTCTTCCAGTCTCCATAGTAGCTGCGTATGAAGTTCTGGGCTCCTCTCCTGCTCTTGTTTATCGCAGCCGCAGCATCAGGCGTTATCTCAGTACCGAAGAGAGTGTTGAGAGATGCCCTGCTCCTGTTTGCGGCATCTATACCGACATTGCCCATGTTGTCGTATATATTCTGCCTCAGACCGAGTCCAGTAGCCTTGTTGTAGCTGTCTATGCTCTGGAGCGTGTTGTTCATGTTGTTGCCCTGCTGGAACGTCATGTTTGAGTTCTGCTGAGCAGCCTGCATCTTGTTTGCGTTATAGGCCTGCAGTCTCTGGAAGTTCTGCGCAGCCTCCTGCATTGCAATCTGGTTGTTCAGCTGCTGAGCCTGCAGGTTCGCCTGACTTGTTGCGTTAAGTCCCTGCTGATATAGGTTCGACAGTGCCCCAGCAGCAAGCCCTGGCCTGTTGCCGTAGACACCCTGCATATTCCTTATGCCGTTGAGTGCCATAGCCCTGTTTCGCGCTGCTTCCTCGGTAGGATTGTACCTCTGAAACGACACGTCACGTGCTCTGCCAGGATATGACATGCGTGACTTCCTGAGCGTGTTCTCGTACAGGTCCATATACTTCGCAGGGCTCTGCCTATAGTCCTTGGATAATGCCTCCCCGATGTTTCCAAATACAGGGGCGAAACGTGCGTTCGAGATTGCCTTGTCCCTGTCAACACCCATCATGTCGTACATACCCCAGAACGCCTGAGCGTTGCCTGCATTGTCTGCTGGAGTCGTATTACTTACCCTCTGTGACTTATATGTCGTAACGTCGCCAGGCATGTATATGCTGTCCGTGGCTGGGTTGTATATGTCACCCCACTTCTCCTGCACTGGCCTCGGCTTATAGCTGTCACTGCCATATATCGTCACCTCGCTTTTCCCACTGTTGCCGTCCATTCTGTGAGCGAACATCCTGCCGCCTCTTGAGAACATCCTTCCTCCTCTGCTCATCATTGGCTGTCCCGTCTGCTGCATCATAGCATCCTGCGGCATACCCTGCTGCATCGGCTGCTCCATCGGCGACTGACCCATAGGCTGCTGCTGTTCCATCTGCTCCGTACCTCCCTCCTGCAAGCCTTGCTGTATGCCATCCTGCATAGCCTGATCCTGTTCCTCTGGAGACGGCTGCTGAGCCTGCTGCTCCTCCTGCTCAATCATCTGCCTCTGCTCTGGTGTGAGAGACTTCATTGCGGCAGCCCTCCTCTGCATGTCCTGTATCTCCTTTATCGCCTCCTGTGCGTTCTGAAAGTTGTTGCACAGGTCTGCTATCTCGTTCTTCACCTCTTGACTGCCCTGCCTCTCCTTGTACTTGTTATAGAGCTTCTTGAATGCAGCCGCATAAGTGAGGCCCACTACGCTCTTGTCTATTCCGAACTGGTCTGCCATCTTCGCATCGACAACTATCCTGTTCGAGAGGATGTACTGGTTGTCCTCGCCAGTGATGTTTGAGATCTTGACTTCTCCCTCCTCGACGAGGTTCGGCAGTCCGTCCTCGGCTATCCCCTGAGGAACACCACCATAAGGGTTCTCCTCATGCGAGCCTCCTGCGTTGAACTCCGTTATCCCCTTTATTCCCTGCTCCTTGTTGCTTATCTTGCCGCCCTCGGCAAACATTCTTCCCTTCCTTGAGAAGAGACGGCCTCCGCAGCTCAGGCTGTTCGTATACATCTCATTCAGTTTCTTCTGTTCCATGTTGTTGATTGAGTTTGTGAGACCTATCTGGTTACGGTTGTTCGCATACCTCTGCGCATCCTGAAGACTCCTCAGTCTCTTCTTGCCGTTGACGACTCCTGCTATTCCGCTTGCTAGTCCACCTACGGTACCACCTATCGCACCGAAGAGCGTTCCCCATGGGCCACCTACGCTGCCGTACTTCGCACCCTGTGCGGCACCATTGGAAGCAGATTGCCATATAGACATTCCCCTCGTCTTCCCAGACACGTCGTTGGTATAATTGAATGTGGAACCGTTCTGAAGGTCGTTCATCATGTCCTCACTGTTCATAGCTTGGCTGTTGAACGAGTTGTTCATGATGCCACGCTGCATCTCCCTCGCCTTCCTCCTTATGCCAATCCTGCCAAATGCGGGATCTGCCGACGAGTCTCCGTATGCGGTGCTCAGCACGTCGCTGTCGTATGCGTTCCTTCCTTTAGTGTAAAGATTTCCAATGCCCTTGTTTGCAAGGTCGGCAACCTCGCCTATGGCAGCACCATATTCGCCGATGTTGAACTTGCTTCCATTTGCCCTTGATGCGTCAAGCTCCTCCTGATTAGCATAGTTCCTATATTTCCCATTCTGGCCAGCAAACTTGTCGTTGTACTGCCATGACCCATCCAATACACTCATACCACTGTCTTTTGTAGCAAAGATAGTGGTTTTATATAAATGTTATGATTTTCTTAGTGATTTTGTTACACAAATGAACTATTCTGTGTAATCGCAGTTCAAGTCGTGTATAAGTGCACGTCTGTTTTTCTTTTCCTCATCGGAAATAGAGTCTTGTTCAAACTTTAATACTATATGACAATAGTGATTTCTTATACGCTCGAATATCTTTCCCTTCTCCCTCAGCGAATGTCTCGGCACGAACGACCTCCATACTCTGAACCTGTTCTTCAGGTTTGACACCATGAACTGCCTGAAGTCGAGCTTTACGTCGTCAGTAGTCTGATACTCGTTGTACGCCCTGATATGCGTGAATGGGCACTCCTTGTCATACAGCAGCCCATCCTTCTTCAGAAGGTCTCCCCTGAACTCCACGATGTCAAATATCTTGTCCGTCGGTCTCTGGCTTCCAGCAACGAAGTCCACATAGTAGTCACAGTACACGTCGAAGAACTTGTTGTACTCTCCCATGTTCACTCCCCACATCCTGTTGCCGTGAAGTATGTACGAGTCCTCAAGAATGTTGAGAACGTCTGAAGAGTTCTCGTACGAATAGAAGCTCTCGAACTGCGTATGCTTCTCATTGAATCCAAGAGCGTCCGTCCTGTTTATTATGTATATGCTGAAGTTCCTCCTGTCGTACTTGACTATCATGTCCTCGCATGTCTGTCTGCCGAACATCCAGCTATGGAAGCCGAGCGTTTCGGACAGAGGCTTTATACCCTGCGAGAAGGCGTTGAACTGCTTGTTGTACGCATCGACGAAATACAGTGCGCTGTCCGTCGCCTTGACGTTATAGTTGTGCAGTGCGCCACCATGCTCAAGGATGTACTGCTTGCCATTTACCGTGCCACTGTTAGCAAGCACGATTGGCGTACCGTCAGTAGTTGCAATCTGCGTCCTGTTGTTATACATCACGAGAGACAGTCCTTGCGGCTGGAAGCAGTATATCTCATTGTTGAACCTTGTAAGCGTTACTATGTCGCCCTTGTCGCTGTCGAAGTCGAGTATGTTGCTACCTGTTATGTTCGTCCATGTGTCTATCACTGCGTTCTGCATCTTTGGCAGAGACCATGCTATCGTGCACGGGTGCGTATAGACATTGTTGGCGAACCTGTTCGGCATGTAGTACGTGAAGTAGTTGTTCTGCTGCGTGTATGACAGGTTTATCACGCCGAAGTTGTCTGGGCTCGCCTGTAGGAAGGCCTTGCCTCTGTGCGTGTCGTACCGCCCGTCGAGGTTAGTCCTCGTCTCGACATAGAACGACAGTATCTCGACTACCTGATTCTTGTCCTCTGTGCTCTCAGGATATGTGCGCAGGCAGTCGTACCTCTGATAGTACCAGTCACCCTGAACCCATCGCAAGTCAACACTTCCGTCAGTCACCTTGACAGCCTCGCCTGCCACCATCCAAGCCTCAAGGTCTGGATGCTCTATATCCTGCTCAGTCTCGTTGTTTATCACGTCAGCAAGCCACAATGACGCTCCAGTTGATGCAGTAGGGTCGTCAAGGTCTGTGCTTGCAGGCACAGTGCCGTCAGCCTTCGGAAAGGCCTTCTTGCTGCAGTTGAACTCAGTAGTCCTCTTGAACGTCTTGCTCTCCACGTCATACACGAGCCAGTCATACCTGAACAGCTCATCTATGTAGAACGACGTGTTCTCTATAGGATTGCTGAATCCGAGGTTCACTACAAGATGTGGCGTTGACTTGTATTTCAGATTGACGGCTGCCGATCTTCTGATTATATGATTCTGAGCCCAGTTTCCTGCAGCATACAGCCATGATCTCGGATCGTCAAAGTCAGCGCCAGTAATTGCAAGCCCTGGATTATTCGCCCATCCGAAATACTCGCCGTAGTTGTTCGCAATGGTGTCTCCATCTACACTTGAATACATGAAGCTACCGCTGTTCTCGACCATCATCCATGCGTTGTAGAAGTTCACCTTATACAGCGCATCCTTGTTCACGCCTGTTATACCTGCATCTCCGTACAGCATGAACACCCTGTCGTTGTTTATGAGCCTTAGAAGCGTCTGCTGCATAAAGGCCCCAGGACGTACGCTGTCAACATACACTATGATAGGATTCATGGCTATCACGGTGTCCTCGTCACCCCTGTATATGAGAGTGTTGTTTATGGTAGTTATTGCAGACGACTTTCTGAGCTCGCACGTCTTGCGTGAGAAATTCGTGTCATCAGCATAGTAGTACGTTCCGTCGCAGTACCTGTAGTTTGCGAGCTGCTTGTATATGAGCTTAGAGTCCTCCCTCTCAGTACTTGAGTCGCCTCCATTATCCCATAGTCCGAGAAAGTCGTCATATCCGAACGGCGGCACCGCCCAGTATATGGAGTCATGCGTTCCCTTGTCGGAATTTCCCTGATTTGGGAATATGGCAGACTTCCAGTTAGGAAGCGTCATGGCACATGAAGCACCAGTCATGCTGAATGGCTTTAGGCCTACGAAGCCCTCTCCTCCTGATGCGTGAACATCGTTGTTCCACAGCGTAGGAGTAGAGGCAAGTATGTTTGTATCGGACACGAAGCCTGCACCATGAACGCAGCCAATGAGCTCTATCTTCTTGTCTACACCTGCAACAGCGTACACTATGTCATCGGGAGTGTGGAACGTCAGCAGAGACGTATCGACGAAGTACCTTGAGTTGTCATGCCTCATGAACTTGTCGTTGAGGTCGTTCTCAAGCTGTAGAAGTCTTACGAACTCGGAGTGCACGCCCTCCCTGAGTCCCCTGTATATCGAAGAGCTCTGAAACTCGCAGTTCCAGTTTGGCATGGAGCCAAGCTCCTTCAGGTGCTGCCACTCAGGAAGAGAGCTTCCGTTCTCTGCATTCCCAAATGACTCATATCCCATCTCGTCAAGATGCAGCGGACTCCACGACATGTCGGTAGTGGCCTTGGTCTCTCTGTATGCACCATTCTCCACAACACTGTCATTGCCGTCAAAGGCTGATATGCTGCTGCTCGTGTTCTGGTCGTTGACGAGGAACGAGAACAGTGACGGATTCACCTTCTCCTCCTTTGCGAGGTCATCGACTGCCATACGGGAGAACGGCGAGAACTTTGCATGACATGTTCCCTCAACCCTCTCCTTCTCGCAGAAGATGGTAGGGGTCAGCACACCCTGATACAGTGTCCTCTTCTTCGAGTCTGGCATGTACGCCACGACTGGACGTACCATGACACCATTTACATTGGTTATCGTAGCCCTGAAGTTAGGCAGCTCTATGTGTCCGCTGCCGTGCAGAGGTGACAGTGACATTTCCCATGTGTTGCTGTCGCCGTTCTTTATCAGCACAGGCGTGCTCCAATGACCCTTCTCGTCCATTATCTGATAGCCGAGCGCATATCTCTCCCTGTACTTGAAATGCCCTATGTCGAACGAGGAGAGTGCAAGCTGCGACTTATGAGCATAGCCAGCCTTGCTGAACACTCCGTCGTCTATATGCCTATGTCTCTCGCATGTTACTGATATGTCAGTCCTGTCCTCGTGTCTCTCGTCCTCAGTGTTCCAGTTGCCCATGAAGAGCGTGCCATCCTTCTGCTCCATTGTCCTCACACCGTGCATTACGATCGAGTTCTTGAACGTCAGGTACGAGCTCTCCACGGCCTCCTCGTCACCGCTCATGGTGACGCTCACGCTCTGCGCATACGCCACGTCCTTCCTGAATATCTGAGGAGTGCCGTCCTTGACAGCCCTGTGTATCGCATACACCATGTACTGGCTTATCGTATCTGAAGACTCCTCTATGCTGAAGCTGATGTCAAAAGAGTTGCCAGTTGTGAGGTTGTCAGGAGCGAAGCCTATGTTCTCGTTGTCATTGCTACAGTAGTACAGAGGAGAGTAGTACACGATGTTGCTCTCGTTGCCATTGACGATTTCGGTTACGACGAACTGCACGGTGCCTGAGAAGAAGTAGCCATTGTAGTTCTTCTTCACATTCCAGCTGTCAACTATGCTAATCTTAGGAAGGAACGAGAAGTAGTCAGCCTTTATGTCGCTCTCCGTGATACTTACGCCATATTTCTCGTTGAGCCTCTTGAAATCAATGACACGAGGCTCGTGAACGCCATCCACCCAATACACCCTTATGCTGTTAGCAGCCTCTACATATACGACTGTCTCAATCTCCTGCTGCGAAGTGTCTACCGATGCGAAGTCGAGACCTGTACCCTCCCATGACAGGAACAGGTCGAAGTCCGTGCTGCCCGTCTTCTTGTATACAGTGATGTAGTCGTAGTCGTCATCATAGGAAAAGAAGCCTACAAACTCGTTCACAGTGAACGATCCTACGATGGTGCCAGAGACATTGACATCCTCGATAAGAAGAGTACCTTTTTCGTTGCTTATGCCATACATGGTGCTCTCGTCGTCCCTTGCCGAGACACGTATGTTCTTGTTCTCATAGCTGAACTTAGGGTCGAACCTGCTAAGTGCCAGATCCCTGTTCATCCCCGTTACGTCTACAGTACTCCTCTGTCTTCCCATTTTAGTGTATCTTAATCTCCTCCTGCGCACCAAGCCACTCGTAGCCATGCTTGTGCTGAGTAGCCCTCCTTACAAGTGTCGTTATGGAGTTGCGCAGACTCTCCATCCTGTCTATCGTCATCTTGTTCTGTTCAGTCGTGGCCTGACCGACGGCAAATGCGTACTCCTGCTGAGCATTAGTTAGTATGTTCAAGTTAAGCTTTCCAAGCTCAAATAGTATTGTAAGCTCCTCCTTCTTTATGAACAGCTCAAGCGCACGTATGAATGTGCTGTTGTCTGGAAGAACTGGAAACCCGTCCTCGTCCGTGCATATAGCGGAGTACACGAGAGTCGCATCGTCGTCCCTCTCTGATGATATTATGAAACCTCCCTGTATCTTGTACGTCGGCCCTGTCATGTCATCGCTGTAGTCCACGCTATGAAATGAGTGCTGCGCAAGCTGATACACGACTTCCTTCTCCGTGCGCATCTGTACTATCTGATAGTAGTCGCATGGAAGCGCAGCCTTATGGTTGCGTATCTCTATTTTGCATGTCTTCTCCGTGAAGATGAATGGACAACCGAGAATCCTCATGAAATTGACAGTGTACCTCACTACCTTCTCAAGTGTCATGTCCTTGAGTAGAGGATGAATTAGAAGGTCATCCAATATCTGCCTTATGCTTATCGTCTGCTCTGTCATACTTTCCCTTTTTACTCCTGCTCATTTCGCTAAGCCTGTTCGGCGTGCTTATCACGTCAAAGTCAGGATTGTCAACTATCGCCCTGTTTAGTGCCTTTCTGAAATTCATGGTGGACTTCAGGATGATAGGTATGTTATGCTGGAGGCATCCCTTGAACAGCTTGAGGTTGTACTGGTAAGGGTTGCTGTCTATCACCTTCACGAGTCTCTTCTCCTCATGTGCCTTCGGATCCTCCCTCCATAGCTTCCTCGTCGCACCCCAGTCCGTGTTGTATCCTATTGCCTTGACAGTACCGTCCTCCTGAGTTTTTATGCTCCTCCTCCTCTTTCTGATATGGAGTATGCCCATCGAGTACGGTAGCTCGACAAGCTCGCCCTTCAGGAGCTCGTCGAATATCACGTCCGTTATCGTGTCGAATATGGGCTCAAGCTGTCTCGCCTCCTTCTTCGTGGAGGTAAGCATCTCTGCTATCTGCCTGTTTCCTGCCGTGACAAGTCTTGACCTGTCGTACTTTCCCATCATCATGACTGCTGCTGTTCTGTGTTATCTGTGTCTGTTGCTACCTTCTTCTGCGGCTGCTGCTTCGGCACTGGCGAATCCCCCCTGTCGTCCTTAGAGTTGTTCACCTCGTCCTCTGGCATGAATGTCGGGTTGTAGAGCTCCTGCGACACCTGCTCGATTATCGTCTCTATGAAGGCCTCCTCCATAGGGAACTCCATGTCGAGAACGTCACATTCCGCACCATCACACGACATCTCGTCAGCATCCTTCGGGTTCTCGAACACTGCGTTCAGCTTCACCCTCTTCAGATACAGGAACTGAGGATTTGCGCTCTTCAGCCACAGATAGTGCTCAGGGTCGATGGTGGCGTACAGTATGCTTTGCATGTACCTGTTGTTGCCAACATACCTCATGCGCTCCTTCTTTACGAACTCTATCTCCCTTACGAAGAAGTTCTCAGGATACAGACTCCTCTTCCCGACGTTGATAAGGTTTGGCAGCTTCTTGGTGCTCCTGAGCCACGTGCCAGTCTCGCATGCTATCTCCTGTATGAGCCCATGAGGCATAAGGTCTATACATATCGTCTGATAGACGCTCTCAGGAAGCTCCTTGTTCTGTGTCTCGTAATACTTCTTCAGCAGGAATGCTCTTGCCTTGTCAAGCATGAATATAACATGCTCCTCTGTGAAGTAGGAGTCGTCACCTGCCAGCTTGAGCTTGTCAAGAACCATATATACAACTTCCCTGTATGTGCTCATACCACTTGTTCTTAGCTACAAAGATAACGAAAAATAGGCACTCAGCAATGCCCAATACTCGACATTGCCAAGTGCCACACACTTTCCACAACAATCAAATATAGTATTCATAGTCCCTCGTCTTCTTGTATGACACGTAACCTCCACGTGCGAACTTGCGTCTCTGTAGCTGCATGTACTCAGGATCCATGACGTTCCTTACTGGGAACTCTGGGTTAAACCCATGCAGCTTCTCAGGCGATGCTATCTGTCTTGCAAGCTCATCCTGTGCCACCTGCTCAGTCTCTGGTGCTGTTTCGGCCATTGCAGCAGGAGCTGCACCATTCCCCTTCTGACTGACAAACCTGTGCAGTATCTCGCCAGTGTTCGATGCACCGTTCATCATCTTTGCAGGGCCAGCCTTCGTTAAATTTCCTATCTTTCCGTCAAGAGGACCGTCATAGAGACCACGCTCCTTCATGACCTTCTGTAGGGCAGGAGCGGACTGCATGCCGAATATGCCATCCTCCTTCACTCTGAGCTCCTTCTGTAGCTTCTTTATTGAGTTCACGTCGCCATTGAGCAGCTTCGATATGTTGGCATGATTCGACCTGTGCCAGTTGAACTGAGGCTTTTGCTTCTCCGCTGGTTGTCCTGCCTGCGGTTTACCAGCACCTGCGTTAGCTCTTCTCTTAGCCTCCTCCTCTGCGATCCTTCGCTCCCAGTACTTGTTCATTGTATAAGATGCAGGCTTCGTTCCGTCAGGCTTAGTGTTCCACCAGTCTTTAACTTTATCTATCTTGCCTACTGCTCCAACTTGTTTTACTGGAACTTCAGCTCTTCCACCTCTACCTGCTCTTCCAGTCCTTGTTCTTGGAGCACCATTTCTCTGTCTTGTACCGTTTCCTCTTTTAGCCTGTTGTTGAGTCTGTGACTGTCCGTTTCCTTGAGACTGCTGCTGTCCCTGTTGAGGCTGTGTGCCATTTTGTGGCTGTTGTGCAGGTTGCTGAGGTGCTTGACCTTGACTTCCCTGTATAGTGGTCTGCTGTGTTGTCGTGGGCTGCGAGGCTCCATTACCTTGAGGTTGAGGTGCAACACCCTGCCCACCCTGTGGCTCAGGCTGTGTAGTAGTTGTTGTGGTTTTACCACTTGCAACACCTTTAGATTTAGTCTGAGATGCTGATTTAGCACTTCGTGTCGTAGTAGTTGAAGTAGTATTTTTACCGTCTTGTGGTTTTGGAGCTCCATTACTATCTCCATTACCTTTATTTTCTACTTGTTTTTTTGCCATATTACGATACTGTTATTGATACGTTATTGAATATAAGTTTCTCAGATGCTGATTCGTATGTTACAGATGCGTTACCACCTTCACCGCCAGAACCAGTCTTCCATACATCCTTCGACTTGCTCCTGTCACCGTATGCGAGAGCAAAGCCGCTGATGTCGCTCTCAGAGCCGTAGCTCCTGTCCCTTGAATACAGACCTGTCACATGCCTGTTGTTAGCGTCGATGGTGGCATAGTACTCGTTATATCCTACGAGGTTCCTGTCGCCAACATATATAGCCTTGTTGAGCAGTTCTCCTATTCTACGCTTTCCCATAATGTCGTCATTTACCAGTCATACCATCTGCGTGGCCTCTTCCTCCAGTGATAGCCGCCACAGCATAGACCGTGATCATACCTGTACCTTCCTCTACCCTCCCAGTGCTTCCTGTGACGCATAGGCCTTACCTCGCCATACTCGTCCTCCGCATACTCTGGATGGTCTATATCATGCTCGTCCTCAAGCCTGTCAAGCCTGCCGTCCTGCTGCCTGTGCTTGGCGATGGCCCTGTTCTGCCTCTCAGTTATGAAGTCCTGCTCGTCCTCCAGTGCACCAACCCTGTACGCAAGCTCTGATATGTCTCCTAAATGAAGTCTGCTCATTGTATTATAAACTTAGTGTAAGTGTCTCTGTACTGTCATCGTATTTAGGCGTTATGACCTCGACGTGCTCCACGACCTCTGGTCTCTTCACGACAACAGTCTCCTCTGCATCAGCTCTTCTCTGCCTCTCCTCGTCACTCCAGCTGTCAGGGCACTGATTCTCTATGACCTTCGGATCGTAAAGTCTCGGGAACGGCACAGTGCATCCGCAGTTTAGACATAGCAGAGCCCTCTCTATCAGCTTGTAGTCCTCATGTCTCAGAAAGCCGTGAGTGTCGTGTTGCGTCATGTCATAGATGTATGTCAGGGCGAGTATCTTTTTCACCTCTTCGTCGTTCTTGTACCCTACGTACGACAGAACCTTGTAGTACTGCTTTATGACATCATATACATACCTATCCATGACATCCGCATCCTTTTGATGGTCTTATGTGATTGACTTCGTGCCTGCCGTGCTTGAAGAACTCGTCCCATACCCTCGCAGCAGCAACGTACTGCCCTGCCTCTATAGCAGCCTTAAGTGCCACAAGCCTCAAGTGAGTGTCTATGAAGTCACGTGGTATAACGCACCTCTTGCCAAGCTCACAGATGTCGTCCATGAACTTGTGGTATATCGGTCCCTCCCAGTACACGGCACCGAGAGTGTACTCGTCGTCCATGCCGCATGGAGTACCGTCAGCAAACGTGCCCTTCGTCTTGACTATGACGTACAGGAGCTCATCATGAAGTCCGCACACCTCCCTGTCAGTGAGAACAGTGCGATACTTGTGAAGCTCCTCGTCGTCACCCATCGAAATCTCATACACATGATTGTCTGGTTTCTCAGCGTCGCTCATGTCTGTATACTGCCCAGCAACCACGACATATATCTTGTCTATGAACACTGTGAAGTCGTCGCCATTCTTGTAGTACGGCATGTCCCTTACCTCAGCGTCTATGATGAGGTTCCTGCCGTTGTTCGATATAGCAAGCTCGTTGAAACGTATCATCTCAATACCTTTTCAGCAAAAATAATATAAAAGGAGACACATTGTCGTGCCTCCTTTTATGCTTATCGCTTTTGTTTACAATTCGTTACTAAAGTGCTAACTTGGCACTCGTCGCCGTGCTGACTGCGGACACGAGAGCAGTCATGATACCAGCATCGTCGCCACCTGCATCAAAGTGAGGGAATACAAGCGTGATGTCCTTCTCGCTCTTCTGCACAGCCTCGTTCGGAAGAGTGCGATAGAAGTGGATGTTCAGCATGTCAAATATGGTGCTGTCTGGATTGTCTACAAGATACTCAGTCTTGACATAGTTTGGCCAGTGTGCATGACGCTCCTGATCTCCACGCTCGCCCATGAAGAAGTACTCCATATCGCTTACTACACGACCGTTGCCGTAGTACGAGGCGTTTGCCATTGTCGCACCAGCACCAAAGACAGAGGCCTTTGCAGGAGCTACGTAATTATCAGGCTTTGAGTTGTCAGCATTTAGACTTGGGACTGGCGTAACGTCCTCGATTGCAGCCCACTTCACCTCTGCACTGTTCTGCGTGATCTTCTTGGCTGAGAGCTCAAGACGAATCGGATCGTAGTCAGTACCGATACCCCTCTCATACGTTGCGTCGATACGCTCCTTGAAGATTATTGACGTATAGCCTGCCGTATATGCCGTTGCAGCACCAGCTGCCTCTACAGACGGAGAGATTGCACCAACCTCAACCTTAGCAGACAATGCGCTTCCGTCCGTGCTGAGATAGATGTCGAACAGTGGAATTGGATCCTTGCTCATATTGCGTGCGAACGACACTGCAAGACGATACAGAAGCTCACTCTTCTGCTTTGCCTCGATAGCTTCCGTGCCACCAAGATCGTCGCCAGGATTAAGCTCCGCACCAGTAACCTCTCCACCATAGACAGAAGCAACGATGACATACTTGTCACGCTCATCAATACCAATCCAGTGACCGATATTCATGATTGCCGTGTACGTCTCGTTCGGAAGCACGTTCGTATCTGCGAGGAATGTCAACTTGACCTTCTTCAGCGGACGAACCTGCGACGGAGCAAGAGCATCGACCTTCTTGTTCCACATGATCTTGTCAAGCTCGATCCTATCCGTAGTGATGACGCCGCCTGGACTCATATACTCGAACCGAAGATCGTTATATGTGGCATTGTATACTGGAAGAATCGTTCCTGCCTTTACCGTGCCATCCTTCTTCAGATGACCATTGGCATCCTTGTCATCATCAGCAGCTACCTTGTTGACGACATAGAACTGATTTACTCTGTTTACAGAAAAATTTGCCATATCTTTTTGTGTTTATTTGTTATTGTCCTTTGTAAGTTGCTATTGCATATTCGACAGCCCTCTGTACTATCTCATAGTGGAGCAGGTCGTTCAGCTCGCAAGGAGACTCGGTATCGGAGTTCGGCAAGTACTGCCCCTCAGTCTCTATCCACTGAACGGCATCTGTATACTGCTTTCCCCTGATATGTATGTCAAGCCCCTTGAACTCGCCCATTGAGAAGTCCGCAAGAAGTATTGGCTTCGGTCTCCTCACATACCTGAGTATGTAGGCTGCCATAGGATACTTGCTGACAAGCTCCACGGCATTGCCTCGTGGTCTCTCAAGCCTCAGAATCCTGTTCGCCGACGGCCCCCTGAACGGATTCCTCGAATCCCTGTGATAGTAGTCGTGAATAGTAGGCACGACAGGTATAAGCGCACTGCCCTTGCAGGTGGCGTCATCCTCGTACCTCCCTCCCTCGAACACTATGTACCACAGGTCTCTCGGAAGCTCTGCGACATAGTGCCTGAAACCATCACCAATGATGACGTCACTCGGTGTCATCAGGTTCTCATCCTCACTATGCACAAGAAGAACGTCAAGACATCTTCTCTTCTCCTCGTCCCCCTCAAACTTGTTCTCATAGATCTGCTTGACGATCTCCTCCTGTGCGATAGTAAGAAGCACGGACTTCTCGTACACGTTCACCTCTGGTGCCCTGTTGGACATCAGATTGTTAAAGAATATGTCAAACGTATTTATGAAGTCCTGTGTCGTCATGTTAATCCAACTTTTTGTCGTCCAGCTTCTCCATGAGAGACAGCTTTATATCCTGATGGTTAGGCTCGTTCAGCCACCTTGCAGCCACTCCGAGCGTAGGCTCCTCGCCATTGCCGCATAGCGGACTGCCGTCCCTTCGCATGTAGTACTGCCCTGCCCTGTTGCTTAGCATGCCGCTCTCGACGCTCCTCCTGATGAGTATCTTCGTGTCGAGCAGCGGATCCTTGATTGTCGCAAGGAACTGTTTAGTCTGCTCCTGCATGAGGTCATTGCACTTGACCTGCATCCAGCTGAGCTTCGTGTTGTCAGCGAGAGGCTTGCGTATGATAAGCTCGATGATAGTGCGCAGCTTGTATGCGTCGCTCTCGATCTTGCCATACTCCTTGTAGCACTCCATGATGTTGGTCATCCTGTTCTTCTTGTCGTCGAGCTCGTCGTTCGACTTGATGAGAACGTACTGATAAGACTCCTTCGGGTAGTCCTGCAACGTCTTTGAGTCTGGACAGATGACATCCTTGTTTGCGAGAAGTATCTTGTACTTTATGTAGTCTATCGGGCTGCTCAAGTCCAGATACGTGTCATACTTGTTCAGATTGACGGTGGCCTCTGGATTCTTGCTGCTCCAATAGTTGTTCTCCTTCTTGTGTACGCTCAGAGCACCCTCCTGCAACCCCATAGTCCTCTCGAAGAACTTCTTCTCAGCGTTCGTGAGTATATTGGCGAACTGACCGTTACGCAAGAGCGGTACAGAGAAAGTCCTCGTGACACTCTCTGACAGTCCTCCAAACAGTATGTGCTTGGGGTCATCGAACATCTTCGACTTCTTCTGTATGTATCTCACTATCACAGTCTCGTTCCTTAATGGGTTGAGGCTCGTTATATCCTCCTCCTGTACTACCGTGCTGTCAAATTCAGCAACATCATCTTCTTTCTTCCTTGCCATTATTTTCTCCTTTTGTTGTTGTTCCTTGATTTTATCATCCATTCATGGCAGTGGATCGCTCCACCGCCATGACGAATGAATATTTAGACTACCCCTGCAAGATGCTCGGGATAAGGGAGAAGCACCTCGTCGGGTCGTATACTACCACGCCGAACGTCTCCATCTTGTGAATCTTCGCAGAGTCGATGTCCCAGCTCATGTAGTTGTTGCTGTTCGACTTCGTGAACGGATTCCTCATGCCGCTCTGATAGCCACGTGCAGGATTGCCGAACTCGCCAGCGATACGACACTTGACGATGTTCGCCTCCTCGGACGGACCCATATCCATGATGTCGAACCTGTACGACTCTGCCACGCCGCCCTTCGGGTGCATGATCTTGTTGCGGTACGGATCGTCATAGATGCTATCGACGACAAGGATAAGATGAAGGTTGTTCGATGCGATATACTCCGTGAACTGATAGCCAGCCTTGAGTGCGTTCTTATGAATCGGGCTCGAAGCCTTCGAGATGATGCCGAGAGAGTCGCCATTGAACTGGAACCTCTGCCAGCCGCTCGACTCAAGACGCTCCTGAACAGCCTTGTTGAACTCGATAGCACCACGCCTGCCAGTGTGGATATGAACCGTAGTCTCATTGAACGGAGTGTTGTTGTTCGAGAAGATCTGCTCAAGGGCATCCTCAAGAAGGTCGATGGAGAACTCGTTGTAGAACCTCGTGTAGCCGAACTCCATCTGCTCACGAAGGCCTGCACCGATACGAATCACCTCGCCAGAGTCGCCGACGTTCAGGTACTCGCCATTGTCGTTACGGTTGCTGCGTCCATAGACGAGAGCCCTGTTCTTGTTTCCTGCGAACTGCTGCTCGAACTCGTAGTCCACGTACTGCATCCAGTGGTTTATGTGGCTCTCGCTCAGCTTGCCAGTCTTGAGGTCACGACGCACGACTGGTATTGATACCGCAATCTTGTCGAGAACCTGCTTACCAGAGACCTCAGCCTTGAGACGGATGGTCGTCCAGTCGTTACGCATCGAGACAGGCGCAGCAAAGCGTACAGTGCCCACCTCACGGGAGAGCTCCCTCTCGACATACGTCGACTCTACGCTGAACTTCTCGCCTCGGAGCAGTCGCTCACGTGGAATACCACCTGCGATATTGCCAAGAAGCTCGACACGGTACACCGTGTTCACGCCCTCCTGACGACCCTGCTCAAGGATTCGCATCGGGTACTGCTCATTCAGGTTGCCGACGATCCACTCGCCACGCTCAAACCAGTCCTCAGCGAAGACGAGCTCGAACGGAGAGTTGTTCTGACCAATATTTGCACCAGTGGAGTCGGTGATCACGACACCATTCTCATCTCGTGCCTCCACGAGAGGAATGTTACGCTCCGTGGCACCAAGAACCTTCCAGCGAATATCCTTGTCGTCCTCGAACTCCCTGATACCATAGTCATTTAAGATAGCCTCATACGAAGGACATCCAGTTCGTGAAGCGAAAAGCCTGACCATGTGGTTTGAACCCTTCTGAGCGTCTGCCTCGAACAACTCGCTGATGTGAGCAAGATGGTTGTCCTTGGTCATGCCCTTCCAGTGCACGAACTTCTGACTGACCTTGTATTTGTTTAACTGTCCTGCCATATTCTACTTTTTTAGTTAGTATATTATTTCATATTTCTGTTTTCCCTCAGACCTGTCAGAGCTGTCGTTAGCATACTCGTATGTTCCTCCTCCACCAGAACCAGTACTCCTCAATGCCTTCTCGATGTCCTTCACACTCTGGTTAATTTTTTTTTTGGCGAACTGCCCTCCTATGTGAGAGAAGTCCCTGAACCCGTCAGTCAATGTGAATATTGTCCCAATCATATAGTTGTAGACATCTGGGTACTTCTCGGAGAACGCCACCACAGGTGACACGAGAGAGCCGTCATCCATCTTCACAGTCTCTCCATACAGGTTCTCATACACCTTCCTCCTTGTGGACTCAGGTAGACTTCCGAACGTCGAGTCATTCACTATCCAGTCAGTAGTCTTCTGCCTGATAGCATTGTCCCTCTCGTAGTCAGCCTTCTGCGCCTGCTGGGCCTCGTTATAGAGCTTCTTGTACTCGTTGTGGTACACATTATTGATGAAGTCCCTCGCCTCGAATGCGTCGTCAATGTCAGTCGCAGCCCTTATCGACTTGTCAACCTCCCTCTGCGCCTTCTCCTCGTCAAGACCCCTCATGAGAGCAGCCTGATATATCAGCTCCTTCCTTGCCTCAAGTGCATCGTCAGTCTCGGAGTTGAGAAGGCTGTCCGTGTAGTCTGACATTCCGTCTATCCTGTCCTCCATCTCTTTTATGGAGTCTGAAGACATTCCTGCGTCGAGAGCATCCGATATACGTCTCTGCTTTGAGTCGAGCATCGAGTACACCTGTCTCTTCATTGCCTCCACGAGATCCTGCGCATTGCCTATCTCTGCGGAATTGGCTTCGTCAAGTACGCCCTCCTCCACCAACGAGTTGGCAATGGAAGAATAGAACTCTGGAGAAGACTCGTCGTCGTCGGACGGCGTACCTTGACTATCACCAGTATCATCATTTCCATCGCCTACGATCCCCTGACTTGCGTTCTCCTCCATGAAGGCCTCGATCGACTTGTCATCAGCAATGTCGTCTATATTCCCGTCATTGGACTCCTCGCCCTGCGGAGAGCCCTCGTCTATGATGTCCTCGTCTCCACCGAAGACGTCATCCATGCTAAATTCCTCTTCTTCCATTTCTTCTGCTTTTTTAACAAAACTATCGCAAAGATATTCGTAGCGAAAAATCTATGACAGACGATAATAGTTTTATTATCAGAAGTTATATAGTTTTTGTAATAAAAATCTTACATATAGTTATATACAAATATATATCTATGAAACGTTTTACATACTTTTTGAGGGCAATGCAGTTACAACAACATAAACGACACTATGATTACAAGGTATGTTGTGTATCTTTGCGTACATATAAATATATGCAAGCCACGAACGACCTTACATAGAGGCATCGTGGATCGAAGTCGGGGTGCTGAATCGTAAATTGGTTACACTCGTGAATCGTGGGTCACTTGCTACTGTTGGGGCGACGACTACTTTTTTCCAACACAACAGGAAATCACAAAGACAACTATATATGAGTGGAACGAAATACGCAAGCAAGCTGACGATAGGTGGAGAGACCTACGTCGTGAAGGACAAGGAGGCGAGGGATTCGATAACTGCATTGCAGACGAGCCTCGGCGCAAGGATAAGCGACCTTGAGAACGCATCTAATGTGACGACAGATGATGTTGTATACAAGTACGCAGAGGAGTTGTATAACGAGAAGCACGCAGAGGAGGCCCTTGCTACTGCAATGGCAAACTACTCTCTGGTAACTACTCCCGTGAACAACAGCTCAGTATACGCAGACGAGGCTGCATCAAATGTATTCTCCGCAAAGGTGCAGCTTACATACAAGGGTACGGCAATACAGGCAGCATCACTACCTACAGGATGGGGACGGACTGATAACATTGGTGAATATACGATCGAAAAGGAACAGACAGGCCCAGGAACTACTACTATAGCATCTGAAAGTTTCATGATTGCTCCAGAAGATTACCCAGGCAGTTTGACAAAGAACAGCGATGCTGTAAGCGCAAAGGTTATCGCTCCAGTATATTATGGATGGGTGACAAGCAAGACTGTACCTGCCACAATCACTGGCTTTACACGAAGCACGACAAAGGTGTCTCAGACTGGTGGCTCTGGCAGCTTCACGAACACTCTTCAGTCAGCGGCATATCTGTGCATACTTACTCGAAGCACTGCGTCAGTCACTCAGAACGGTACTGAAATTCTCGATGCTGCCGTGTCAGGGCAGTCGTTCTATTATCCAGACAAGGCTGTGCAGCTAACTGGCTACAAAGCATACTTCTCAACGAACTCGGCAGAGGCTGGCAGTGGTTTCGGAAAGTTGAACATAACTATAAACATCTAAGATATGGCTACAGCGAAAATCAATAATACAACACGAAAGACAGAGGTAGGCTTCGCTTATACTATGAAATCCGCTAACAGAGGCGACTTTCCTCTTGTATATCAGGATAGTGCTTGGGATGTAGTCACAGAAGGTTCGGATCTTGAGGAGATACTTGATGGTGGAGGTCAGTATGACCAGCATACGATTAACGAGGCTCTTGCTACTGCCATAAAGAACGGCACTGGCTCTGGCCCGCTGCCTTCAGGGCTTCTGAAGATAATTGGCACAGTCACTGTCAGTGGGACAAAGGAGGATCCTGAAACGCACGAGACGGTAGACAAGACTCTTGCGGACTGCCTTGACGACCTGTCTGCTACTTCAGATACAGGCGACATATACCTGTACTTCAACGCGAGCGAGAACCAGACGGAAGAGTGGTGCTGCATAAAGACTACTACCGAGAGCGGAGGCGTAACGACTACGACGACAAGATGGGAGCTGGTAGGCGTCAAGCAGGAACTTAACGCAACGGCAACCCTTGTGACTGGTGAGACGGACGAGTACGAAATAACATTCAGTTAGTCATGGCGAAGAAAGCGACATATATACAGGCGAAGGTCTCGGGCGGTTCCACGGTGGAGTCGTTCGAGATTGTAGACAAGGCGGCGAGAGAGAACGTCTCCTCGCTCGCTGGGAGGGTTGCGACATTGGAGGCTCAGCCTGCACCAGACTCCATAACCGTCGCAACGGACAGTCAGACGGGCGTGGTGACGATTGAGAAGAACGGCTCTGGACTTGTGAATGTCATCCCTGCTGAGAACGCTGCGACGGCAGCCGCACTTAGCACAGTGCAGCAAAGCGTGGCTGAAATCAATGAGAATGTAGCGGCACTGGAGAATGCCGAGACGATAGACAGCACAGCAAGGAGCGGTGTGAATACTCTTAGCGGTGAGGTATCTGCACTATCAACAGTAGTAGCAGGACACACGGGCGTCATAAACATCGTTAGCGAGAACATCGCTGACTTGCGATACAAGGAAGACTTGTTTACTGCAATACAGACCAATCAGAACACAAAGATAGGCTCTGACGGAGAAGATGAACCGGTATACGGATATTATGTTAAAATCTTTGACGTAAGGCTTTATCGTGGTGAAAAAGTTAGGATAACTACGACTGACGAAAGTAACCTCATTCACTATGCCTTCTACAATGCAATAGGTGCATCGGAGTATGCTACAATGTCTTCTGACGCACTAATCTCCGCATCAGAGGATACCGATGGACCACTTACTAATGTTGTTGTAGACGTGCCAGTGACGGCGAGCGCACTTGCCGTTGGCACTACGAGTGCAGCAGTTAAAGAAATGGTTGTCTATGGTCTTATAGATAGGATAGCAAGAAACGAGAAGTACCTTGCAAACGTTGCTCAAATCATCAATGGGACGTATGCAAACTTCAAGGATGCCTTTGAGTCGTTGCTTGAAGTAAATAGAGACACGCTGGCGTATGTAAATACCAATTACCCTAACAAGTATCAGACCTATCACTACATAGGCATGGGCGAGGCAGGGAAAAGCTACATATCCAACTGGCGTCCAGACGAAGGAAACGACACTAAGGACTACACAATCGTCTCTACAACATACACAAGCGAAACGGTAAATGGGAAATCTGGAAAAATATGGACGTACACGATACCTGTTGAGAATGTCATAAGGAACGCTTACGTCCCTGGGTCGTATTACGCAGGCACGACGCAGTGTTTCGACAAGGCAGATAGGATAATGTACTCTTTCTCTACTACGCAAAACTACTACCGAACACTGCCGCCTTTTACTGCAAAGATAACAGTAGCAACAAGAAACGATGAATGGAAGGCTGACAACCACTATATCACTATCAATAGTGAAGTCGTTCCTCAGACGCTGAATGACTACATAAACGAGAAATGCACCATAACGGTCGGCTCTGATGGGACCACAACTCTTAACACACAAAATAAGGCTCTCGCAATTCCATGCGCACCAGTGGAAGGAGGAAAGGATTATATACTTGCCACAGTAGGAAACAAAAGCGCATACGAAAGTACTCGACGCATAATGTTCCTTGACTCGTCTTTTGTCCTGATAGGAGAAACTTATGTTGCTGGCGACTATAGTGTTGGGGTTGCGAATAACCATTACAACAACGTACTTAGAATAACTTCTCCTGCAAATGCAGCATACGCATACTTCCCTGTGAAATTCACTAGCGAAGGAGTAGAGACTGTCAGCGAGGCATTGCTTTGCTATGCAGAGGATTTTACGCTTGCTACATGCGTAATAAACAACAGAGAAGCAAACGAGAGACATAAGCAGGTAAACAACCTAAACATAGGAATACTTGGTGACTCGACTTCAAGTACAGCGTTTGGCAAGAGTATAAAAGCATACTCTCAAAGTGGAAACTGTGGAGCTTGGGTGGCGTTCTTTAATACCCTCATCAAACCAAAGGAAGTAAGAAATAATGCAGCTGGCGGTGCAACAGTAAGAGACACGACTCCTATATCCAACGGAGTCATAACGACAACTGCCAATACTTACATCAAGCAGATTGAGTCGATGATTTCTCATGCTGAGCAGTTTACGCCTGACTACATCTTTGTCGTAGGATGCACTAATGATGAAAGCACGTCAAGTCCTTATGCGTGGGTGACTGATGCAGAACTCAATGGTACAGACTATGACACGTACATGGAGCAGACGTTCATGACAAGTAGCAACAACGTCATAGACATAAACAATGTAGATTGCAGTAAACTTGCTGGCGCATTGAGATATATAGTGCAGAGAGCTTTTGAGACGTGGCCTAATGTAAGAATGATAGTGTGTACTCCGCTAAGGAACAACTATACAAATCAGGCTAATCAGAGGGCCTGTGTGAGGGATATGAAGTGGATGGCAAAGCGACTAAGCCTGCCAATCATTGACGTATTCGAGGAGGCAAATATGCCATTCCTCTGGGATGATGCAAGTGGTAAGCGACACTGGCTTTACGACGCCTATCATCCGTACAAGCAGAGCGAGCTAAAGCAAGGAGCCGCACGGCATGGACGGTTTATAGCAAAGAAGTTCTTACAGATACTTGACTATGAGACGGACTATGACATAACATTCAGCAAGGTGAATGTATCTGTAAGCAACAGCACGGAGTATACGGTCGACTATCCAACGACGGCATGCACTACGGACACGATAGCGATATATGTAAACGCAGCTAATGCAAGCATAACGGTCACAGCAACAGATGCGGACGACAATGCAGTATCTTGTGAGCAATCGGCAATAGGAGAGACAAGCACCAAGGTCCTCGTCTACGTTCCTGCAACAGACTTGACTGTAACGATAAGCGAGGTATAGCAAGGATTAACCATTAGGACAGGCAGTGCCTGTGGTGGCTGCTGAGGATGGTGGGGTGGGGGAATTAATAGATTTGTTTACAATAAGATAGTAAATCATTATTGGTGTTGTCAATGACTTGTCTGTTATAGAACTTTGTGTAATCATAATTCTTAAAACATAAAAAATATATGGCTGAAATTTATCAGGTGCCAGAAAGCAATGGTAGCAACAGTCTACCGTTCTCCATTCCAGTAGGTGGCAACAATGGTCTTTTTGGAAACGGCAGCTCGCTCGTTGACCTTTTTGGCTTCGCAATCATCGCTGGCATGTTTGGCTGGGGTAATGGCGGATGGGGAGGAAATCGTGGTGCAAGCAACACCGAGTACCTTTCAAATCAGATTTCGAGCGACGCTGGACGTCAGCTTGTGATGCAGGCAATCACGTCGCAGGGAGAGCAGAGCAGGCAGGCCGTGCAGACTCTCAGCACGATGCTTGGTCAGGACTTCAACACCGTGAACACGAGCGTGCAGAACGTCATCTCGGCAATCAACAACTTGGCGAACGCTCAGGGAGTCGGCTTCATGCAGATAGTTAACTCTATCCAGAGTGGCAATGCGGCATTGGCTTCGCAGTTCCAGCAGAGCATCTGTGACGTGAAGGGCGCCATAAGCGCAATGGGGGCCACGGATGCACTTGCGATCTGCCAGCAGACGAATACGTTGACGACACAGAGCGAGCGTAACACGAACAACATACTGCAGGCCATCAACGCCCAGACGATTGCGATGAACGACCAGTTCTGTGCACTGAAGGAACGTGAGATGCAGCAGAAGATCGACACGCAGGCTGAGATCATCACGCAGCTTAGGGGACAGCAGGACAACGCAAACCAGACCAACCAGATTATGGCGTTCGTGAATGCACAGATTGCTCCGCTGCAGGCCAAGATAAATGATATAGCGGCAAAGCAGCTGCCGACAGTGCCAGTGCAGTATCCTAACATCACAGCAGTAAACACCACACCGTATACTGGAGGTGGCGTATATGGAGCCATGGCACCGACGTTCAACTTCTAAATATGATGCCAATGAGCTGTGTGAATATAAATACAAATCTGCAAGGCACGCCATATATGTCGACGTCGAACGTCACGGTAAGTGACACGACGGTGGACCTTGCGCTTGGATTCAGGCGCATTCCGCCAGTTGGTCTGTTCTTCGTACGCATCTCAACGGCAATACCTACTGGCACCACGGGAACGCTTCCTGTCACACTGACGCTCAATGGCGTGACGAGACAGCTGACTGCGTTCGGTGGACAGTCGGTGACTGCGGCAGACCTTGTCGGGACTGGAGTCATAGCGGTGTTCAATGACCGATATAACGGCATACTACAGGTGGTCTCACCATTAACAGCATAAATACGGATATATGGATTTCAACTCTTTAGGCACAGGAGCGCCATTCTACATTCTCACCAAGACGGACAAGCCGACGTTATCAGTCGGTGTCGTCAAGGAGAAGACTGCGCCACAGGCGAAGTATCTGGCTCAGACGGCTCCAAACGTGTTCAATGGATTGCAGCAGCAGAGCGTGATAGCTATCACTGCGACAGTAGACGGAAAGGACAGGGTATTCTCCGAGATACCGACGAACGTCGAGATAGCCCAGAAGGGCGACGAGGTGTTCAGTGGAAGCAGGGAGGCAATGCTGCAGTTTGTGGATTCGATGATACAGACGTCGAGGAAGGCTCTCGACATGGTGGGCTATCATAAGTCAGTTGTCACTGAGGGCGAGAAGATGCTTGAGACACTTAACCCGAGGTATGCAGACGAGAAGAAGCAGGCTCGCACCATCAAGGCTCTTGAGGAGAAACAGTCCGAGACTGACAAGAAGATAGAGGACCTGAAGAAGCAGAATGACGAGATGCTAAGCATGTTGAAGTCGATGTGTAACAAGAACTAATTGTATAAGCAATGGGATATATAATTGTAAACGACAAAAAGAACAGGACTGACAAAGATGGAATGCGCATGAATATGCGTAATGCCATGCGTGCGAAGTACGGTCACAAGTCTGGAGAAGACCATGATGAGGACTGGAATGACGGTTATGAGTGCGGCTATGAGGACGCTATGCGTGACATGGGACGCACAGATGACGAGAAAGTTAGCAAACGATATATGTAAACATTTTACCTGCCGTGTTTTGAAGCACGGCAGGTAAATTTAATACTACAGAAGTATGGCAAGTACAAGTGCTGAAGAAATGGCAGAATACTATAGAAGGAAATTCCCTCAAGTAGAAAATGCTGAAAGATACAGGCATTCTGATAGAAGAATTCCGAGTCTAACTGAATATGCAGATGGATATAGAGGCCTTCAAGGTATAAATGAGGATGGAAGTGTTAATAATTATGCACCATCACCTATTGCAGAAACCAGAGCTAAAATAAGAGCTAAAATATATGATGATCTTGAGAATCCAAAGCTTCAGTTTACTGCAAATAAGCCAGTAACAGATGTGACGACTCCAACAGATGCAGAGCTACAATCTATTGAAGACGAAAGAGAAAAATATATATCTAAACTAGAATCTATTGAAAACTCATTAAAAAAACAAAGTAAAGCAAACTGGAACAACATCAATCATAGCCAGATGCTAAAAGAGTTAGGAGATGTAGATAGCGTTGGTAAGCTCCAGCAGTCATTAGGAGTTAAGGCTGATGGAGTATTTGGTCAGCAGTCCGCTAAGGCTCTTCAAAGAAAACTGAAGGCTATTGGTCTTTACGACGGCCCTATTGATGGTAAGCTCGGAAAAAAATCTATCGCTGGACTTAGACAGATGTTACAGCAAGAACAGCAGATGAGAGCTACAAATCCAACATCACGTACAGACCTTAGTGCAGGTGTAGATTTCAGTCGGCGAGGAGCAAGCGAAGAGCCAGATACCTCAACGATAGATGAATCTGCTTACGGTGGTGAAAACGACTACTACGATGACAGTCAGGGTGGCTACTACGGACCTAAGGATCGTGAGTATGCACGTGGCGGAAGATTGTCAAGGAAGTATGGAAAGCCATACAAGAGGTCTAAGGACGCAGAATACTATATCTAATGAGGAGCTACGTTTCTGAAGGAAGAGCAGTCTACGAGGACTATAACCACGGACAGTTTAGCAAGTCTCTTGCTGAATTTGCCGTGAGCAACATGAAGGTACGAGAAAATGGCAGAATGGTGCCCATCAGGCGAGTGTCAATAGACGAGCTTAGGGGCATATTGAAGAACCATGGCGTGGAGATAGAGGAGCGTATGATATATACGGCTCTCTACCTCTACAACATGGCCATTGCCGACTATCAGAAGTCACTCAAAGATGACACGGCACGATGCAACTTCGTCGTCGAGACGCTTCTTGATCCCGACTGTTGCCCAGAGGCTGTCCTCGAATGCTACACGGCGAAGATGTGCGCATTGGGCATTCCTATTCATTGGGAGGACCATCTATGATAAAGCAGGTATTCGATGTTGGCGATGACGCATGGAATGTCACATGCTTCTATGACCCAGTGACAAAAGAGGATTTCATAGAAGTGAGTGACGAGATCATGACGATTGGCTCAGAGGACCCGATGGACGACCTTATGCACCTGTTCGACACGATGGATAACGGGTACATAATCTCGAACACCGACGAGAGAAGGTCAATCGTCGTCATAGGTCATGCCTCGTCAGCCGAGCAGATGTACGACACGATACAGCATGAGCTGAAGCATCTCGTGGAGCACATCAGCGAATACTATGATGTAGACAGCAAGAGCGAAAGGGCGGCATACCTGCAGGGCGAGATAGCAAGGAACATGTTCGTTGCTTCAGCCATGTGCGTGTGCCCAAGATGTACCAACGGGTACTACATACGCAGGTAGCAATATTATTTCTCATCTTTTTTATGTACTTCCAGTCGTGATGATTGGAAGTTTTTTATTGCCTTATTGTACGAATGTTATACACTTCTATACAAATTATTATATTATTACTTCCCTAAAACGCACAATTTTAATATAGAGTGAAATAAGGTGCTCTAAAAGTTTGACAAGTATGTTACAATAGCTATCTTTGTGATGAAGGAAGCTGAGTCGTGATGACATTCAGTATTGATTTGTTCATAGATTTACGTTTTAATTTCAAGGCGCACAACGGTGCGCCAACTTGCCGAGGTACGACGTAGAGGTTTCGTCACATGCACGACCGATGGCATGTTCCACTCTTTTTCGGGTTTTGTGGGGGAAGCGCAGGTTCGACTCCTGTCCTCGGCTCTAAACAGAAAAGACAATGAAGAACAAGTTGCTGAAGAAGCTGCGCAGGCAGTTTGCGAGCCTGTATACGATAAAGAATAGCAGGGACTCGATAACCATGTATACCATTTATCACAATGGTAGTTATGACGCATCCTGCATTGACGGCGAGGCTCTTCACCGTGCAATGAGGGCGAGGTACTTCAGGTTCCTTCAGGACTACCTCGACAAGCATGGAAGGGTTGTCAATCACAGACTCATATATTGGTGGTAGTATGGAGCTTGCAGGCATGGAACCGATTATTGACTTAACGGATCATTATCTCTCTCCAGATGACTTGCAGGAGATGTTTGATATGTGGCTAATGTACGGACTTGTACCTTGTACCTTGTATGACAAAGACGGCAAAGAAGAGGGACATAGCGATGGAGTACGCCCTGAAAAAGCAGGGCCTGCTCAAGGAGGAGGAGAAGCCTAAGCCAGCAGTCCACTACTGCGAAGAGTGCGCTCATGCCGTGGAGGACAGGAAGTTCATGAACAGGGCTAACGACGGCACGTACTTCTGCGTGCGTTGCAAGTACTATACGGAAGGGAAGTATGTGAAGTTTAAGACGGACGAGGCTTGTAGAAACTTCTTATGCAAATAAGTCGCACTTATGTGCGTGGATTGAAACAAACCATAATCATAGGCAATAACAACTCATGAATGACTGTTGTGAAACAGTCATTTTTTTTTGTTATATTTGCATCATGTTCAAGTGGTTAACGAGAAAACACAAGGCTATGAAGATAACAGTGAACAGGCTATACAAGAAGGACACCTACACGATAGGCAAGATGTTCCTCAACGGAGAGTACTTCTGCGATACGATAGAGGACAAGGACAGGGGACTGAAGCAGTCGATGCTGAAGAACGACATAGTGCGCATCAAGGTTCCTGCACAGACGGCGATACCATCTGGCACATACAAGGTGACACTCAACGTGTACTCGCCAAAGTTCAGTCAGCAGGACTTCTACAAGAAGGTATGCGGTGGCAAGCTGCCACGACTGATAGATGTCAAAGGCTTCGAGGGCGTGCTTATTCACTGTGGGACGACTGCCGAGGACAGTGCAGGATGTCTCATCGTGGGTCAAAATCTTGAGAAGGGGAAGGTGCTGAACTCAAGGAAGACGTTCGAGAAGCTGATGAGCAGGCTTAAAGGTTGTGAGGATATAACTATAGAGATAATATGAAAAGGAGGGTATACACATACTTGCAGCTGTTCAAGGAGGGGCTTATAGAGTCACTTGCTGGGATAGTCAACATACACATGTGCGTAACGGCAGCAATAGCAGACGTGCTTGGCATTAACCACAACTACACAGGGAACAGGCTGATAACGAAGGCGTGGGCGATAAACGAGCCAGATGATCCTGACCCTATCAATCCAGAGCCTCAGCATACGTATGATTGGGAATATGCCTTCAGCGCAAGCACGGCAGTGCCTGTCACTGGATGGGGTACTCTGTCATCAGACACACAGCTGATTTATTACAATCCTAATACTCCATACTTGCACTTTAGGATGTACTGCGATAATCAGCTTGTGAATGAAGATGTGCAGGACTATGAGATTTTCTATAAGAATCCGTCCAACAATACTATACCAACACACGACCATCTTTATACGAAGGTCTTAGACGGGCCTAACAGATACTATTGTGAGTATGACAGAACTATTGAGAGCCCTATGGTACGTATGATAACTAGTGCATCTGGAAGCACAGACAATGTTTCATGGTTCTACGCTTTTTCCACTACGGCAGATACTCCTCAGCAGTTCGTAAGCATACCAAGCAACAACACGATCATCAATGACTCCAACTACAACTATCTGTGGATATTGTGCATAGATAGCGACCTGAATCTTCAGAACATAAATCCTATAAACAATCCATCAGACTATGAGGCTTACATTGAGAACAATGGAACGCAGATTATATACGGGCCATCAGAACAGTACAATTATTGGAACAAGGTTGATGTAAGTGGTCTTAGCGGTGCGGTTAGTATGCAATTACGGAAGTCGTCTGAGGTTCAAACTAACATAACATACGAGAGACAGCAGACGTGGTACTATCAGAGAACATTCGGAAGCAACTCCACTCCTGTAGCCGCCGACTGGAACGCATTATCAGAAGACATATCGTTGCCATCGAGCAATAGCGCAAGTTTCATACACTTCCATTATGGGGACTATGTGAATACGTTCAATGCTAACGACAGCGATTATACCATTTACAGGAGCGTAGGCACAGGTGCACTGTCAGCAGTTGCAGACGCTCATTGTACTGCTTCTGTTGAAGCTGCCGTAGTTGGACAACCGAGTGTTTCATATAGTTGTGATTATATGATAAACAATCACAGTAAGAAAGTAACATTGCAGAATTATATACTTTCATCAATTATGACAATGGATGAGCATGGGGTTTCTGCTAATTCTATTGGAGATTACTCAATAGCATTTGGTCCTATCATGCATACATCTCAGAATGATGAAGTATATCTTGACAACAATGGCTGTCTTACCATTGATGTTGACTGGATATATTACGATCCAAGAGACCAGCCAAGTGGACAGATCCCATTGAGGCTTGAAGTCGTATTAAGTGGCAAGACATACTTCACGTATATTAGCGCACCTACGACAGTTCCTGATCCGCAGAGCTATTCGTATGTGTCGGAGCCTACAATCACTTCGTACCTGCAAAATGCAAGCAACCATAATGACAAGATAAAAGTCAATATACAATACCAAGTAAGAAACTATAATCCAAATGAAAACCTATGATAATCTTTTGATTTCTCATATCAAAACGTTATCTTTGTGACATAAAGATAAAAAACATGGAGAAGGAAGAGATACTGAAGAAATACATAGATGAGATTAAGACACATAGATTCTATGAGCTTATACCGAATCTAAATAATGGAGAGGTCATAATTGATAAGGGATCAATAAATTTGGATGACCTTACATTCACATCATTCCTAATCAGGAAAGGAAAGGTTTTTGATGAATTGATGACGAGCGATCACGGAAACTATCCTCATCCTATATCAATAGTCTGGAATCAACTATTAAATGACGGTTTCATCACAGAGAAAGACCTCAACTGTGCTGTCGAGAAGTGCAACAAGACCTACGAGTCGATGCAGAAAGACACAAAGAAGTATATGCCGACAGACGAGGAGATTGAGAAGTGCGAGCAGCTGTTCGTTAAGTTTGCTGAGTTTATGTCAATGGATCTCGCAGGTGTGTCTGGGAAAAAGACTCCGTTCTCAGAGTTCGCAAGGGTCATCAAAGAGATGGATGACATCATATCAAAGGGTGAAAGTAAGAAATAGGTATTGAGAAAAACACATATCGTTCATTCTGTTTTATGATTTTCTTAGGGCGGTGGAAAAGGGTATCTCCACCGCCCTAAGTTTATCTTAACGAGTTATGAATGTTATGCGTGTCGTCTGCAAAGTTAAGCACCTCGCCTGGCCTTCTGAAATTCACGTGAACAGTACGTGCTCCACCTCCTCCTGCACGTGCAGCCTTAGAGCCGACCTTATTAGCGGTGCCTAATGCCTTTGTGAACTTGAAGTATGGTGACGCCTCAAGAACGGCATCCGTGGCTATTTCTGGAGCATCCTCCCAGCCCAGCTTCCTTCCGTTCTCGTAGTACTTCGAGCCTGCTCCTGCAAGCACAGACATACTACCTAAGCCCATTGACAGTGGCTGTCCTACTATAGGTATTCCACTTGCAGCAAGCGAGGCGTATCCAATATAGCCAGAGTACCGCTGAAGCTCCTTCGCATGCTTCTTGTCGAGCTTCTGCTGATCGTACTCGTTCTCATAGTAGTCCTTGACCTGTCTCCTCTCGTCCTCAGAGAGCTCCTTGCCCTTAGCCTCATCAAGCACGTCGCCCATAGCTCCGTCGAACTTTATAGGGCCTTCATAGCCTCCATTTCCATCATTGGTAATGCCGTATGCCCTTCTGTAAGCGTCAAGAGACTCGTCGTAGGCATCCTGCACTATCCTCTCGTAGGCATCCTGAGGAATGTCCCTCCTGTATATCGTCTCATTAGTAGGGTCGTACCTTCTTGTCGATATATGAGGTCTCAGACTTTTATGATACACTGAGAGCCTGTCAGCCTCCTTCTGCCTCAGCATGTCGTCTACGCTGCTTGGCTGAATTCCAGAGGCTATCCTGTCCACATTGCCGTTGTTTATGCCTGCGGCCCTCATTGCCTGCCTTACGTCTGGTGATGCTGCCATATATTCTTTTTTTGTTACATGTTCGATAAGTCGTAGACATGTATGTTAAAACAACTTCCTTGGTTTCTTGTGATTTATGCTCAACGTGTCTCTGTCATCCCTCATTATCCTGTCGATGTCGCCAGAGTTCTCTGGTATTATGTTGTAGGCAAGAAGTCTTCTGGCCTGACTTCTCCTTGGATTCTTGACACCTATTGTATCCATCCAGTTGCCTCTGTTTGATGCTATCGCCGCTGTCATCTTTGGTCCCCTTATGCCATTATACTTGTCGTCGACGAGCAGTGCCTTCTTCTCGAATGGAAGTCCGTCCCAGTCGTTACCTCCTGCGGCATAATACTCCCTTGTAGCCCTGTCGTACTTGCTCTTCAGGACCTTCGAGAACAGTTTGTCGTACTGATTCTCGTTTAGGTATTTGCCACCATTCTTATTATAGAATCCGTTGACAAGCGCAGTGTCTGCCTCATACGTCACGCCAAGAGGGAACGTGTTCTTCCCGTCATTTATGTCATACGTGGTATATCGTCCAGTCTTCTTGTCAAAACCACGCTTCGCGCCCTCGACGTTCGCCAGGTACTTTCTGAATCTGGGTGCGAACTCGTCATTATAGTACTTTTCACGTGCCCTCCTGACCTCCTGTATCCTCCTATTCCAGTATTCGTCCAGCTCCTCGGCTGATGTTGTTCTTGCCATAGCTACCAATGTTTATAAGTCATATCTACTTCTCCTTCTTGTTCTTGTACTTGCTGAGCTCTGCATTGAGCCTGTTCACCTCAAGAGTGAGCTCCATGATCTTGGTCTTGAGTGCATTCTGTTCCTCAAGTAGACGTGCCATCTTGTCACGGTTTTGCTGCATCTCGGAGACAAGCCTCTCGTTCTCCTTTCTGATGTACTCTATGATATGCTCATAGCTCTCAGCGGCCTTGTTGAGGTTGTCTATCTTGCTGCCCTCAAGCTCTGCCTTCAGCTGCCTTATCTCAGTCTTGTTCCTGCTCCTTGCGAATATCCATCCAGCAAGACCTGTACCTATCGCCGTAAGTGTCGGAGTAAGTATCTCCCATATATATTCCATGCCCCCCAGTTTATTTAAGTTTCCACCCTACATAAGCTACACCTGCAAGAAGTACGAGTCCAGTACATAGATAGGGAAAGGACTTTATCTTCATCCTTTCCCTGAATGACAGCTCCTCTCGGAACACCTCCTTCTTTATCATATACATCGTATCAATCCTGCACACGTATGCAGTGTCCGTCTTGTACTTGAACACGTTCACATACTTTATCTTATCCCTGAACACCGTATCACCCTTGACCATCATGTATATGCTGTCATGGACGAACACGCTGTCACGTTGCACCCTGTCCCTGTATACTATCCTCTCACGTATCTCCTTGTCGTTCCTCTCCTGCTCAGTCAGCTGCCTCTTAGGCGAGCATCCTGTCAGGATGATGACAAGCAGTACAAGCAGCAGATACAGACATCTACTGCCCTTGCTCATTGCTCTCCTCACTCGTGTCATATAGTCCCTTTGCATTTACTTCACCATTGATGTTCACGTCACCTGTGACGTTCATAGTCGTAGCACCATCGCTATATACCACCTTTGCGTTCTTGTGCAGCCAGAAGTCAGGTACATCAATATTCTGTGGGTATGTAGAATGTGTACCCTTGAATGTCAAGATGCAATCCTTGTATGGGTTGTTTTCAGCAGTAAGAGCTTCAAGCGAGATCTGCTTACTTTCTGTTTGCAGCTCTGGATCGAAGAACTGCTTGAGAAGTGCTCCACTCACCGCAAGCTCTATATCAGTCATTATGCTTGACCTTATCTCGTTCTCAATCTCTTGCTTAATCTCTGTCTTCAGCTCACTCTTCAGCCATGCCTTGAGAGCATCAAGCTGCTCATCAGTCAGCCCTGTGCCCTCTGGCTTAGGAGTATCATCAGGCTTTGCGAGAAGACCGTCCAGAACCTCCTGAACAGTCTTCTCCTCATCCGTGCCTGTCTGAGTGTAGTACACATATTGAGCGTCGGTGTACGGATACACCTTGTCCCTGTTACATTCGTTGAACAGGTGGCTCTTCTTCAGCTGTATTGACGGTTCTCTGCTCATAGGCTAATCTGCTACCTCATGCCATCCGTTATGATAGAAGTACGGCTTAGCTATGTTCAACGTCTCATTCTTCTCTACAATACTCCTTACAAAGACAAGACAGTCTACATTGTCAATATATCCTTGATTGTCTGCTTTATAACCAGAATCAGGAACAACAGATATGTATTTAGAGTTACTTCCATCGGATACCTTTACAATTCTTGAAGCTATCACATCATCAGCGTAATTCCAACCAAAAGCATTTTTTATAGCTGACTTGTCATCAGCATCTTGTACCGATTCGATTAAATCATAAAAGCTCTTGTCGCCAGTGGCCCTATCAATCGCATTGCTTGATATGAACGAAGAAATAGTAGTCATCGTTGCGGAACTTACTGTAGCTAATACTATATCAGCCGATTTCACATTAACGTCAGAACATGATATAGACCTACTGTTAGAACCATCATCAGTAACAGTATATGTAACAGCTGGCAAATGCTCTGTAACTACGTTTCTTGAGATATATTTCAGATGTAGCTGTCCTTTTTTAGGTGTAGACGGAAAGTCGTTAGAAGGAAGAATATCGTCATAATCACTATCATATATAACGCCTTTACCTCCTGCATTTCCGAACCTATTCTTAAAACGCCCTTCAGTAGTCTCAAGGTTGCCTATCTTGGTATCCTGCGTGTTCTGGCTTATCTGAAGTGCCTGCACTGCGCTCAACAGCTGCGTCAGCTGGTTCTGTATGGCCTGAACCTCGGCCTTTGTTGCATACTCACTCATATCCTCTTCGTTATTATTGTTGTTGTTTATGTCGTCATCCATGTGCGACTTGATACACTCGCACTGCTCTATCAGGTACAGCAGCTTCTCCATGATGTAGTCAAGGGAGAACACTGGTTTTGTATCTGTTACGCTGTTCTGTATGACAGTATTCCACTCGACAAAACCATCGTTGCTGTTCATGGTTATAAGCTCGTACGTTCCATCTTCTCCACTCCTTACGAGACAGCTCTTGTCGTTCTCGTCAAGAAGGTTGAGCCAGTGTGCGAACATCACATCGTCAGCACCAATCTCATTTGCAATCTGAGCAGCTATAACCTCGTTCATGTCATACTGTCCAGATATATAGTAGTCGTACAGTCTGTTCCATGCGTCAGGCATGAGTGTAAACTTCTGTATAGTATCCTCCACATACCTGTCTGAGCCATCCAGACGCCATACAGTCCTCGTCTGAGTGACATCTGGATACTGCTTAGGGTCGTCATCCTTCCAGCCTCTTATCGTCTCGCTGCTGCCGTTATACACGAACTTGATGTTGTCGGCAAGCATCTCCACGTTATCCTTCAGCTTCGGTGTGCCATCGCTGTCGTACACGACATCCCCGTGCTCGTCGTACTCGAATATCTTATGTATCTGCTCAGTCCACCACGGCTTGCAAAGTATGTCATCCCACACGCACGTTATTGGCACCCACGCCGCCGTATCCATGTTGTAGACCATGAGGAGAAATCTGTCCTCCTCGACCTTCCTGAGCCACATGACGTTCTTGGAGTATGGCGGCTCCGTCATCTCCTGCGTCTCCCTGAATCTTCTATTTGGTACTATGCTCATTTCCTGCTGCTATTATTGTTCTCCTTCTGTCTGCTCTGCATCGTCATCTGCCTGTCCTTCTGAGCCATGCTCGCCCTGTTAGCCTCCATCTTGTTCCTCTCCTGCATGCCCTTGACATATCCGTCGAAGCTCCTGTCAGCCACCTGCTGGGCTGCCTGCTGGTTCGCTATGCTCGCCTTCAGCATGTTGTCCTCTGCATGTCTTGCATTCTCGCTGTCGAGCTTCCTCTGCTCCATGTCCATCTTGTCGTCATGCTCCCTCTGCTTCTCGGCAAGCTCCCTCTCGAACTGCTCAGGGTCGTCCATCTGCGTCGTCACCCACTTTGTCTGTGCCGCTATCTCGGCCACCCTTATCCTCGTCTCGTTGTTCTCGGTGTTCATCCTCTCCTGATGCTCGAACTGCATCTGCTGCATCTGCATCTTCATCTGCTCAAGCTGCTGTGCAGCCTGCTGCTGCTGCTGCTGAGCCTCCTGCTGTCTCTGCTGGAGGTCCTTCTCGGCCTTCTCCACCATCCTTATCTTCTCTGCCATCGAGCATGACGAGTAGAGCCTCATGATGGTGCTGAAGTCGAGAGCCTGAGCCTGAAGAGCAGACTGTGCGAGCTGTATGATGCTCTGCTCAAGAGCCTGAGCCTTGTTGCCGTAGTCGCACACGAGACCGTAGTCGCACTCGGCAAATGCGTCGCCGTCAATGTCCATCAGGCTTATGCTGTTGTCTGACAGTATGTACTCGAACTTCTTCGAGCCTCCCCTCATGGCCTCCTTCGCAGTCTCGACGAGACATTCGTAGACCCTCTTCTTGACATCGTTATGAACAGAGAAGAGCCATTCGGTGATATGGGCTGACTGCACTGTCGCCCTCTCGACACCACCGACGGTCTCCCTGTTCGATATGCTGCCCTCCCTCTGCCTTGAGATGCCCACCACCTCGGCCATCTCCTCCTTGATGAATGTGAGCAGCTGTATATGCCCCTGTATCGCATTGCCAGTGTCAAGGTTTATTACACCGCTTCCGCTCTGATTGTTTATCGCACCTGATAGCTTTCCTGTCGCAGCACCCACCTTTCCCTCGTTGAACGAGTTCGTGACGGCAAGGTTCATCTCCCTCGCATAGTACAGCCACTTCTCGATGTCCCATCCGTCTGGAACCATCGACAGGTCGAGTCTCATGATGGCTCCCCAGTTGTTCGCTATCAGCTTGTTCAGACGGTCATGTATAACGTCGTACAGGTAGTTGTACTGCTTCATCATGTCGACGAGTGAGAACGGCCTGTTCTCATTGATGTTGTAGAGGCTTCCGACGATACCGAAGTGACACCTGCTCGGATTGGAGATGGAGTTGTACTGCACAGGCCTCGGACGCACGTTCACGTACACCTCGTCACCTATCTTCGTGCCCTCCCACGCCTCGTTCACCCATATCTCCGTAGCCTCCTCGCCCAGCTCTGGACGTATCTTGTGCTCCTCGGGGTACAGCGTGTATATCTCGTCTCCCGTCAGCTCGTCATAGCTCTTCACCTTCAGAACCTTCTTCCTGCTCTTCCAGTACACCTGCACAACCCTTATGTTGCCGCACATGTCATACGGTGCGAGGCTGTCTATCGAGCCTCCGTCAACTATCGACATCGGATCGTCGTTCATCACAGCAACTCCCTCCTCGCCTATGAACTGCACTGTGAATGCGTCACGTATGATGTTCTCCTCAGTCTTGTCCCCGTCCTGCTGCTTCTCCAGCATGTCCTCGATGTACTTCCTGTCCTTGTCCGTCAGTGCGTCGTAGAACACGTCGTACACCCTGCCAGGGGACCAGTAGTCCTCTATCACTATGATGTCCGCATCCTCTATCCTGTTGCTGCATCCAGACCTGAAGATATGCGTCTTGAGAGGGTTGAGCTTCCTCACCGTAGGCTCGCCAGAAACTATGTCGCACTGATACATCTCCTCTCCGCACACGCATGCGTCCTTGAAGCCGCTGTTGAACAGCATCGGCATGTTGAGCTCCTTGTCGTAGTGGTTGTATATGGCGTTCGCCCTTATCTCCCTCGCATCCTGCCAGTCGTACGTGATATACTCCTTGATGTCCCTGAGCTCGTGCTCGTCCTGCTCCTGCGACTGCTGAGGCCCTTCAAGGAACTGTATGTACCTCGCCCTGAGAGCCTTCGCCTTGTTCCTCTCTATCTCGCTTATCGCATTCGGGTTTGTCACCACGAACCTGCCCTCGAATATCCTCTTGCTCTCCTCGCCGACGAGGAGGTTCAGCTTCGAGTTGATTATCGGGTAGTGCTGTATGTTGTCAGGGTTGTACCCTATGTTGTTGTTCTTGTCTGGTGCTATAATCTTCTCGAAGTCCGACATGTGGAGTATGCCGTTCACGAGGTCGAAGTTTATCTTCTTGTGCCTCACCGAGCTCCTTACCGTCTCGTAGTTGGCGTAGGTCCTGTCGGTAGCCCAGTCGACGCACTCCCTGCGCCACTTGTCCCCCTTCTTGCCGAAGGGCAGCTGCTGTGGTGGGAATGATCTTGTTAGTGCCGCCATCGTGTCTTCTCTTTAATACCTACGCAAAAATATATCATATATGCAAGTCACTACATAACGTTACCTCTTTACTTTCCATTCGTAAACTTTTTTCATTATCTTCTCCTTCAGCTTGTCGAACCTGCTGAAGAATTTGTCGTCGAGCTTCGGGTCGTGTCCCACGACTCTCTTCACGTCGCCGCCAGTGAGGATCATCCTCTCCTCCCTGATGAGCATGAGCATGCCGAGAGACGACACACGGTCGAAGTTGCCGTCTGGGTTCCATGATGCGAGCTCAAGTAGCAGTGCCTTGCTGCGTATGTCGTACAGGGCGAACCTCTCAATCTCGACGTCCTCCCCGTCCACGTTCTGCACGTCAGTGACCTTGTTGATGAGCCAGTCCTTGATACGTCCCCTTGCGTAGGCATTGATGGCCTGCGTGGCGTTCACACCCTTTGCCTTGTTGCCGAAGCCAGTCTCCTTGACGAGCTGCATGTCCCTGAGGTACTGAGGCGTGTCGCAGAGAAGCTGAAGGCTGTTCATCTTGGAGAAGTAGGCGAAGCATCCCTTCTTGTTCTGCTCGTAGCATATAGGTGCATTGTAGAATATTGATATGAGCCTGCACCTCTCGAACAGCAGGTCCGCAGTTGCTGGCCTTCCCGTGTACTCGCACACGAGCCTGTCTGTCCACAGGTCGAGCACGAACATGGATCCGAGGGAACTTGTCGTGGACACGTCGTCGTCGTACGGGTCGAGAGAGGCCACGTACCTGCCTGCGTACGGCCTCTTCGTCTCCTTGTCTATCTGAGGCATCTCGAAGAACTCTATCGCACCCTCTATCTTGTTGTTCTCGTGAGGGAAGTGGCGTATTGGTCTCAGGTCGCATGGCGTGTATATGACACGTCCCTCCCTTATCACGAGGTCTCCCGTGACAACCTCGTCGAGTATCCTCTTGTCAGTCTCCAGCTGCGCAAGACGCTCCTGAATTGCCGTGACTGGAAACATGTTGACTCCAGACTTCAGCATGGCCTCGGCAGGAGTGATTGGGTTGTCGGCGATGGTTCTGAGCACTGCGTCAGGCGAGCCAGTGTTGTACTTCACCGTGAACCTCTCCTGAAGGATGTGCAGTAGTGACGCTATGACGTCGCTGTTGCCGTCCCTGTCCATCTTGCCCTCCACGCCTATGTAGGCAGGGAAGAAGAAGCCTATCTCGCCCTTTGCGCTGTTCTCCTTGTCGTAGACGTTCTCTATTGCGTGTATGTTGTAGCCCTTGGGGTTGTATATGAGCTCCTTTGCGGACGTGAAGTTGGCATCCTTGTTGTTCGCCGTGCCAACGAGGTACATGAATCCGTACGTCCTGCCGCCCTCCTCCGTTCCGAAGCGCATCGTCTTGAACACCTCGTCGAGCTTCGGGAAGTTACCCATCTCCTCGAACAGTATGTAGCCTCGCTTACCACGCAGCTTGTCAGGGTCGTCCTTTGACGACACTCCAGTGACGAGGTTCAGGCTGCCCTTCTCCGTGCCTGTTATGGCATCCTTGTAGCCCATCTGCCATGTCATCGTTCCCTTGCTGTTTATGAGCCTTCTTGCAGGAAACTGAGTATGCTCGTTTACGAAGTCTATGATAGGTATGAACTTGGCGAACGTGCCGTCACCGTTGACGTTCAGGTACTCGCTCTGGTACGCCGTGAGGATCGTCGTCTGCCTCTTGTGCGATATGGCGTTCTCGCCCAGTATCAGGTTGTGAGACATGATGCTTGCAAGCGAATAGCTTTTCGAAGCTCCGCGCCTTGCCAGCTCTATGGCGTGCTCACCGTTCGATCTCGCCTGCTCAAGGTAGTGGAATCTCCAGTATATACCGTCCCACACGTGAGGGAATGCCTCCTTTCTATGCGACACGTTCTCGTTCTCCCTGTCGGCCTCTGCGAGCATGATGGGGCAGTAGTTGAGATACCAATACATGAGGCCTGTCACCCACTCTCCGTCACTCTCCCTTACGTAGCCCTCCCAGCACCGTCTCCTCTCCTCCCTTATCCATCTGCCGAACTCGCTCTTCGGGTTTCCGTTGGGCCTGAGGAACGTGTAGCACTTGTACTTCTCGTAGTGCCGTGCGGCAGGTCTGAAGTACTCCATGTTCTCAAGGATGTGAGGCCTTGCGAGGTCAACTATTATCCTACCCTTTCCGTCACGTGGCCTGTCCCTCGCATACTGCCTGTCTGGAGACGTGAGGTTGCGTATGAACGGTATCGTCCTCACCAGCTCGTCTAGCTGCTCCCTGACCTCTATCGGGTACTTGCTCAGCACCTGCTCGGTCATCTGCGTCTGTCTGTCGTTGAGCTCCATATGCTATGCGTCAAGGTCGTCGTCAAATATCGTCTTCTCCGCACTGCCACGCACCTTGCCTGCCTCGTGCATGTCGGACTGCATCTTCCTCTCAAGCTCGTAGAGCTGGCTCATCAGGTCTGGTATCTGCTTGATGGTGGACGTTATCGTGTTCATCGCCACCATCGGCTTCCCGTTCTCGTCAGTGGCCGTGAAGTCTATGTCCTCCATCCACCTCCTCAGCTTGTCCACCATCCTCTTCGTTGACTCCAGCAGCTTCACCGACGCAGGCTCGAACGACGAGTATAGCTCCATGGCCTTTTTCACCTTCGCATCTGGCTTCCACCCCTTCGGCATTCCCTCGCCCCTTATTATCTGCTCAGTCCTCTCGTCCTCGTCGATATACGTCTGGTAGTCGCTCCTCGGGTCGCAGAAGAAGTACACATAGCCCAGCTCCAGCAGTGCCGTCGCCTTGTCGTCCGACTTGTCCCTCTCCCACAGCTCCCTGAAGGGTTTAAGAAGAAGGGCCTCAGGGTCGATCTTGACCATGAAGCCCTCGTACTTGAAGATGTTCATACTAATGAAGTAGTATTCTGTTCTTCACCACCGTTATGTCGCTCGACTTGTGCTCCTCGTACTCGTCTATCTTGAAGTCCACATCCGAGTCCTGAAGGAGGAAGTGCTCTACACCGTTAAGGAACACACGTGGAGGGTTGTAGTCGATCACTGGATTGTCGCATATCACCCCGTCCTTGAGGCTCCCCTTCTCATGCTTCATGTTGGCGTACCTCGTCAGGTTCAACGCCACGTAGTCGCCTGCCTTGATATTTTGCACGCTGCCACCTACCGCCACCACATGCTGGTACGGCTTCAGCGTACCCTTCAGCGGAGTCATGATGCCGTTCTGCACCTCGTCCTCCTCAAAGCACTCCGCTGTCACGATCACCGTCCTGAACAGCGGCGTTATCTTCTTCAGTTCTATCATCTTCCTGTATGTTTAAAAGTTTCCTGCTATCCCTTACCATCTTGTTGAACATGTTCATGCCGTTCTTGTGCACCTTCCTCGACCACGGCCATCCACCTCTCACGTATATCGTGCACACCCTTCCCATCCTGTACTTCATGACAAGCTCCGAGCTCGTCCCTGCATCGTCACCGTTCTTTGTGAGCAGATGCAGCACGGCAGACCAGTACCTCGTCCACAGTGGCTCGAACTCCTCGTCACTCAGCCCCGTCCTCTCCCGACACAGCCTCTTCAGCCTGTCCTGACTCTCCGTCCCTACCGTCCTCATTGTTGTCTATGTTGAAGTCAAACATCAGCCTGAACCTGTCGTCATGCTCACCTATCATCGGCACGTACTTAAGGTTGATGCCGCCCTCCGTGAAGAACCTCGCCTTCTTCAGATGCGTCATCACAACCCTCAGGTACTGCCTCGTTATCCCGAACTTGGCCTCTATCTTCTCATACTCCCTGTTGCTCAGAAGTATGCCGTTTATGATGCCCTCGTCATTCGTCTTCCTCGCAAGCTCGTCCCTGCGCCTCAGGAACTCGGCAGCCACCTGCATCTGACTCTTCGTCATCCCGTGCATGGGCCTCAGGAACAGAAGCCAGTTATAGAAGAACCTGCTCCTCTTCATGCTCACCCTGACAACGTTATTTGCCATGACCTGCCCTCCTTCCCCTCTCTCGCTCAATGCGCAAGTCCCTCTTCCTTTTCCACTCCTCTATGTCGCACCGCCCTATGTCCGTGCATCCGCACGTGTCACAGTACGACCCTCCACCACTGAGCCTCATCACCCTCAGCGACAGACACCTCGTGCAGTAGGACACGGGCTCCTCATCATACTCCTTTCTATTCTCCATACCACTCTTGGATTTTCTTTCTTCCACTGACCACAAAGATAATAATTCTATTCTGCAATTACAAATTTATTTATAAAAATATTCCTTCACTACATATCCTCTCTTATACCTGAAAATTTAACAAAGATTATACTCTTATGTCTTGTTATTTACAATCCCTTTCTTATTTTTTAAAGAGATATATAATACTTAATTACCTATATCTCAATTACTTATATATCTTCATTTCTATCCCAAAATTCTTTCTCAGAAAAATTTTTAGAAAAATTTGAAAATCACCACGAGCGTGGAATAGCTCAGTCTTAAGGTCCCCGTTTATGGAGGAATGGGAAAGAGTGGCGGCTTGAAATATTTTCGAGCGGCTTGAGTACCTATGTAACTATGAAGATTTCTATTAATCCAAACTGTTGGAGCAAAGTAACCAAGACGGGACGATTGAGCGGTGAAATCCGTATTGGTAGAACGGTTATCGACTTGCTTTCAGCCGAAGGGACGGCAGACAAGTTATATAACTATACGGGTGAAGTGGAGGTCATTGTAAAGATGGGAGCGTTGAGACCCGTCGGGTACATCGTAGAGGATACTTCCTTAGACTTTGCTACGTTCGTAGCGAGGAAGAAGGAGGAGGAGGCAGAGAAGGCGAAGAAGGCGAAGAAGTAGGAGTCCGAGGAGCATACGTGTGGACCACAAACCAGTTGATAGTGGTTTGTCGGCACGTGTGCTCCGAGGATTTTTCAGGGAGGCTAAGAGAGATTAGTAATAGTGTGGAGTATATGAAAACGACTAATGCAGCCATCGAGAAAAACGATGAGAGTCACAAGCCTCTAGAAATGCAGAGTGGTCGGACTCCTACAGAGGGCATGGAACACAGGTTCTGTGCCCTCAAGGAAATAAGTCAGCCAGGGAGACTATAAAATTGTTTCTGATGAGACCTGGACGAAACGAATGGGGAGTGGACACAGCCGAACAAAGGGTAGGTCGTCCATATCGCATTGTAAGCGATAGTAAGCCCATTCGTCAAACCAAAACAAAGAAAAGAGATGAAAATAGAGGAATTGGAGAAGCATATCGAAGAGATAGCTTCTAAGATCCGAGGCATTGTATTCATTGCTGAAGGCTTCTCTTATGTAGTCATAAAGAGAGGCAAGAACGGTGAGTACGTCATCATGGACGCACTTACTGGAGATGTCGTTGACATGTCGAAAGTATTGTTCGACAAGGCAATGAGCATCTTCATGGCAATGGAGAAGTTGTCAGAGGATCTAGACTGAACAAGATTCGGAGTGTAGCGAGCTTGGCAACAGAAATCGTATGGTCATGCTGGTGCATAAGGCAGGTTCGATTCCTGCCGTGACCACAATCAACACATAGAGATATGGCAAACGCAAACAAGGACATTGTTCTCAGCAAGGCTGAGGAAATGTCACTCCTCGCAGAGGAGCAGGCGAACATCAACGGCTTGTTGTTGAACGTAAAGTCAACAGCGGCACTGTTGATAGCAGAGGAAGAGAAGGAGCTAGACAAGTGCTTCGGATGGGAGAAGTTCGACAAGATAGAAGCTCTGACAGACCTCAAGAAGAACCTTGACGAACTTGCGCACAAGGTGAACAAGGTCAATGACAAGATCATCGACCTAAAGAAGTCATACCTCGGAGAAAGGTATGAACAGTGGTACAGAAAGTACTACTGGGGGGAGTAATGGTTGAAGCGAGGTTCGATTCCTCGCACTCCACAATGACGTAAAACCACTCAAGGAGTGGTAGCCTCAATGTTGCAATGAGGTTGTTGGCAGCTGGAAGAGACAGCAAAACAATGATTGGGCAGGTGTCACCCAGAAACAGCATCATAGTGATGTTGTAATGACACGTCAGGACTATGGCAAGAGAGTCAAAGTCAGTTGCAGCAAGGAAGGTGAATGTCAAGTTTGACAACTTCACGATGTACGAGAAGTACACCGTAGAGGAGTTCAAGAAGCAGCACGGAAGGATGGAGTGTGGCACCTCAATAGACAAGGAGGTTCCGCTCATCAAATGTGCGGATGAGACAGTGGTATGGTTCTCCAACAAAGTCGAGTTAGAAGATTTCAAGGAGGACACGAATGCGTACGTTATCAGCTTCTGTGAGGATAACGAGACGGAAGAACCGTTCTACCTCGTCCATAAGAACGGTGCACGTATGAACGTACTCTTCGAGATCTAAACATGAGAAAGGGGCTGTCAGCAGTGATGTTGGCAGCCCTAATTGTATCACGACAAAAACAAAGGAAATGAAGACAGCATTAGAGATAACGGCAGGAGCCATAATGATGGCGATAACATTCGGAGTGTTTACGCTGGCAATATGGGTGCTGGCGTAGACAGGATTCCACGGGAAACCGTGGAGTCTTTCAGCCATGCCATAAGTAATAGTGTGAGACCACATAGAAGCATAATACCATGATACGACTTGAGAAAGGTGTCAAGGAGCATGACACGAACGAGGACAAGATGATTGAGATGCTCGAAGTATGGCTCAAGGACTGTGACTTCGAGAGAGTATGCGCCTTTGGAGGCGAGGAGTGCTTCACCAAGTACATGGAGTGTGAGAACATGGCAGACCTGTACGACTGGTGCATAAGCAGGATGCTCAAGAAGGATACGAGCAGGTATTATAGGCGTGTATATGCCGAGATCTGCGAGCGTATGGATGAGATATGGTGCGATGCAGTCTTCACGATGGATGAGATGGTGGAGATTGACAGCGCAATATGATGATAAGGCCGCTGCACGTGACAGGTGTGGCGGCTTATTAAAAAGCATTAGCATAAGTAATAGTGTGAATGATTGTAACGAATTAAGTAATAGGAGATTACGACTATGATTACGAGAATTAAGAAGAGTACAGAGTATGAGCTCACACACGAGGAGTGGGTGGGCTGGCACAAGGCATTCTTCAATGGATGGAGAGTAATGTATCGTAAAAGCATTGAGATATGAGAGACAGAGACGACAAGGTGACAAAGAAGGACGTGCAGATAGTGGCTGACGCCACTGTCTGCTTCTGGTCCATGCCGTGGACCTATATGAATTGGGAGCCGTTCAGCTCATTCGGTTACGGGATGGGCATATATGGAGTGAACTGGTACTGTTCCCTGTGCAGGGTGCAGGGAATGGTAATAGCAGTCCTGTGTGCCAACCGTCGAGGCTTCGGCTATGAGGCTGAGACGGATGAGAGGGACAGGTTTGTCGAGCTATACCGCAAGGACAAGCTCAAGGCCGCAGAGTATCTTGTTGAACTTGTAAAGAAGCACAGAAAATGAAAAGATTCAATCCATTCAGTTAGTGTGAATATAAATATGAAGACGGCAAGAAATACCTTTGAGATAGAGAAATCTGTTTTCGACGAAGCTTGTAAGTGCTATGAGAAAGGTACGATAATGACACTCACTTTCAAAAACAAGCCGATACAAATAAGACTAATGGCATCTTATAGCGAGAATGTGATGTATCATGTATCCTTAATAGTAGGTGTTTGTAGATACAAAAGTAGATTAACATTCGTTGAATTTAAGAATCAGTTAGAAAGGGATGCTTATGGCTATTATGGTTATGAGCATTCTTATAAAGTAAGACTGAGGCCGATTGACATCTAACATAACAACATGCGTATGCTTGAAGTTACACAGTATAGTGCTGCTGATTTAGTAAAAAGATCGGCAGCGCAGATATTATATCTGTCAAAGAAGAGACAGGAAATAATATCTAAGAGGATGGAGAATGGTACGGCGTTTCAATCAAAGATAGTGAAAGACAGTTCACTGTCGAATATCGTCGCCGATGAGATGAGAGGCTGTCATTCTATTAAGATAGACAATACGGACATTGAGATCTTTTATTGTATTGATATGATAAAAGATGGCTGCTTCTATGAGATTAAGTCAGTTCTGGACGAATTTGGAAATCCAACAACAGAATATCCAGAATGGTATTTAAATTCAAGTTTGTTGCAATGTGCATTTTACAAGGCACTTCTTATGATTGACAAAGTGAGTAGGTTGTATACGCCTAAGTTCAGACTGAAGCAAGGATACAAGAGAAGCTCATGTAAGATTGACTCGGACAACGACTATTATCTGATATTTGGTGATATTGCCAAATATAAGATAGAGGTAACTGACGCCAAGAAGATTGTTGACTTCTATAAGAAGAAAATCAAGTCAATGACTGACTTTGACAGTGCAAGGTCGTTTGATGAGAAGAACAAGTTCAAGGAGTACAATAAGCTCAAGAAGTATTTTAACGTGGTTAAAATAGATTAGCCACGAATAGATACAACCCACACGTGTATGCACGGATGCACGTGTGGGTATTTCATTTCCGTGAATCATTAACAATTACAGCCATGAGCGAGATTAACTTTGACTACGAGATGAGACAGACCATCGAAGAAGAGTACATGGACTGCCTTGAGGGCCTAATCCAGATGGAGGAGGCAATGGGACACGACACGACGGAGCTGAGGAACAAGCTCTCGAATGTTGAGACTCTTATAATTAACAACTACTGACATGGAGAAGATATGCAAGGGTGATGTCGTTATTATTGACGGCATCATCGGCACTGTGGACTACTGTGCAAACGGCATCATCGGCATGAAGGACTGCATAGGTGACTGGCCAATAGAGGAGTATGTCATCAAGGCGGCTGAGGTCCATGTCAAGAAGCTGACAGGTGACAGACGACGTGACTATCTTGACACGTTTGGTTCGGGTAGCAAGTAGTAGTAAGTGAGCATGGTGCAGTCCTTGTGGCTGTGCCATGCTGATTTTTTAATCATAAGCATTAGTAATATTGTGATTATCAATAGTCTATAACAATTAAATACGTTAAGCAATGAAGAATCTTAGATTGACAAACGAACAATTGAACACCGTGAACTTCGCTCTATGTGACTACAAGGATAAGTTGAGTAGCATGGGGACGGCGACACGTGCGGTAGAGGAGATTGAAGAGCTCATCAAGGAGATTAACGGGTTCACTGTCGACTACTTTGAGGAGTATCTGAAGCAGAAGGACATGAAGGAAAGGGTCATTCACGTAGTGAAGGCCCTGATAGGTGATGATGCAGATACTGTACTCAAGATAATCCTGAAGGAGGATTGAACACATATTCGAGGACCTTGCGGTTCGCCTCGTCAACCTTCTTCATGTCGAACCTTATGTAGATGTTGGTTATGGGACTGCCAATCTTGTGACCGAGGGCATGGGAGATAGTCTCTATCGGGATGTCAAGGTCACAGGCTATGGTGGCCCATGAGTGACGTGCATAATATAGAGTGAGATTGTTGAATATCTTCTTCAGGTTGTAATTGATGGAGTATTGAGTGGCATCGACACGGATAAGGCCATTGTATGTGAACTTTCTTATGAGAGGGAGCATACATGGCTCTATCCTTATCGAGTAGTTGGTGCCCGTCTTAGCACGGAAGTACACCACCCTGTCCCTGTCAATCTTGAGACCCCTGTGAAGGTCGGCATAGTTAACGCCTATAAGCATGAATGACAGGATGAACACGTCCCTTGCCATTATCACTGAGGGGCTGTTTGACTCGAAGCTCATTATGCTGCGCAGGTCATCGACGGAAAGAGAGCGTTTGACTGTTGGCTGATAAGGAGTCTTGATACCTGCAAACGGGTTCAGGCTTGTCACGCCCTCGCTGCGTGCCCTGTTGAACACGGCCTTCATCTGCTTGAAGATCTTCCATATCGTGTTCTGCGACAAACCACGCTCATGTAGATGCTTCTCGAATCTCTTGAGAAACGAGAGAGTCATGTTGCTGAAGCTGAGCGAGTCCACATCAGTGAACCCTGAGAGAGTGGAGAGCATCGACCTGTAACTCTTCTCAGTGCCAGATGTCCTCGCCTCCTCTATAATCTTGTGAGCCATCTTCTTGAAGCTGCTGTCCGACATCTTGCCCCTGTGAAGAATCTTGTTGACTATCCTGTCACGAAGCTCCTCGACATCCATGCCAGACAGCATGTCGTCGACCTGAAGATTCGTGAACAGCACTCTTATCTCATGCTCGAAGCTGACAAGCTGAGAGTTGGTGCAGTCATTAGACATGTTCCTCTTTGTTATCCTCTGCCTCACCTCGCTCCATTCATTTGGAAGAGATGTGAAGCCAGTGGATACGAGGAGTGTCCTGCTCTTGTGAGACAGTACTATCTTGATTGGGTATCGACCGTTCCTCGTCTTCTGACGACGGTCAAGGTAGAACTTGAATGATGCCATATATGCAAGTAACTATGCAAGTAATTGTTACAAAGATATACATTTTTGCCATATAACACAACATAAAGAGGCGAAATAATACTACGTAACACATTAGTTTACATGGATATATGGAATATGGTGCAATTATATAATGGTGTCGTACTGGAACATTATAAATTTTTGCAACTATTTGTAACATAATTAGTTATGATGTATTTTAATGCAACTATGCAAGAGGAAAGCAAGGACGAAAACGGTAAATTTGCGAGTATAAAACGCAGATTGTATATGGTCAATTTCAATTTACTAGAGGCAGACAAGTGGTACACGTGTCAAGAGCTTTCTGACATGCTTGACGTGACAAGGATGACGATGTACAGATACATCGACATCATAAAGCCTAAGTGCAAGCAGATCTCGAAGCGCAAGAAGTTCTACTGCGGTGCCGACTTCATCAATTACATCAACACGTATGGGAATTAGGATAATAGTCAACGATGCGGAGCTTGAGGAGAGCGGGCTCGACTCGAAGGACTTCATAGCCCTAATAGCGATAAGCAAGGGGCTGTCAATGAACCTTACAAGCGAGCACATGGATAAGCTGAAGTCTCTTGGGTTCATAGGCTCGACTGGCAGGCTCCTGCAGAAAGGTGTGAGAAGGCTGAACGACATGATGATGAACAGCGAGGGCAACAACGACCTCGGCTACTACATGGACGTGGCGATACAGCTGATGGAGTACTGGCCAGAGGGACTGAAGGACGAGAAGTGGCCATGGAAGGACGACATCGACCAGACGGTCAGGAGGCTGAGGCTCTTCGAGAGGCAGTTCGGGAGGTACGAGGCTCAGGACATAGTGGATTGCGGATGGTCATACGTGAAGACATACGAGGATGACGACACTTACATGTGCACGCTCAGGAACTTCATACTCAATGACAGGAAGAATCCGATAGAGTCCAAGCTCGCATCACTGCTTAGCGCAAATAATTGTCAAAAAGTAACCAATTAAAAATTCAAAGATTATGGCATTTGGACAGGTAAATCAGGTGACAGACATAAAGGATACTGAGAAGAGGTCTGGAAACCTGTATATGGGGGTAGCCCCAGTAAGGATAATAGCCGTGAACCCGACGAAGGAGGAGGCGTTCAAGCTCGGATGGCAGGGCAGCATACCAGAGCCGACGGCAATGTATACAGACAAGAGCGGTGTGCCTATATCACAGGCTGCGATAACGTTCATGCTCAAGATGGACGAGAGCATAGACCCGAACTTCGTGTTCCCGATGACGTTCAGGATAAGGAACAGGATACTCACGTCGCAGTCTGCAAAGACGAAGGTCATCGACGCATACGGAAACACCGCATGGGTGACGACGGAGCAGGGCAAGAACCATACCGTGCCGCTGTCGTCGAGCGGAAAGCCGCTGAGCATAACGAAGGAGTATCGCCCGATGTATGACGGCGAGGACAAGCTGATAGACTTCCTGAAGAAGTTCCTTGGAATAAGGGAGAGCTTCAGATGGAACAAGGACACCAACGAGTTCGTGCTCGTGTCCGTGGCTGAGCTCCTTGAGTGCAGGGCGCAGCTTGAGCACGTGAAGAACTACTTCGCTGGCGACGTTTCGGAGATAAGGAAGATCGTCGAGCCTAACAAGAATCAGCTCGTAAAGGTCCTGTTCTATACTGGCACATATAACGGATATGAGTACCAGAAGGTCTATTGGAAGGCCATGAGGGCTGACAGCGTAAACTATCGTGAGCTTGACAGGTGCATACAGGACGACAACGCAAACAAGAGGCTTGACGGATGCACGATAGTGGCTGCGCCAGTACAGAAGTACGAGCCTAAGCAGATAGGCGTGGCAGTGCCTGACGCAACACAGGTGCAGCAGCAGGCACAGGCCATGCCATTTGGAGGTCCGACGACTGCGCCTACGCCAATGGCACAGGTTCCAGTAGGTGCGCCAGACAATGCTGACGAACTTCCATTCTAACATTGACACTTGATAATTTCTGCCATGAGGAACCCAAAGATAAAGAACGCCACTGTCGTCACTGTTGACGGCGTGACATTCAGGAGCAAGCTGGAGGCACGCTTCGCACAGCTGCTCAGACTTCACAAGATCCCATATAAATATGAAGAAGAGACGTGGGTCATACTTGACAAGTTTGAGTACGAGGGCGAGAAGATACGTGCAGTCACATATACTCCTGACTTTATCCTTGGGGACCTCGTTGTGGAGATCAAGGGATGGCAGAACGATGTGTTTCCACTGAAGAGGAAATTCATATTGAGGCATTTGCTTGACACTCACAGCAGGTACAAATTCAGGCTCGTGAAGACGGTCAAGGACATGATGAATGTCATTGGAGAATATAAACAATTAACTAATAAGTAATTATGATTGTAGCAGGAAAGAGGAAGGTCAGGAACGACGTGATAGAGATAACGTCGTCAAAGACCAGCGAGTTCAAGGTCGGTGACAGGTACTTCGTGTACTCGATGTATTTCGAGGGTAATGACGACAGGGCCAAGACCATCGACGTTGTGAAGATGAATGACGCAACGAGGTCGGACGAGGGCAAGAGGATACGCATACGCTGCAACGGCAGGGTGACGTGGAAGATAGTGGGCTCATTCAACCTAGAGCAGATGAACGTGTGCTCATTCAGCGGCATTGCGCTTGACGACGAGACGATGGGCGAAAAGAACATACCATGCGAGGAATATGGAAACGTGGACTACAACGTGGAATAGCGACGGTGCCGAGTTCTCGTTCAAGAACGGATGGAAGGCGAGCTACAGGAGGTTTGACGACAAGCTGATTGTGGTGAACAGTGAAGGCAAGGTAGCTGCCGAGTACAACGGCATAATGATGAATGAATTGTTTAACATATTAACACAGGTGGAATGTACGAAGTGAAAGGAAAGTGCGACGAGGTTGGAATGCACTTCGTTGCAGAGAATGCAATAGATGTCATAGAGGCATCAAACAACGCCATGAGCGCAGGAATGGGAGAGATTTTCGCAGTGTACCTGTCGAAGGTCAAGGAGGTGTTCAGGGATCATATCGTGGATGCTAACGACGACGCTCCGAGACACTGGTACAAGGTCACTGTCGGTGACGTTCAGATTAACGAGTCGAACGGCAAGAAGAAAATTGTGAAGTACCCCATACTTGTTCAGGCGACAAGCCTTGACGAGGCAAATAGCAGGATTGACGAGATCCTGAGTCAGGGGTACAACATGATCAAGGTGAAGATAGAGACCACGAAGATAGATGCCGTGATATGACAGAGGACGAGCTGACTCTCGGGCTGCAGAGTCTCGACAACCAGTACATCTACGACCTCGCAGGCATGAGATACAAGCTCAATGTCATGGAGGTGAAGAGGAAGTTGAGGGAGTTCGAGCTGTGGCTGAGGGCGAGCGGATGCTGGAAGAACGAGGGAGTCGGGGAGCTGACGAAGCATTTCCTGAACTGGCTCGGTAAGAACGTGGGCATGATGACATTCAAGGACGTAGTGTATGGAAATAACGGGAAGCAGAGCATTGACGATTGGGAGCAGTCCTGCATCGACAGGGCACTCTCCATCCTTGCCAGCGGCGGTTACGCTGTCGAGGGAGCTAACGCCAGTTCAGTTCCTCTGCAAATTCAATCCTGACATGCAGGCTGAGTATGCGAGGAAGTACGAGCTGAGGTGCATAGTGGGCAACGCACCGTCCCTGAATGTCATCAGCGACGCATACGGCGACTGCCTGACGAAGGCATGGCTGATGCTCCAAATCATCAAGCTGAACAAGAACGTGCTTGGAAGCGACACGAGCAAGAAGATGACGCCAGAGCAGATAGAGGTGACTGCGGACACCATACTGTCGAACTACGGCCATCTGAAGTGCACGGACATCATGCTGTACTTCAACAGGTTCATGGCAGGCAAGCACGGCAAGTTCTACGGAACAGTGGATATTGTCGTGCTGACGCAGGGACTTGACAACTACTGCGACTGGAGGACGGAGAGAATTGCCGAGTACCAGAAGCAGAAGGACAAGGAAAAGGGTGAGCAGATAACGAAGGAGATATTCTCCGACAAGACCATGAGCAGGGTCGAGTGGGAGAACTCCTTCGAGTATCAGAAGATCAAGATGACGATGCCACAGGATGTCGTCGACAAGATTGAGGACTTTTCAAAACGATTCGCATGAAGGCAGTATTATTGAAGGCGCAATGGTGCAAGACATGCCAGAAGCAGCTTGCCGAGTACAAGGTGAACCCACCATCAGTGGACCTTGTGGTGTTCGACCTTGATGATGACAAGGACGAGAGCAGGGAGCTGTGCAGGCTGGCGAATACGTTCGACGTGCCAACGACATTCGTGTTCAAAAAAGGATTCGACAGGAATGACATTGGCACATGGGGCGACACGTTCGCAACGAAGCTCGTGGGACTGACGAGGACCAGGGAGCTTGAGACAGAGATAAGAAGATTCAAGTATTGACAAATGAAGAAGAAGAAGGAACCACTAAGTGACCTCATAACGAATGAGGCCAAGAGACATCTTCAGTCACTGAAGATGGTGACAGACCCAGAGTTCAACATAGACCAGAACGTGAAGGTGCACATTCTGAAGCTGTGTGGGATGATGATGGTCCAGCTGTTCGACGACCTTGAGGAGGGTGCGCTGCCATTGCTTACCTACACCACGGACGGCAAGCAGTACATTCAGCTCATGAAGAATGCAAGGACGGCAAATGAGAGGCTTATGGACGTGCTCTACAAGGAGGAGACGGTGCTCGACAACAAGGGCAACTACTTTGGCGAGCTGTTTGACAACGGAGGGGCACTGATAGGACTGATAAAGCATATACTGCTGTATATGGCGTGCACTGATGACAGGTGGAGATACAACGAGCTCATAAAGAAGATCGACGACCTCGTTCCTGACAGCCTCAGAGAGGAAAGGATCAACATGTGCCTTGAGGAGCTGAGGAAGGGTCATGGCAGCTACACATACGAGCAGCTGCTTGAGAGAAAGAATGAATTGGAAAAACAGATTAACAGTATAGGAAAATGACAAGGAAGGAACTTTATGACGTAATCAGAGTGAAAGACCTGACAGATTACATCAAGAAGGAGACAGGTCTTCATTACACTAACGTCAAGACTGCTGAACTTGAGAAGTTACTTAACAATCTCAAGTCGAGCCTGAAGAAAACGAGCAAGAAGGAGGCGAACAACAACAAGGAGTGTGTGTTCAACGAGAAGCACCACGATGGTCTCCTCGAAATCGTGAAGAACATCAATGAGGAGATAGCGAGACTGATGAACATCAGGGATGCGCTGACACGTGAGGCTGAGGAGTTTGGGTATCACGTACTCAACATACCATTCTGACCATGATAGTACAGAAGCACTATGAAGGCTCCATGATCTCTTTTGGCAAAAGGGATGACAATGGAGGAGTGATGGTAAATGCCACTGAGATGGCGAGACCATTCGGCAAGTTAGTCAAGGATTGGCTAAAAACGGAGCAGTCGCAGAGAATAATAAATGCGATTTCCGTAAGGAGAAATATCCTAACGGCTGATTTAGTGATAGTTAAGCAAGGTGGCGACTCTAATAAGCAGGGAACGTGGCTTCATGAGGATGTCGCACTTGTATTCGCCCAGTGGCTATCCCCTGATTTCTATATCTGGTGTAACGACCGCATCAAGGAATTGCTAACTGAAGGCAAGACTGAGATACAGAGTCAGTACAACATGCCTCAGACATACTCTGAGGCGTTGAGACAGCTTGCTGACAAGGTGGAGGAGAACGAGAGGCAGAAACTACTCATAGAAGAGCAGAAGCCGAAGGTGACATTTGCAAATGCAATCCTTGGAAGTGAGAACTCAATATCCGTGGCAGACCTTGCAAAGCAGATAACTCAGAATGGCTACAGGATAGGTCAGAAGCAGCTGTTCCAGTGGCTAAGGGATAACAAGTATCTCGGCAACACAGGATGCTTCTACAACAAGCCTATGCAGCAGTACATGGAGATGGGACTGTTCGAGCTGAAGGAGAGCATGCACACGGAGAACGAGAAGTCCGTAACCTCGTTGACCACTAAGGTGACTCCTAAGGGTCAGCAGTATTTCATTGACAAGTTCATTCATCAATTACAATTACACAATGAAGAAGAAGATCAAGAAGCCGTTTGACATCGAGGCGATAAGGAACGGCGCACGTGCTGAGACCAATCTCGGCGAAGAGATGGAGTTCGTAGGGGAATGCTCTAATGAGGAGTACCCTTTTGTATTCTGTCATAATGGTGACGTAGACACCTACGACCTCAATGGCAGGTTCAATCATGACATCGACAACACAGACGACGACATTGTAATTGTCGAAGAGATTGAAGAGCCTGAACGATGGATAGACAGTGACGAGAGGGTTAGTGGGTTTTACCTTGATTTAGATAGTATAGATGAAACTGCTGCAAAACCAGGTTATAAGTATGTCTTTAACACTTACGAGCAAGCCAAAAGCGCATTAGCAATGGCTCAGATAAGCATGATAATGGCACATGACAAGAGGTTTGGTGGGGTTGTAACCGATAAGGAATGGGAGTCGGACACATGGAAGCATGTTATTCAACGAAGATACAATGACATCACCTTTAACTCTTTCATGCACACATACAACTTCCTCGCATTTCACACTGAGGAGCAGGCGAACCTCTTTGCTTCAGAGAATAAGCAATTAGTTAAGGATTATTTAATGATTGATTAACAATGGAGAAAGCAATTATTGGAGACATACTCAAGAAGTATGCAAAACAGGGTGACACGTTCTACACGCTGTCACATGGTGACGTGGAGTTTCAGCGTGTCACCGAGGAGTTTACAATAGTAACCATCGACGGCATGGGGCAGGAGGTGATATTCAACATGTATGGCGAGCTGAGTCCGTGTGGCGTTCGCATGCTATATCCCAGTGAGAGCAACAGGGACTGGGACGACTACATAGAGCGTCACAGCACTGAGATATGGCAGGGCAACCATGTGTCGTACAAGTGCGAGCAGTACGTCGTAAGCGACATAAGCGAGGATACGTACTTCCTCAAACGTCTTACAACCGACGGAAGTTGCGCTACCGAGTGCATAGTAGACGGCAAGGAAGAGCTGAAGAAGGTGGACAAGTTCAACTTCTCCCAGCTGAAGCCATTCGACAGGATACTTGTGAGGGATGTGATTGATGGCAGATGGACTACCTCATTGTTCTCACACATAAGTGGAGACTACTTTGCAACTGCCAATCTGTTTGAAGGATGCGTGAAATACTGCATTCCTTATAATGACGACACTAAGCATCTCGTTGGCAAGGTTAACGAGGAACCAGATTTCTATAAGAAGTAACAATTAAACAATTAACACAATGGCAAACGTAGCAATCATCATGGGCAAGAGTGGAACGGGAAAGTCCACCTCCATCAAGACTCTCAATCCTGACGAGACTGTAATCATCAGCGTCCTCGACAAGAGGCTCCCGTTCAAGGGCAGTGCGAAGATGTATAACGCAGAGAAGAAGAACTTCTTCCTCCTCGACAAGTACGCTGACATCATATCCTATCTCAAGGGGATCAGCGACAAGCTCCAGAACGTCAAGAATGTAATACTTGATGACAGTATGTATACCATGCGCAAGGAGTTCTTCAACAGGATAAACGAGAAGGGCTATGAGATATACAAGGAGCTCGCAGCTCATTTCCAGCAGATAATAGCTACCTGCGAGAAGATGCGTGGTGACATTAACGTGTTCCTCATACTTCACATAGAGCCTGTATTCAATGGGGCAATGATAGAGACATACAAGATTGCCACCATCGGAAAGCTCATAGACGACAAGTTCAATCCTGTTGAGCTTGTCTCAGTGGCTCTCATGTCTGACATCAGGTATGACAATGACGGGAAGCCAGAGTATGGGTTCTACACTCATGCTAACATGAACAGTGACGGCATAAAGATACCATGCAAGTCGCCAGAAGGCATGTTCGAGGAGGACTTCATACCTAACGACCTTCAGCTTGTCGTTGACAAGATGAACGAGTATTACGAGTAGACAACAATCTGTTTGGTGGCGACATCAGTGTCGCTACCAAACTTTAATTAACAATTACAAAAATGGAGATTAAGACGAAATTCAACTTAGGACAGAAGCTCTATAATGTCTGTGGAACGACATTGAGAGAGGGAGTGATAACTGAGATAAAGATTGAGGGCGATCCTGACTATCCTACAATAATCTACAGATTCAGGCATCCAGTAAGTGGAGTGTTTTCCAGCATGATAGATTCAGTAGTGAATGAGGAGTGTCTGCCAAGCAATTCATGGAGATGGTTCCCGACTATTGATGAGGCCAAGATTGACACAATCAACAGAATCATTAACAATCAACAATTACAGAAATGATTATAGAGACGAAGTTAGACCAGTTCGAGGAGTTCTTCATCGTGCGTGATGGCAAGGTCATCAAGTGCAAAGTAAATCGTATCAAGGCAGAGACAGAATACGATGCAAGAGAAAACAGACATTATGTGAGCATCCTGTATCGCTGTGTGGAGTTTCATAAGGGAGTAGGCTCAATAGTATTCCTGAAAGACTTTGACATGTTCGAGAAGGATCTTGAAAAGCTCTGCGTAAGCAAGACGGTAGAGGAGGCCAAACTGAAGGCGATAGAGCAGATTATGAACGATTAAACAATTACGGCAATGGCATACTTGAAGACACTGAAGTTCAATAAGGACATGGGAATGAACACGAGAGTTCTTGAGCTGTTCGACAACGTGAACATCATCTCCGCAAATAACGGAGGTGGCAAGACGATACTCCTGAGGTCACTGTACGACCTACTCAACAGGAACGACCCGAAGTACCAACCAGCCTACCTGTCGATAGAGACGACGGAAGGACAGAAGTTCGAGTACTTCTGCGAGAAGAAGGACGAGCCAATAACAGTAGGAGAGCGCATAAATGACGTGTTTGTGAGGTTCTACGACAAGTACGACTACAACACTGCCATGGGTCTCAAGGAGAGATACAAGGCATCGTTCGAGACAATAGCGTCTCAATATTACAACAACTTCACAGACGACTATGGAATACTTAGAGACGAGATGGAAAGGTTTGAAGGTGCTCTTGATGTACTGAATAAAATCTCCCCATCCCTTGACTGTAACATGAAGCTGTGTAACATGTCGAGCGGAGAGCTCAAGCTGTTCTGCCTGTTCATGATAGCATACAGCGGAGACTGTGACAGCAAGGGAGTCGTTCTCCTTGACAACTTCGACGATCATCTCGACATGGACACGAGCGAGAAGGTGCTGAGCATGATTACACAAGTCAACAAGAACAACCAGTACATCGTATCGGCACTCAAGCCCATAACGGTAACAGGATGGCAAGACAGGGTGTTTTCATTGAACTAATAACTAATCATTAACAATTTAATAACAGAAAGACAATGGAGAAGAAATTTGCAGAGCTGACATTCAATGTCACGGACGAGGAGTATTACAAGGACGACATCAACCATGTGGAGTACTCTTATTCCCTTATCAGCAGGTTCCAGCAGGAGGGCTACAAGGACATCGCAGCCCTCTTCGAGCCGAGACCCAAGACTGAGGCGTTGACGTTCGGCAGTCTCGTGGACTGCATGCTTACTGACGAGGAGAACCTTGAGAGCAGGTTTGCAGTAGTGGCAGACCTGAACAAGGTGGACCCGAAGATTGACGGCATAGTGAAGACTATGATAGAGAGGGACGTGGACTACTCCGTAGACAAGGAGAAGGAGCTGCTTGCAATCCTCGACGACTACTCGTACTGGGCGAGGTACAAGCCAGAGACCCGTATCAAGCACATATACGACGACTCCTTCAACTACTACAACGTAGTCAAGCAGAGCAAGGGAAAGACGGTAGTGACTCAGGAGCAGTATGACAAGGCGGCAGAGCTTGTCAAGGCTGCGAGGGAGCATGCGTATGTCGGTGACATCATCGGTGCCACGACTCCTTTCGTGGACGAGGAAAAGCTGTGGCAGCCAAAGTTCAAGGTCAAGCTGCTTCAGGGAGACCCTGAGATGCATCCTCTAGTCTTCAAGGCAATGATGGATCTTGTCGTTGTTAACAACGAGCAGAGGACGATACAGATATATGACATCAAGACGTCCGCATGCGAGTCATGGAACTTTCCTGACAGCTACTGGAAGTGGAATTACCACTATCAGGCTACTCTCTATGAGAAAGTCATGAAGAGGGTGATAGCAGGCACGGAGTATGAGGATTATGACGTGCTTCCGCTGAAGTTTATCGTGCTAAGCAAGACGGCAGGCGAGCCTCTTGTGTGGGAGAGGTGTCAGAACTTTGAGGAGGTCCAGAAGCACTACGACGAAGGGGAATACAACGTATTCATCATGGCGCAGAGACTTGACAATGCAATCAGGCAGCTCGAAGAGGGAAAGACTCCTATGCCAGAGTACATCAAGACGATGGGGTATAACGAAATCTAATGTCAAACAAGGTGGGGTGGGAATGAGACCCGCTCCACCATTTATTAAACCATTAAGCAATGAAGAAGAACATCAAGTGCACAGGAACTATGAAGTTCGACATCACCGTCAAGGTGAGCGAGAAGCTGTATCAGTGTCCCAATGTCGGTGACGCACTGAAGCTCGATAACAACATGATGATGATAACGTTCACGGAGGACTGCATGCCGTGCGAGTACCTTCCAGCCGAGAAGAAAGTGGTGCCATGCGAGGAGACCATGACTGAGCTCAGGAAGAGGCTAAGGAATGACTACGAGATAGAGAACTATCAGGACCTCGTGATAATTGAGTGGAGCGACGTGAATCCAGACATAACATTCACGGACGACGTGGACGACCATAACTTACCTTATGTCACAATGCTCACCGACAAGGAGCTGAGCACGGAGGCGAGGAAGTTCGAGGACATGGACTACAAGATGAGCCAGTTCGTAGACCATCTTATGACATTCGCAGGTGACATAAGGAAGTTCAACGACGACCTGGCAGATCAGGTGTTCGACATAGGGAGCATCTTGAACGACGCAGCATACGAGCTGGAGTGCATACACAGGAGCATAAGGAAGTATATTATCAAACATTCAAACAAATAGCCATGCTTAACGAGACAATATCAGAGGCAAAAAGAAGCCTGATAGAGAAAACTCTAAAGGAGTTCGGACTGTATTCAGAAAAGCTGAAGAAGGTCTGCGAGAATGACAAAGAGTATGAGTATGCGAGATTCTATTATACGTGCAGAAACGTAGAGGATGAGGTACGTGAAGCATACAGGGATCACGCAATGGAAGAGTGGTTCAAGAATCAGGTTGATGTAGTATGTAAGAGAGGGCATACTGAAGTCATTATAACATTCGGAGGGCCTTCAATACGACTGTTCACTGGAAAGAATATCATGAGACAGACATGGGGCTTTATGGATGAATATAGATGTGAACTTCCGATAGACAAGGATGTTTGCAGGATGATAGACGAGTGTTCACACTAAAAAAACAATAAAGACATGACAGAATGGGATAAGCATCTGGAAAGACAGATAGACGAGTACTGCTCAGGCAGTGATGACGACTACACGGATGAGGAGCTTCAGGAGATGGAGGACGAGGCTGACTACGACGAATACCTCTGGACTGAGAGGTTCGAGGCGGAAAGAGAGGAAATGCTATTAAGAAGAGGACATGGAGAATAAGAGCTACTACAACGGAACTGGATGTCTGGACGCAATGGTAGAGGCCTTCGGGCCCTACAGCGTCCGTGACTTCTGCAAGTGCAACGCAATGAAATACATCTGGCGTTGCGGAAAGAAGAGTATCAACTCAAGAGAGGACCTTGAGAAGGCCATCTGGTATCTCAACAAGACCATCGAGCTTGACGAGAAAATACAGAAGGAGATAGACGATGTGGATTTCGAGACGAGCAAGCCTCTTGAGATGGATCCTGTGACCCTCATGCAGGGGAGCGACTGGGACGTGGACAAAGACAGACCTTATACCGACTGACATGAAGAGAGAGCTTCCTACGACGCAAATGGAGATAGATCCAGGCGAGATGAAGAGAAGGCAGTGGAACGAACTTGTCAAGGAGCTGACAGACGACATGTTTGACGATAGGGCCATTGACCTGATGTTCGACTGCTTTGTCAGAGCAAACGGCAACTACTGGGAACACTGCGACATGACACTGGAGGAGTTCATAAGAGCTCTTCCATACAATGTCGACTACTACTACAGGGATGAGACCAACAGTGTCCTCACGGAGAACAATCTCAAAGAGTTCGAGAGAGACACTTGGCAGGAGACTCTGAAGGCCATGCGTGAGAACTACGAGGAGGTGGAGACTGCCACAGGCATGAACGTATTCTTCGGTGAATGTGACATATTGTTTTACTTAAATTTTGCATAACATGAAATTAGAAATTGAGGAATTGAAGTCAAAGACTGTCGACTTCTACGGAATAGACAGAGACGAGGTGATTAGGGTCATCAAGGGAAAGCTCGACGAGCTTAACGACGGAGGCGAGGAGCTGTTCAGGATGCAGTTCCACATCGGAAACATCACCTTCATAGCACATGAGGCAGAGGGGCTGTCCGTAAGAGTGTATGAGGACGGTCATCATCTGTATGACGCAACGAACCTTGAGCAGTCGGAGTGGATGATGTATGTCGAGGAGGCTCTTGACTACGTTGAAAGAAATGGGGAGGACTAGCCATGAGCAAGTATCTATGCACATATCGCTATGTGGTAAGTAAGGTTATAGAGGCTGAGAGCAAGGACGAGGCGAGAGACAAGATTAACACAATAATTGATTGTAACAACCTTGATGACATAGCTACGTTCGAGAGCGCAGAATGTGAGTCCATAACGGACGAGGAGCTTGCACAGCTATTGGAGGACGAGTAGCATGGAAGGGTATCATCATTACGACATCACACTTGTCTACAAGATAGACATTGGCGTGTGTGAGAAGGACGAGGAGACTGCCATACGCAAGGCGAGAGAGGCAGTGGAGAATGACAACGGCCTGCCTAGCTATGTGAGGTTCGACGAGGCTGAGATAGAATGTATTGACAACAAATTCAAAACTATTAGCAAATGAAAGGTGAGGAATTGATGAAAGACCTTAAGGAGATAAGGGTCGATGCAGAGCGAACGATAATAGAGATCGTCAAGGAGTATGGAAAGGAGGATTCGTATAGTCATGATTATGAGCTGAGTCTCAACTGGCTCACATTCAAAGTCATTGGCACATCAATAGATGATGATGAGATGAAGAGTAAGGCATACTGCATTAGTGACATCTTCTATAATCCGTCAAAGGAAGGTAAGAATGAGATAGTATTTCAGGACAACACGTCAAATTACAGACTGATTGCAGAAAGCCTTGACCTGTATGAGCTGATAAGAGCTCTGTCTCGTCTTGAGACTATCATTGAGAAGCTTAAAGAGTACTCAATTTTCAACATCTAACAGAGAAGGCAATGAGGTGTTACGAATATAAGAAGGAGCTCGATATAGTAAGGAGCGAGGCAGAGAACTACATCAAGAACATGATCAAGGAGCATCATAATGATGTAGGAGCGAATGGTGGTGTCGACATCTGGCAATTCGAGACTCTGTCATTCAACGTTGAGATGATCGACGGCAATGTGGCACTCGTCAGAAAGCTCACAGTAGACAACTACGACAACCTGATGTTCGTGGATGATGACGGTTATGAGTTCAGTTTCGCAACGCTGTCTATCAACGAGGTGATAAACGTGTCTGGATGGGTTGAGGCCTTTGCCTACCTGAAGGACAATGGAAGGAATGTCTAGTATTAACAAGGGCAGGGAGCAGTCCCTGCCCACAATTTCAATAAATCATGCCATACGGACTAAAAGAATACAAGTTCAAAGGAATGACCTACATGTATAGGGAGGTCGATCAGAGATTTAAAGAGTATCACTCAATTCTCCGATTTGCAGAGGACAGGCTTGAAGATGCTATCAAGGATGAGAATGGTGACATTAACCCAGAGTATCAATACGTGGACGATCTGTTCTACTTCTATACGAGCCTCGACAACCTCTGGAATATGACAGACGAGGAGTTACTTGCACTGGTAGATTAACTTTAAACTTATAATACAATGATGAATATAGCAGAGATTTTAAAGAAGTACGCTAAGAAAGGCGACATCTTCTATTCAGTATCATGTGGAGATCTCGAGTTCTGTTTCGTACAGGATAATAACGAGATAGTAATGTACTATAATGGCAAATGTAAGTCAGATGTGTACTTTGACGAATTTGGTAAATTAGAAGACGAAGGTGAATGTCTACTCTTTCCGTCAAAGGAGTGCAGAGACTGGAACGAGTATGTACGTCTCAAGGAGGATGTCGAGGTGAAGGTGGGAGACCATGTGTTGTATGATGGAGAACAGTATATTATTATGAAAATAGACGAAGATGAGGCTAGAGTCGTGAATGTAGTATATGGATGGACAAAATGTGTATTCCTTAAAGAGTTGACTACTTCTGACATGTTCGATCATACAATGCTACGACCTTTCGACAGAGTCCTTGTGAGAGATACAGATGCTGACTATTGGAAGGCTAACTTTTTCTCACACATTCGCCCAAAGGAGGAAAGATGTGATGATGAGAGTGGTGAGTACAAGTACTCATGCGTGGAGGATGCTTATTGTGAGTGCATTCCCTACAACGATGAGACTAAGCACTTAGTCGGTACTACCAACGAGGCACCAGAGTTTTACAGATAGTAACTAACCACGAATATGTACCCGAAACAGCGTTTTCGGGTACATATTCCTAAAACATGTGTAACAAAATGGATGAATATGAACTGATTCTATGGAAGAGTGTAGTAGACAGCATTAAGAGAATACTACTGCCAATCGCTAATGAGAAAGAGAAGGAACATGTTGAGAAGATGATGAATGACCTTTACAACCCTACCAAGCAATCTCTATTGGAGACACTTGTAACATTAGACCTTCTGCATGAAGCTATAACAGGACTTGCCAAGTGCTGCAAGGATAAGTTGGATGATCTTAACAAAGAAGAAAAGGAGGAGATAAAATGACAAACGAAGAAGCAACACAGGCGTTCAACGCTTTGCTTGAAGCATACGATAATATGACGGACGATGTGTTGATGTATCTCACGGACGAGCAGTTTGCGGAGGTCAAGAGCATCTACCACAATGGTGAGGACGAGTGTATGATGTTCGAATACAGAAGAAAGGAGGAACAGAAATGAAGTTAACATTAAGCATTCTCGCACTATCGGTACTACTCTTCGCAGGGTGTACTCCAATAACTAAGGAGGAATTAAGGCAGTTAGAATTTCATTATGGATCACCAAAAGTATTAGAGTTTGATAGTTGCGAGTATGTAGTTGTCAGTGTAGATGGTCATAGATTTGGCATAGCTCACAAGGGCAACTGCAAGTATTGTGAACAAAGAAGAAAGGAGGTAAGACAATGAAAACTAAGAAAATTCAGAAGCCGTTCTCCGTTGAAGCGTGGAAGAACGGCGCAAAGGTAGAGACAAGGGACGGGCGTTCCGTGCGAATACTCTGCACAGACATTAAGAGCTGTTATTCCATTGTAGTGGCTATCATGTGCGAGGATGGTGAAGAAGCAGTAACGGAGTATGACGCTGACGGACACTTCTATATCGGGAAGGAAGATAACCGCGACCTCGTAATCGTTGAGGAAGTGGAAGAGCCTGATAGGTGGGCAGAGGACAAGGATGCAGAGGGTGAAGGGTGGTACATTGATGAGAACTCCGACCTCCAACATGACGCGCTCCCGCTCAACAGTAAATGTAATCGCAATGTCTTTGCCACGGAGAAGCAAGCAAAATCTGCACTCGCTATGGCACGTATCTCTCAGCTTATGGCACATGACGAGAGGTACGGAGGCGCTGTAACGTATGAAGAATGGGAATCGTCTGATTGGAAATATGTGATTTATAGAAATGAAAATGATGTGGAATGTAATCATTTCGCAGCTACTTATTTCTTTCTGGCATTTCACACTGTCGATCAACGCAACCTTTTCCTCGAAGAGAACGAGCGGCTTGTGAAGGATTATCTAATGATTGACTGAGAGGAAACGTTGGGTGCATCGTAGGAAGCACAAAAAGGAATGTATTAACAAATGAACAAAAGCAATTATCGGAGTATTTGCGCATCTAAAGCGGCTTTTTGGGGGCGTATTAACAAATTAACAAAGGAAATAACATGATAAGCAGGCTATTGAAGGATGCGTTAAACATAAAGAATAAGGAGGAACAGAAATGAAAAAGAAGATACAAAAACCTTTCAGCCTTGAAGCATGGAAGAACGGCGCAAAGGTAGAGACGAGAGATGAAAATAAAGTGCGGATACTTTGCACAGACCTCAATAACGACCAGCCCATTGTTGCAGTTGTAACGTTCAAGAATGACGAAGAGCATGTGCACACATTCGACACTTATGGACACTATTACACGGGAGAGCAGAGCTATTGTGACCTTGTAATCGTCGAGGAAGTCGAAGAGCCTGAGAGGTGGGCAGATGACAAGGAGGCGAAAGGCGAAGGATGGGTTATTGACGACTACTCATTCATCAACGATGGCACGTTTCGCCTCAATAATTGCTTTAATTTTAGAGCATTTGCCACCGAAAAACAAGCGAAGTCCGCACTTGCCATGGCGAGAATTAGTCAGCTCATGGCACACGACGAGAGATATGGAGGAGTCGTGACGGATGAGGAATGGGAGAGACCCGAACTTGCTAAGTGCATTATAATGCGCTACAACGGAAGGACAATCTTCAATTCAGCGACACTTACATATCACTTCCTCGCTTTCCACACTAACGAGCAGAGAGCTCTTTTCCTTGCAAAGAATGAACAGTTGGTGAAAGACTATCTAATGATTGACTGAACTATGAAAGCAAATGAGCTGATGATTGGAGATTGGGTTATCGACGGAACTCAACCTGCACAAGTAACAGGAATCACGTGCGGTGGTGTAATAGAGACCACGGCAAATGAACACTCCAATATCGAGGTGGTTGAGCCTATCCGTATCACTCCCGAGTTGTTGGAGGCTAACGGCTTTGAGATGGGGTATAAATGCCCCGAGGGGGTGTACTCCTTGTATGTCGATGGCACGATTGTCGTAGAAGTAGCGTTATACGACCCGTTCTTTATCAACATAAGCTACGAGGAGATTACGCCTGACGGAACGGACAGCGGAACCATTTCGACGTTCTGCAAGGTGTATGGCGAGGAGATATACGTTCACGAATTGCAGAACTTCCTTTGGTTACATAACATTGATATTGACTTGGTATTATGAGAGCAACAGATTTGATGCTTGGAGACTGGGTGCTTACGCCACTCGGTACAAGAAAGGTATATGACAATTCCAGCGATGGAGGTGTCACATGTAGTGGAGGTGGCACTGCGGTTGGTTTGTTTAGTGACTTTGAATTAAAGCCTATTCCTCTCACTCCCGACATCCTGCTGAAGAATGGGTGGAAATGGCACGTAGCCGATGCCAAATTCTTCTCGGAGACGTGGGTGGGAAGCCTTCTGCTGAGAAAGCAAGGTGAAGTCTTTCGCATCTTGGCAGTCTCAGACTATGATGACGAGGACACGAACAACACTCCCTTCACTATTCGTTACGTTCACGAACTACAGCATGTCCTGAGACTAATGCGTATTAACAAAGAAATAGAACTATGACAAGAAAAGAAGAAATCAGAAAGGCATCAATAGACTATCAGATGTCCAAGATGCCAATGGCAATTGGAGGTGACGCATTTACAGACATGATAGAGTCTGCAAATGTAAACCCCTCATTCATTGCAGGAGCAGAGTGGGCTGATAAGCAGTTCTTGCTTGAGCTTAGAACAATCCTTTACACAAGCAATGTGAATGACAGAATTTACGATTTAATACAAAAGTACGATGGAAGAGATGAGACGGTTTAAGGTCTCTGGTGAGGTGCTTATCAGAGTATCAATGGAGACTGAGTTTGAGTGCCTACCGATAGACGACGACCACATCAGAGCATGCGCCTTTGACGCACTTGAAGGAGTAGCTAAGGAGCTTGCAGATTACGTCAACGTGGACGACATAGAGGAAATGTATATAGAGGAATCAACTAAACAAGAGAAGCAATGAACATCATTCAACCAACAGTGGAGGTCTGGCGTCAGGAGCCAGGCGTGGAAGGTCTATACAGGCACATCGAAAGGTGTGCCCGTATATGCTACCGCAGTGAGAGCAAGGGCAACATGACGAGCGAGGAGTTCGTCAAGAAGGTGCTCATGAAGCGAGAACATGGAAGGCCATTGGAGTTCGGTACGGTAACTATGCGCATCAACTGGGACGATCCAGACTGCATGGACATGAGACGTCTCAGCTTTGCAAACCCGTGGGTCATCGAGAGGAACGGACATATCATAACGAACCTAAGACTCCTAATAGAGAGATTCCCAGACAAGTGGCAGCACATGCTGACGCATTATCTGGAGGTGGACAGGCCCACCATCGACCCTAACGTCTATCGACCAACGTTCCTTTGGCACATATCACGTGGCATAGCGGACGAGTTCAGGACGCACGTCACGTTAAGTGGACTTATGGAAAGCACTCGATGGGTTAACTACAAGAAGAAGGGACTTGATTTCATACTCCCTAGATGGGCGGTAGGATTGAACTTTGAGGATAGCTATCGTCCTGCTGAGGATAGTGAAGATATGCGTCTGTATATGTGGATGCGTCACAATCAGAGGACGGAGGAGGACTATCTGGAGCTGCTGAGGCTCGGTCTGAAACCCGAAAATGCACGTGGAGTGCTAAACCTTGACATTGCCACACACTTAGTGCAGTGCGGTTTTGACATACACTGGGAGAACTTCTTTGACAAGAGGCTTGCGAGCGATGCGCATCCTGATGCACAGTATATAGCTAAAAAGGCAAAGGAGGTCTCAAAGTTCGACTTCTATGAAGGATTGTCAAACAATAAAGCAGAATAGCAATGGAAGAGGAGACGAAGACATACAAGGTGCTCATGTACTACTACGTCGAGGTGAAGGTGGAGGCAACGAGCAAGGATGAAGCATACGAGAAGGCATCCGACTACGTAGACCAGAGGAGCCTAAACGACCTTGTTGAGTGTGACGGATACGAAGTGATATGCGTTGATTGAAAAAGTTTCAAAATAGTTGCCGAAATGTTCTCAAAAATTTCGGCAACTATTTGATAATCTGAAAAATAAGTAGTAATTTTAAGTACAAATCAAAAACATCAGAAAATGGTTGAAGAGAAAATGACGGTGGACATGAAGCTGCTCCACCCAGAGGCGAAGACTCCGACAAAGGCACACGAGACTGACGTGGCATACGACGTGGTTGCGACATCATGCGAGGAGGTGGGACCGAACATTTACCGATACGGGCTCGGCATAGCACTCGATCCTACGGCAGGGATAGACAAGTACGTGAGCAGCTTCTACACGCCTGCCTTCATGCTGTTCCCAAGGTCATCAATATACAAGCGTGGAATGGTGCTGTCGAACTCGATTGGCTTGATAGATCAGGATTTCAGGGGGGAGATCTCAGCAGTGTTCTATCATGTCGTGCCGACGCTCCCGAAGTACGAGGTCGGCGAGAGGGTAGGTCAGATAATGTTCTTCGAGCAGAGCAGGAACCTGCAGTTTCGTGTGACGAGTGAACTCACTGAGACTGAGCGTGGAGAAGGTGGTTATGGATCAACAGGAAAATAATAGAAAGCAATGGAATATCAGAAGATAAACACCCTCTACAAGAGGGACGAGAGGAACTGTATAATACCGTGCGAGTACTCGTGCGACGAGTTCTTCTACCTTCGCAACAGCCTATGGCACTGTGAGGAGAAGATAGACGGGACGAACATACGCATAGAGGTGACATGGCAGTGGGATGGTGACGGAGGCTACTGGAGGGCCCACAAGGAGTTCAAAGGACGCACGGACAGGGCGCAGATACCTGCACACCTTCTCAAGTTCCTGAAGGAGAAGTACACGGACGACCTCGTATATGATGCTCTCGGCATCAACGACTGCTACACGAACAGCGAGGCCACTGAGAAGTGGGGCGGCGATACCCCTCCAGAGTTCACCATCTACGGCGAGGGCTTCGGGGTCAAGATACAGTCAGGAGGGGCCTATCTCCACGACAGCGTGGATTTCATCATCTTCGACGTCAGAGTCGGCAAATGGTGGCTCTCAATCGACGACAGGGACTCAATAGCAGTCAAGCTGTGTACATGCGTATGCCCGTATATCGGTACGTATGACCTGAAGCAGGCCGAGGAGCTTGTAAGGGACGGATTCATATCGAGGATAAGCGAGGACAGAAAGCTGATAGCGGAGGGACTTGTGCTGCGTCCGCAGGTGCAGCTGTTCAATCGAAAAGGTGAGCGCATCATAACGAAGATGAAGCACAAGGACTTCGAGCAGCTTATAAAGACATACGCATGATAGAGTACATAGCATACACGCTGATAGCGTTCCCTATACTGGCAGTGGGGATGACGCTATACAAGATGCAGACGTCGGAGACTGACGAGGAGTTCGACAGGTACATACCAGTGGTATGGGGAGCTACGTCGCTGGCGATAGGTGTCATGATACTTCTTATACTTCTTGTGATATGAGCGAGGTGATAAGCAATGAGGACTACTGGCTCGACAAGCTCAACGAGTATTACAGGAAGGTGAAGAACCCTGACGATCTGAAGAAGTTTCTAAGACGCTTCGAGGAGGACGTGAAGAACGACAACTACAGTCCTATCGACGTGCTGAAGACGGAGGTAACTGTGGCCTGCACGTGGTGGGTCGCAGAGGAGAGCTACATAGACATGTGCAGGAGGGAGGTTCTTGATGAGCATGATGACTGACGAGGAGCTTCTTGAGGCGAAGAGGAAGTTCGACGAGGAGTACAGGAAGTACTGGACGGAGCTCGATGTCAGGAAGCCTCGCACGAGGAGCACGAAGCCGAAGGTGAGCAAGACAACCATCCATGACGAGGTGTACAAGGCACTGAGGGCACGTGTGAGGAACGCAATGACAGACGAGGAGATCAAGAGCGTCGTCGACGACATCATCATGAAGTACCTGTACTCCATGAAGAAGTGGACTGAGGACGGATACTACTGCAAGTATCTCGGTATAGGAAAGTTTTATTCAAAGAACGGGGAGATGGGCTTTCAGGCCTCTCTCCACACAAAGGAGAGGAAGAAATGAAAAAGTACATCATCATCTCGGACGGTGGCTACACGCAGGACCCGAACGGACTGGAGGTCGAGAACCTTCAGATACTCGACATCATAGACGCAGACAGCGAGGAGGAGGCGATAGCAAAGTTCAAGGAGGACCCATACTATCAGGACTGGAAGAGCACCAACCTCGCATGCTCTGAGATGGCAAGCAAGATAACATTCAATAACCAATAAAATCAATAGACAAATGGAACTGAAGGACACAGTAGACATGATGCTCTCGGCAGACTGGACTGAGAGATTCAAGGCGGAGTACTACCAGCTGCTCAACAGGTGGTGGAATCTTAAGCAGTACATAGTAAGGAATGAGATCAGGGAGACGACACTCGGCTCATTAGACAAGAAGCAATGTGCCATACTTAACGTAATGAACGAGCAGATGGTTGAAATGCAGGGCTATCTCGACGCAATGGAGAGGAGGGCGATACTTGAGGAGATAGACCTCGACCCTACACCAGTCACTGGAAGATGCAGATATGTGCCAGAAATGTTCGCTGGCAACCTAATCCCGAAAACCCCGAAGAGCAATGACAAAGCTGAATAGGAGTGCCGTGACAGGCCTGCCTAAGTGTCACACCCATGCCATAGTGCATGAGTGTGACAACGGGCAGAGACTGCTCGTTACAAGTGGCAGCGAGTTCAACATGAAGCTCATGATGGACAAGCTGCATTTCATGAGCGGAAAGACTGAGATATATGAGATAAAGAAACTGAGAAAGGAGTACGATAAATAGATGACAACAAAGAACATGATTGATGCGATTTCCGTATCAAGAAATCTTGAGGTGGCTGATTTAGTGAGAGTTACAAACGGCGGAAACACTGGAAATATATGATAAGCAGAGACTACGAGGTCATCGTGTATAACACGTTTGACAAGTCGCACAGGATGGAGGACAAGGCGTCAAGGAGAAGCGACGCCTACAGCCTGCTAAGGAGCATGATGAACACGAGCAGGAACGCCTGCCGTGCCTATCCATTGAAGTATGAGAACACCAGCATCACTGGCAAGATATACCTCAATGACGAGC